GAATTCTACCCGTAAAGCGAGTTTAGTTTTGAAAAACAAATGACATCATTTGTATAATGACATCATCCCCTGATTGTGTTTTACAAGTAGAATTCTATCCGTAAAGCGAGTTCAGTTTTGAAAACAAATGAGTCATACCTAAACACGTTAATAATCTTCTGATATCAGCTTATGACTCAAGTTATGAGCCGTGTGCAAAACATGAGATAAGTTTATGACATCATCCACTGATCGTGCGTTACAAGTAGAATTCTACTCGTAAAGCCAGTTCGGTTATGAGCCGTGTGCAAAACATGACATCAGCTTATGACTCATACTTGATTGTGTTTTACGCGTAGAATTCTACTCGTAAAGCGAGTTCGGTTATGAGCCGTGTGCAAAACATGACATCAGCTTATGAGTCATAATTAATCGTGCGTTACAAGTAGAATTCTACTCGTAAAGCGAGTTGAAGGATCATATTTAGTTGCGTTTATGAGATAAGATTGAAAGCACGTGTAAAATGTTTCCCGCGCGTTGGCACAACTATTTACAATGCGGCCAAGTTATAAAAGATTCTAATCTGATATGTTTTAAAACACCTTTGCGGCCCGAGTTGTTTGCGTACGTGACTAGCGAAGAAGATGTGTGGACCGCAGAACAGATAGTAAAACAAAACCCTAGTATTGGAGCAATAATCGATTTAACCAACACGTCTAAATATTATGATGGTGTGCATTTTTTGCGGGCGGGCCTGTTATACAAAAAAATTCAAGTACCTGGCCAGACTTTGCCGCCTGAAAGCATAGTTCAAGAATTTATTGACACGGTAAAAGAATTTACAGAAAAGTGTCCCGGCATGTTGGTGGGCGTGCACTGCACACACGGTATTAATCGCACCGGTTACATGGTGTGCAGATATTTAATGCACACCCTGGGTATTGCGCCGCAGGAAGCCATAGATAGATTCGAAAAAGCCAGAGGTCACAAAATTGAAAGACAAAATTACGTTCAAGATTTATTAATTTAATTAATATTATTTGCATTCTTTAACAAATACTTTATCCTATTTTCAAATTGTTGCGCTTCTTCCAGCGAACCAAAACTATGCTTCGCTTGCTCCGTTTAGCTTGTAGCCGATCAGTGGCGTTGTTCCAATCGACGGTAGGATTAGGCCGGATATTCTCCACCACAATGTTGGCAACGTTGATGTTACGTTTATGCTTTTGGTTTTCCACGTACGTCTTTTGGCCGGTAATAGCCGTAAACGTAGTGCCGTCGCGCGTCACGCACAACACCGGATGTTTGCGCTTGTCCGCGGGGTATTGAACCGCGCGATCCGACAAATCCACCACTTTGGCAACTAAATCGGTGACCTGCGCGTCTTTTTTCTGCATTATTTCGTCTTTCTTTTGCATGGTTTCCTGGAAGCCGGTGTACATGCGGTTTAGATCAGTCATGACGCGCGTGACCTGCAAATCTTTGGCCTCGATCTGCTTGTCCTTGATGGCAACGATGCGTTCAATAAACTCTTGTTTTTTAACAAGTTCCTCGGTTTTTTGCGCCACCACCGCTTGCAGCGCGTTTGTGTGCTCGGTGAATGTCGCAATCAGCTTAGTCACCAACTGTTTGCTCTCCTCCTCCCGTTGTTTGATCGCGGGATCGTACTTGCCGGTGCAGAGCACTTGAGGAATTACTTCTTCTAAAAGCCATTCTTGTAATTCTATGGCGTAAGGCAATTTGGACTTCATAATCAGCTGAATCACGCCGGATTTAGTAATGAGCACTGTATGCGGCTGCAAATACAGCGGGTCGCCCCTTTTCACGACGCTGTTAGAGGTAGGGCCCCCATTTTGGATGGTCTGCTCAAATAACGATTTGTATTTATTGTCTACATGAACACGTATAGCTTTATCACAAACTGTATATTTTAAACTGTTAGCGACGTCCTTGGCCACGAACCGGACCTGTTGGTCGCGCTCTAGCACGTACCGCAGGTTGAACGTATCTTCTCCAAATTTAAATTCTCCAATTTTAACGCGAGCCATTTTGATACACGTGTGTCGATTTTGCAACAACTATTGTTTTTTAACGCAAACTAAACTTATTGTGGTAAGCAATAATTAAATATGGGGGAACATGCGCCGCTACAACACTCGTCGTTATGAACGCAGACGGCGCCGGTCTCGGCGCAAGCGGCTAAAACGTGTTGCGCGTTCAACGCGGCAAACATCGCAAAAGCCAATAGTACAGTTTTGATTTGCATATTAACGGCGATTTTTTAAATTATCTTATTTAATAAATAGTTATGACGCCTACAACTCCCCGCCCGCGTTGACTCGCTGCACCTCGAGCAGTTCGTTGACGCCTTCCTCCGTGTGGCCGAACACGTCGAGCGGGTGGTCGATGACCAGCGGCGTGCCGCACGCGACGCACAAGTATCTGTACACCGAATGATCGTCGGGCGAAGGCACGTCGGCCTCCAAGTGGCAATATTGGCAAATTCGAAAATATATACAGTTGGGTTGTTTGCGCATATCTATCGTGGCGTTGGGCATGTACGTCCGAACGTTGATTTGCATGCAAGCCGAAATTAAATCATTGCGATTAGTGCGATTAAAACGTTGTACATCCTCGCTTTTAATCATGCCGTCGATTAAATCGCGCAATCGAGTCAAGTGATCAAAGTGTGGAATAATGTTTTCTTTGTATTCCCGAGTCAAGCGCAGCGCGTATTTTAACAAACTAGCCATCTTGTAAGTTAGTTTCATTTAATGCAACTTTATCCAATAATATATTATGTATCGCACGTCAAGAATTAACAATGCGCCCGTTGTCGCATCTCAACACGACTATGATAGAGATCAAATAAAGCGCGAATTAAATAGCTTGCGACGCAACGTGCACGATCTGTGCACGCGTTCCGGCACGAGCTTTGATTGTAATAAGTTTTTACGAAGCGATGACATGACCCCCGTAGTGACAACGATCACGCCCAAAAGAACTGCCGACTACAAAATTACCGAGTATGTCGGTGACGTTAAAACTATTAAGCCATCCAATCGACCGTTAGTCGAATCAGGACCGCTGGTGCGAGAAGCCGCGAAGTATGGCGAATGCATCGTATAACGTGTGGAGTCCGCTCATTAGAGCGTCATGTTTAGACAAGAAAGCTACATATTTAATTGATCCCGATGATTTTATTGATAAATTGACCCTAACTCCATACACGGTATTCTACAATGGCGGGGTTTTGGTCAAAATTTCCGGACTGCGATTGTACATGCTGTTAACGGCTCCGCCCACTATTAATGAAATTAAAAATTCCAATTTTAAAAAACGCAGCAAGAGAAACATTTGTATGAAAGAATGCGTAGAAGGAAAGAAAAATGTCGTCGACATGCTGAACAACAAGATTAATATGCCTCCGTGTATAAAAAAAATATTGAACGATTTGAAAGAAAACAATGTACCGCGCGGCGGTATGTACAGGAAGAGGTTTATACTAAACTGTTACATTGCAAACGTGGTTTCGTGTGCCAAGTGTGAAAACCGATGTTTAATCAAGGCTCTGACGCATTTCTACAACCACGACTCCAAGTGTGTGGGTGAAGTCATGCATCTTTTAATCAAATCCCAAGATGTGTATAAACCACCAAACTGCCAAAAAATGAAAACTGTCGACAAGCTCTGTCCGTTTGCTGGCAACTGCAAGGGTCTCAATCCTATTTGTAATTATTGAATAATAAAACAATTATAAATGCTAAATTTGTTTTTTATTAACGATACAAACCAAACGCAACAAGAACATTTGTAGTATTATCTATAATTGAAAACGCGTAGTTATAATCGCTGAGGTAATATTTAAAATCATTTTCAAATGATTCACAGTTAATTTGCGACAATATAATTTTATTTTCACATAAACTAGACGCCTTGTCGTCTTCTTCTTCGTATTCCTTCTCTTTTTCATTTTTCTCCTCATAAAAATTAACATAGTTATTATCGTATCCATATATGTATCTATCGTATAGAGTAAATTTTTTGTTGTCATAAATATATATGTCTTTTTTAATGGGGTGTATAGTACCGCTGCGCATAGTTTTTCTGTAATTTACAACAGTGCTATTTTCTGGTAGTTCTTCGGAGTGTGTTGCTTTAATTATTAAATTTATATAATCAATGAATTTGGGATCGTCGGTTTTGTACAATATGTTGCCGGCATAGTACGCAGCTTCTTCTAGTTCAATTACACCATTTTTTAGCAGCACCGGATTAACATAACTTTCCAAAATGTTGTACGAACCGTTAAACAAAAACAGTTCACCTCCCTTTTCTATACTATTGTCTGCGAGCAGTTGTTTGTTGTTAAAAATAACAGCCATTGTAATGAGACGCACAAACTAATATCACAAACTGGAAATGTCTATCAATATATAGTTGCTGATATCATGGAGATAATTAAAATGATAACCATCTCGCAAATAAATAAGTATTTTACTGTTTTCGTAACAGTTTTGTAATAAAAAAACCTATAAATATGCCGGATTATTCATACCGTCCCACCATCGGGCGTACCTACGTGTACGACAACAAGTACTACAAAAATTTAGGTGCCGTTATCAAGAACGCTAAGCGCAAGAAGCACTTCGCCGAACATGAGATCGAAGAGGCTACCCTCGACCCCCTAGACAACTACCTAGTGGCTGAGGATCCTTTCCTGGGACCCGGCAAGAACCAAAAACTCACTCTCTTCAAGGAAATCCGTAATGTTAAACCCGACACGATGAAGCTTGTCGTTGGATGGAAAGGAAAAGAGTTCTACAGGGAAACTTGGACCCGCTTCATGGAAGACAGCTTCCCCATTGTTAACGACCAAGAAGTGATGGATGTTTTCCTTGTTGTCAACATGCGTCCCACTAGACCCAACCGTTGTTACAAATTCCTGGCCCAACACGCTCTGCGTTGCGACCCCGACTATGTACCTCATGACGTGATTAGGATCGTCGAGCCTTCATGGGTGGGCAGCAACAACGAGTACCGCATCAGCCTGGCTAAGAAGGGCGGCGGCTGCCCAATAATGAACCTTCACTCTGAGTACACCAACTCGTTCGAACAGTTCATCGATCGTGTCATCTGGGAGAACTTCTACAAGCCCATCGTTTACATCGGTACCGACTCTGCTGAAGAGGAGGAAATTCTCCTTGAAGTTTCCCTGGTGTTCAAAGTAAAGGAGTTTGCACCAGACGCACCTCTGTTCACTGGTCCGGCGTATTAAAACACGATACATTGTTATTAGTACATTTATTAAGCGCTAGATTCTGTGCGTTGTTGATTTACAGACAATTGTTGTACGTATTTTAATAATTCATTAAATTTATAATCTTTAGGGTGGTATGTTAGAGCGAAAATCAAATGATTTTCAGCGTCTTTATATCTGAATTTAAATATTAAATCCTCAATAGATTTGTAAAATAGGTTTCGATTAGTTTCAAACAAGGGTTGTTTTTCCGAACCGATGGCTGGACTATCTAATGGATTTTCGCTCAACGCCACAAAACTTGCCAAATCTTGTAGCAGCAATCTAGCTTTGTCGATATTCGTTTGTGTTTTGTTTTGTAATAAAGGTTCGACGTCGTTCAAAATATTATGCGCTTTTGTATTTCTTTCATCACTGTCGTTAGTGTACAATTGACTCGACGTAAACACGTTAAATAAAGCTTGGACATATTTAACATCGGGCGTGTTAGCTTTATTAGGCCGATTATCGTCGTCGTCCCAACCCTCGTCGTTAGAAGTTGCTTCCGAAGACGATTTTGCCATAGCCACACGACGCCTATTAATTGTGTCGGCTAACACGTCCGCGATCAAATTTGTAGTTGAGCTTTTTGGAATTATTTCTGATTGCGGGCGTTTTTGGGCGGGTTTCAATCTAACTGTGCCCGATTTTAATTCAGACAACACGTTAGAAAGCGATGGTGCAGGCGGTGGTAACATTTCAGACGGCAAATCTACTAATGGCGGCGGTGGTGGAGCTGATGATAAATCTACCATCGGTGGAGGCGCAGGCGGGGCTGGCGGCGGAGGCGGAGGCGGAGGTGGTGGCGGTGATGCAGACGGCGGTTTAGGCTCAAATGTCTCTTTAGGCAACACAGTCGGCACCTCAACTATTGTACTGGTTTCGGGCGCCGTTTTTGGTTTGACCGGTCTGAGACGAGTGCGATTTTTTTCGTTTCTAATAGCTTCCAACAATTGTTGTCTGTCGTCTAAAGGTGCAGCGGGTTGAGGTTCCGTCGGCATTGGTGGAGCGGGCGGCAATTCAGACATCGATGGTGGTGGTGGTGGTGGAGGCGCTGGAATGTTAGGCACGGGAGAAGGTGGTGGCGGCGGTGCCGCCGGTATAATTTGTTCTGGTTTAGTTTGTTCGCGCACGATTGTGGGCACCGGCGCAGGCGCCGCTGGCTGCACAACGGAAGGTCGTCTGCTTCGAGGCAGCGCTTGGGGTGGTGGCAATTCAATATTATAATTGGAATACAAATCGTAAAAATCTGCTATAAGCATTGTAATTTCGCTATCGTTTACCGTGCCGATATTTAACAACCGCTCAATGTAAGCAATTGTATTGTAAAGAGATTGTCTCAAGCTCGGATCCCGCACGCCGATAACAAGCCTTTTCATTTTTACTACAGCATTGTAGTGGCGAGACACTTCGCTGTCGTCGACGTACATGTATGCTTTGTTGTCAAAAACGTCGTTGGCAAGCTTTAAAATATTTAAAAGAACATCTCTGTTCAGCACCACTGTGTTGTCGTAAATGTTGTTTTTGATAATTTGCGCTTCCGCAGTATCGACACGTTCAAAAAATTGATGCGCATCAATTTTGTTGTTCCTATTATTGAATAAATAAGATTGTACAGATTCATATCTACGATTCGTCATGGCCACCACAAATGCTACGCTGCAAACGCTGGTACAATTTTACGAAAACTGCAAAAACGTCAAAACTCGGTATAAAATAATCAACGGGCGCTTTGGCAAAATATCTATTTTATCGCACAAGCCCACTAGCAAATTGTATTTGCAGAAAACAATTTCGGCGCACAATTTTAACGCTGACGAAATAAAAGTTCACCAGTTAATGAGCGACCACCCAAATTTTATAAAAATCTATTTTAATCACGGTTCCATCAACAACCAAGTGATCGTGATGGACTACATTGACTGTCCCGATTTATTTGAAACACTACAAATTAAAGGCGAGCTTTCGTACCAACTTGTTAGCAATATTATTAGACAGCTGTGTGAAGCGCTCAACGATTTGCACAAGCACAATTTCATACACAACGACATAAAACTCGAAAATGTCTTATATTTCGAAGCACTTGATCGCGTGTATGTTTGCGATTACGGATTGTGCAAACACGAAAACTCACTTAGCGTGCACGACGGCACGTTGGAGTATTTTAGTCCGGAAAAAATTCGACACACAACTATGCACGTTTCGTTTGACTGGTACGCCGTCGGCGTGTTAACATACAAGTTGCTAACCGGCGGCCGACACCCATTTGAAAAAAGCGAAGACGAAATGTTGGACTTGAATAGCATGAAGCGTCGTCAGCAATACAATGACATTGGCGTTTTAAAACACGTTCGTAACGTTAACGCTCGTGACTTTGTGTACTGCCTAACAAGATACAACATAGATTGTAGACTCACAAATTACAAACAAATTATAAAACATGAGTTTTTGTCGTAAAAATGCCACTTGTTTTACGAGTAGAATTCTACGTGTAACACACGATCTAAAAGATGATGTCATTTTTTATCAATGACTCATTTGTTTTAAAACAGACTTGTTTTACGAGTAGAATTCTACGTGTAAAGCATGATCGTGAGTGGTGTTAATAAAATCATAAAAATTATTGTAAATGTTTATTATTTAAAAACGATTCAAATATATAATAAAAACAATCTACATCTATTTCTTCACAATCCATAACACACAACAGGTCCATCAATGAGTTTTTGTCTTTATCCGACATACTATGTGCATGTAACAAATCAAATACATCTTTTAAATTTTTATACACATCTTTACATTGTCTACCAAAATCTTTAATAACCCTATAACAAGGAAAAGACTTTTCTTCTTGCGTGGTTTTGCCGCGCAGATATTGAAATAAAATGTGCATGCACGACAACTTGTGTTTACTAAAATGCTCCTTGCCTATACCGCAAAACCGGCCATACATTTCGGCGATTACACGCGGACAATTGTACGATTCGTCTACGTGTAAACGATCATCATAATCACTCTTGCGCAAACGAATAAATTTTTTCACCGCTTCCGACAAACGAGGCACCAATTCGGCGGGCACGCTTCGATACATTATTCTGTGCACATAAGTTACCACACAAAATTTATTGTACCACCATCCGACAACGTCGTTATTAGGGTTGAACACGTTGGCGATGCGCAGCAGTTTCCCGTTTCTCATGAAATATTCAAAGCGGCCCAAAATAATTTGCAAGCAATCCAACATGTCTTGAGAAATTTCTCGTTCAAAATTGTTCAAAGAGAATATCTGCCATCCGTTTTGAACGCGCACGCTGACGGGAACCACCGCATCGATTTGCTCCAACACTTCACGGACGTTATCGTCGATGCCCATCGTTTCGCTGGTGCTGAACCAATGGGAAAGGCTCTTGATGGAATCGCCCGCGTCTATCATCTTGACCGCTTCGTCAAAGGTGCAACTGCCGCTCTTCAAACGCCGCATAGCGGTCACGTCCCGCTCTATGCACGACATACCGTTTACGTACGATTCTGATAGGTATTCCTGAACTATACGGTAATGGTGATACGACTCGCCATACACGTCGTGCACCTCATTGTATTTAGCATAATAATTGTAAATTATTAACTTTGCAGCGAGAGACATGTTGTCAGTAAAGCGGTGCTAGGCTCAATAATACTGATGTACAGGCACGCGTGCTATTTATATATAATTTCGCAAGGAGGGGAGCTGTTATCGGTTGCTATTATTAAAGAATGGCCGTCTGTTTTTATCACAAGCTTGGCAGCCTCAACCATGAAGCGTCGTCATTGTAAATTAAATTCTCTGCCTCAAGAATTATTTGACAAGATTGTCGAGTATTTATCTTTATCTGATTACTGCAATTTGGTGCTTGTCTGTAAAAGACCTTCTAGTAAATATAACGTGATATTTGATAGTACTAATCACCAACATTTGAAAGGCGTGTACAAAAAGACAGACGTGCAAATAACAAGCTACAACGAATACATCAACTGTATTTGCAACGAACTGAGACAAGACGAATTCTATGCCAAATCATCATGGATTGCGAGTATTTGCGGTCACCAGAGAGCGACAATTTTTAGTGTAACAAATAAACAAGTAGAAATGAAATATCATTTGTATAATATAGCAATTGTGGAAAGTGAAGATTGCAACGGATTTTACCCATTTGAGCCAACGCGCGATTGTTTAATATGCAAACAAAAAAACCAATGTCCTCGTAATTCATTTATTGTTTCGTTGTGTAAATATTTAGAAAAACAAAATGTACAATCAAACTTTATATATTATTTATACGAAATAAATACATAATAATAACTATTATACATGTTTTTATTTTACAATACTTCCTGTATAACCTCTCTAACTACATTAGGAGTACAATCCACGTCAATTACACGTTTAGCTATTTTTCTAATTTTGTAATGTTTATCGTAGAGTTTTTCGTTAATACATTGAATAGCCAACAAGGGATTTGGGTGCACACCGTCATAGAGTACTTCCATGTCGTCTTCAAAGCGCATTTTTCGCTTGCGAAAATGCCGCTCTTGGCCCAAAACAAAAGCGAGTTTGATGCGGTCGTCGATGCGTTCCGAAAATACGGCCAAATGCTGGTGTTTGGTGATGTCGCGCGGAAACGTCACCGTGCCATTTTTGCTTTCCGCCACGACGGCGGTTTTCAATTTTTCGGCCGACTGCAGCATGTTAAGTTTGGCGTCGAGTTCGTGCAAACGCAATTCAAACTGCTCAAACCTGTTGCCCACCTCGTTCTTGAACGTCTCGTGGGTGACCATAAATTTTTCGCTGTTTGCATTCAGTTTCTTTACATGTTTTAAAACAGATTCAATCTTGTCGCGCAAATCATCACGCTCGCCTTCAGTTTGAATGTGCAGCAACGCGTTGCTTTTGTTGGCAAAATTTAACCGCATCAAAATTTCCAACAACCCGTGCTTGGTCGCGAACAATGCGCCCAACGAGTTGAGATCGCGTTTGGATCTCTGTTTGTGAAAAACAATTTCGTTTAAATGGTAAACTTGATCGCCGTCCCAATTGCAATCAAGTATGTCGTCGTGCGCAATTTCAAGACCTTTGCAAAAATCTATCACATTGTAGCATTTTGCGTTCGTGTCGCTGTGCACGTATCTGTACTTGAAACTGTGCGTGTTGCATTTGAATGAGTCCCATTTAACGATGTGCGACCATTGTTGGGCGTTTATGTGGTACTTTTTGTAGTCGTCTGCATTGAACCGATCTTCGGCGGCGATGGCGTCGTTGTCGTTGTCACCGGACCACATCCACCAGTTCCATAACCAGGATAGCATTGCTTTAGCTTGTCTAGCAATTCCTTTGTTATACAACGAGAAAATTTCGTTCCCTTATAATTATAGCTGTACGGTGCGCGTATTTGTTTGTTAACGTTACAAAAAATATCCCTGTCCACGTCCGGCCAATACTGCAACGTGAGCGCGTCCAAGTTTGAATCTTGCATATGCGGAACGTACAAACGTACGGCCTCTCTCACACAATGCGCAAAACTGCCCGGCTGAATGTAATCACTGTCCAACTTTGCAGGTTTCTCGAAAGCCTTGTACCGATGCACGCGAACATTTTGAGCGGACGTGATTTTAAACTTGTCGGTGAATTTTAACCACAAATGAAATCCACGGTTGCCGGTATACATGACTCTTGACACGTTCTCTTCCGTGTAAAACAACAGAAACGCCGTGGCGCCAATGTAAATTTTCAGCATTAAATCGTGTTCGTCAACATAATTTTTGTAATCGGCGTCTACGACCCATTCCCTGCCGCCGCCGTCGTCCAACGGTTTGACGTGCACGTCGGACACTTTGTTTTGCACAATATAACTATACAATTGTGCGGAGGTATCAAAATATCTGTCGGCGTGAATCCAGCGCGCGTTGACCGTCATGAACGCGTACTTGCGGCTGTCGTTGTACGCAATGGCGTCCCACATCATGTCGACGCGCTTCTGCGTATAATTGCACACTAACATGTTGCCCTTTGAACTTGACCTCGATTGTGTTAATTTTTGGCTATAAAAAGGTCACCCTTTAAAATTTGTTACATAATCAAATTACCAGTACAGTTATTCGGTTTGAAGCAAAATGACTATTCTCTGCTGGCTTGCACTGCTGTCTACGCTTACTGCTGTAAATGCGGCCAATATATTGGCCGTGTTTCCTACGCCAGCTTACAGCCACCATATAGTGTACAAAGTGTATATTGAAGCCCTTGCCGAAAAATGTCACAACGTTACGGTCGTCAAGCCCAAACTGTTTGCGTATTCAACTAAAACTTATTGCGGTAATATCACGGAAATTAATGCCGACATGTCTGTTGAGCAATACAAAAAACTAGTGGCGAATTCGGCAATGTTTAGAAAGCGCGGAGTGGTGTCCGATACAGACACGGTAACCGCCGCTAACTACCTAGGCTTGATTGAAATGTTCAAAGACCAGTTTGACAATATCAACGTGCGCAATCTCATTGCCAACAACCAGACGTTTGATTTAGTCGTCGTGGAAGCGTTTGCCGATTATGCGTTGGTGTTTGGTCACTTGTACGATCCGGCGCCCGTAATTCAAATCGCGCCTGGCTACGGTTTGGCGGAAAACTTTGACACGGTCGGCGCCGTGGCGCGGCACCCCGTCCACCATCCTAACATTTGGCGCAGCAATTTCGACGACACGGAGGCAAACGTGATGACGGAAATGCGTTTGTATAAAGAATTTAAAATTTTGGCCAACATGTCCAACGCGTTGCTCAAACAACAGTTTGGACCCAACACACCGACAATTGAAAAACTACGCAACAAGGTGCAATTGCTTTTGCTAAACCTGCATCCCATATTTGACAACAACCGACCCGTGCCGCCCAGCGTGCAGTATCTTGGCGGAGGAATCCATCTTGTAAAGAGCGCGCCGTTGACCAAATTAAGTCCGGTCATCAACGCGCAAATGAACAAGTCAAAAAGCGGAACGATTTACGTAAGTTTTGGGTCGAGCATTGACACCAAATCGTTTGCAAACGAGTTTCTTTACATGTTAATCAATACGTTCAAAACGTTGGATAATTACACCATATTATGGAAAATTGACGACGAAGTAGTAAAAAACATAACGTTGCCCGCCAACGTAATCACGCAAAATTGGTTTAATCAACGCGCCGTGCTGCGTCATAAAAAAATGGCGGCGTTTATTACGCAAGGCGGACTACAATCGAGCGACGAGGCCTTGGAAGCCGGGATACCCATGGTGTGTCTGCCCATGATGGGCGACCAGTTTTACCATGCGCACAAATTACAGCAACTCGGCGTAGCCCGCGCCTTGGACACTGTTACCGTTTCCAGCGATCAACTACTAGTGGCGATAAACGACGTGTTGTTTAACGCGCCTACCTACAAAAAACACATGGCCGAGTTATATGCGCTCATCAATCATGATAAAGCAACGTTTCCGCCTCTAGATAAAGCCATCAAATTCACAGAACGCGTAATTCGATATAGACATGACATCAGTCGTCAATTGTATTCATTAAAAACAACAGCTGCCAATGTACCGTATTCAAATTACTACATGTATAAATCTGTGTTTTCTATTGTAATGAATCACTTAACACACTTTTAATTACGTCAATAAATGTTATTCACCATTATTTACCTGGTTTTTTTGAGAGGGGCTTTGTGCGACTGCGCACTTCCAGCCTTTATAAACGCTCACCAACCAAAGCAGGTCATTATTGTGCCAGGACGTTCAAAGGCGAAACATCGAAATGGAGTCTGTTCAAACGCGCTTATGTGCCAGTAGCAATCAATTTGCTCCGTTCAAAAAGCGCCAGCTTGCCGTGCCGGTCGGTTCTGTGAACAGTTTGACACACACCATCACCTCCACCACCGTCACCAGCGTGATTCCAAAAAATTATCAAGAAAAACGTCAGAAAATATGCCACATAATATCTTCGTTGCGTAACACGCACTTGAATTTCAATAAGATACAGTCTGTACATAAAAAGAAACTGCGGCATTTGCAAAATTTGCTAAGAAAAAAGAACGAAATTATTGCCGAGTTGGTTAGAAAACTTGAAAGTGCACAGAAGAAGACAACGCACAGAAATATTAGTAAACCAGCTCATTGGAAATACTTTGGAGTAGTCAGATGTGACAACACAATTCGCACAATTATTGGCAACGAAAAGTTTGTAAGGAGACGTTTGGCCGAGCTGTGCACATTGTACAACGCCGAGTACGTGTTTTGCCAAGCACGCGCCGATGGAGACAAAGATCGACAGGCACTAGCGAGTCTGCTGACGGCGGCGTTTGGTTCGCGAGTCATAGTTTATGAAAATAGTCGCCGGTTCGAGTTTATAAATCCGGACGAGATTGCTAGTGGTAAACGTTTAATAATTAAACATTTGCAAGATGAATCTCAAAGTGATATTAACGCCTATTAATTTGAAAGGTGAGGAAGAGCCCAATTGCGTTGAGCGCATTACCATAATGCCATGTATTTTAATAGATACTGAGATCTGTTTAAATGTCAGATGCCGTTCTCCTTTTGCCAAATTCAAAGTATTGATTATTGTAGATGGCTTTGATAGCGCTTATATTCAGGCTACCTTTTGTAGCATTAGCGATAGTGTAACAATTGTTAACAAATCTAACGAAAAGCATGTAACGTTTGACGGGTTTGTAAGGCCGGACGATGAAGGTACAACAATGCCTTATGTCATTGGACCATTATATTCTGTCGACGCTGCTGTCGCCGACCGTAAAGTGAAGGACGTGGTGGATTCAATTCAAAACCAACAGACAATGTTAAAAGTATTTATTAACGAGGCTAATGTGTATAACAAATGGAATATGCTTAAAGGTTTAATTTATAATAATAACAATGAATCTGTTTTAGTAAAATAATGTAGTAAAATTTATAAAGGTAGATAAAAATTATAATATTAATAAAAAAAATAATGTTACTAAATGGGTTCCTGCGTTAAATTATTTTACGGGTAGACAGCTATTAACTATTTTATTTATTTTTAAATTTAAATAAATGTATTGTTAGAAAATTGTGTTGTTTTATTAGTATAACGAAAAAATACATGACATAAACCGCTTCCAATTTTGGTCACACAAACTCTTGTGTGGATAGTTTACGTAATGAGTTAAATAGGCGGGCAGTTGTCCGCTAAACGTGTCGGTGGTCAAGTAGATGTGCATTAATTTACGACAACCCAAAGCGGGGCCGCTTATGTCAAGTATTTTTTTCACAAAATTGGTAATGGTTTCGTTTTGTTCCTTGTACAAACACATGTCGGTGTGATCGTTGACGCACGAGTTGTACGATTCCGCCGGCAGGTTGGCAAACAAGCGCTTGAGATGCTTGAGTCTGCGTTCAATTTTATAATCAAACTTGTTGGTGAAAATGTCTTTCAGCAAGCACATTAACTGGTCGTTCAAAACGCGCTGCAACGACGACACCAACACATGATATTCGTTTCCAAAAAGCGAAAAATTTTTGATGCAGCGGTCCGCGTTGAAGGGTCGTTTCATAATGCGCACGTTGACAAAAAACACGTTGAAAGACAGCGGGGCTGTGGTTATTTTAACGCCGTTGTCGGTATACTCGTCGACGCCGTCTGCGCTTGTTATGTCAATTTGTAGCGCAAATCTAACCAAATCAAACTCATCGTTGTACTGTGTCTTTATGCATTTTATATGGCGGTTTAAGTGCAAGTTGATTTGGCCGTTTAATCTATAGGCTCCGTTTTGATAACATTTCAGCACTACCAACGGATCCGACATGTAAACTTGACGCGTTAGCACGTCCAATTCAGCGTAATGTTGGTCGACGCATTTTTGTAAATTAGTTTGCAGGTTGCAAAACATTTTTGCGCAAAAGCCGTAATAGTCAAAATCTATGCATTTTAATGCGCTTCTGTCGTCGTCAATATGGCATGTCACGGCTGCGCCTCCAGTTAACACGAATAAACCGCCGTTTTCGCAAACTACGGCTTCGAAACAATCTTTGATAAATGCCAACTTTGCTTTAGCCACAATTTTATCGCGCAGGCGATCTTCAATATCCTTTGTCGTAATATAAGGTAGGACGCCAAGATTTAGTTGATTCAACAAACGTTCCATAATGAATAGCGGCGACGCAACACGACTACACTGTTCAAATGCGCACGCAAAACAAACCCTTGCAACTTTATTTGCCAATCGTAATCACAGTAGTTTTTACGAGTACGCCATCGCGTTTGTAAGCACATTGCTTTTTAAAAATAATTTAAATTTAATGACCGCGTGCAATTTGATCAACTCGTTGATCAACTTTGAACTCAACATGTTTGGTAAAAGTTTATTGCTAAATGGATTTGTTAATTTCTGCATTGCTAACAGCGACGGGGTTACGATTCAACATAAAATGTTAACCAACGTGTTAAGTTTTTTGTTGGAAAAATATTATTAAAAATAAATAAATAAACTTGTTCAGTTCTAATTATTGTTTTATTTTTTATAAAATAATACAATTTTATTTATACATTAATACTTTGGTATTTATTAATACAATTATTTACAATACTTTATTTACACTATAATACTTTATTTACATTAGTACTAAATTAATACTAAATTACGCTAATACTAAATTAATACTTTATATAATCAAAAATAATACTTTATATAATACTTTCTAATCATCATAAACGGGTAATAGTTTTTTCTCTTGAAATTTACGCTGCAACTCTTCGCTAAAACACATGGGCGGTGGAGTGGGAGCGGGTGGAGTAGGAGTCCTTACGGGTTTGATGGGCGACAGTTCTCTGGACTTGCGGAACAGCTTGGGCGAAAACGTCGGCGTGCGCCGACTAATGATTTCTTCATCGCACGAGGCGTCGCACATTGTGCACGCGTCCGGTGAGGTACACAAAACTTTCTTGGGCACGCTGTACACCGGCTTGGGCACGCTATATGTGTTGCCAAAACTAGAACTCGTTGTGGTTGCCGAACGGAGACGATGGGTGTGAAGACGGCGATGGCTGTGAAGACAAGTCCGAAGGCGCGATAAAAGATGAAAGTGTTTCTGAAACCGAAGTGGTGGTAGAAGTGGTAGAAGGCGGGTGCGTTACGGCAACCACGCTGCTGCTATTTCTGCCTTCGGAGACCACTTCCAGCAATCTAGAGTTACTCTCTCGTTCTTCGCGGCGATAGTCAATGTCGCAATAATGTTCATAAGATGCCTTTTCGGCTTCGGCGCGCCTTTTCATGTATATGTTGTGACGCATCTCCTTTAACTGCACGTACAAATTCCAGCATTGCACAGCCAGTATCGTAAGCACGCCCATTATGATTACGGGATAATTTTGATTAAACACGGTCGGCTCGTGATCGCTTACAATCGCTCGGCACATGATGCATTTTTTGTAAATGTTCACATACACACAGTTTTGGCTCAAGGTTTCGGTATTTGCGTAGTCAATTTCCAGATACACGATAGAGTTCCAGCACATTGATTCCAAATCGTAGTGACGATATAAAACATCTAGCGCCGGTAGATGACCATTTTTGAACACGTAGATTTGAAACGCGGCAAACAGCATCCAACACAGCCCAGTGATCACGTTTACCATAATACACGTGATAGCGACGTAAAAGTTTTCTTTCGCATTGAAATTTACATTTGTGTTTGAAGAGCTGCTGCGATTTTTCGTCCACACGATAATCTTCCATATAAAATAAAACATGTAAAATAATATCCACATGCCGAACGCCAGCATTATCGGTATAGATAGATTGATAACCGATTGCTTTCCTTCAATTTCCAGCAAAAACGCGTATCTGCTGTCTATCACTCCCATTATAGATAACACAAACACTATCAGATATGCTAATAATAATGAGGCATTAAGCCCGAATTGTAAAACTGCAGTGATTTTATTTAACATTTTGAATATTTAATTCAACAACTAAGTAATGGCAATATGTATCGAGTACTGATCGTGTTTTTCCTGTTCGTGTTTCTTTATATAGTGTACCAGCCCTTTTATCAGGCATACTTGCATATCGGACATGCCCAACAAGATTACAATGACACGTTGGACGATAGGATGGATTACATTGAATCCGTAATGCGTAGAAGGCACTACGTGCCGATTGAAGCGTTGCCCGCAATCAGGTTTGATACTAATCTCGGCACGTTGGCCGGTGACACGATTAAATGCATGTCGGTGCCTTTGTTTGTTAGTGACATTGACCTGCCGATGTTTGATTGTAGTCAGATATGCGATAACCCGTCTGCGGCGTATTTCTTTGTCAACGAAACGGATGTGTTTGTGGTCAACGGCCACAGACTGACGGTGGGCGGATACTGCTCCACTAATAGTTTGCCCCGCAACTGTAATCGCGAGACGAGCGTCATTTTAATGAGTCTCAATCAGTGGACGTGCATAGCCGAGGACCCGCGTTACTATGCGGGCACAGATAACATGACGCAACTCGCAGGCAGACAACACTTTGACCGCATTATGCCCGGACAGAGTGATAGGAACGTCCTGTTTGACCGATTACTAGGCCGAGAGGTGAACGTGACCACTAACACGTTTCGCCGCAGCTGGGACGAGTTGCTGGAGGACGGCACTAGGCGGTTCGAAATGCGCTGCAACGCCCGAGATAACAACAATAATCTCATGTTTGTTAATCCGCTTAATCCCCTCGAGTGTCTCCCGAACGTGTGCACTAACGTTAGCAACGTGCACACCAGTGTTAGACCCGTATTTGAAACGGGAGAGTGTGACTGCGGCGACGAAGCGGTCACGCGTGTTACGCACATTGTGCCGGGGGACAGGACCTCTATGTGTGCCAGCATTATAGATGGCCTGGATAAAAGTACGGCATCATATAGATATCGCGTAGAGTGCGTTAATCTGTACACCTCTATTCTAAATTATTCTAATAACAAATTGTTATGTCCCAGTGACACTTTTGATAGTAACACGGACGCAGCTTTTGCCTTTGAAGTGCCCGGCTCCTACCCTTTATCGCGCAACGGCATCAACGAGCCAACTTATCGCTTTTATCTTGATACCAGATCTCGAGTTAATTACAATGACGTCAGAGGGCAGTTATCTTAATTGTGATAACACAAACAATAAGTCATTTAAATGTTACGTCAGTAGTTAGTATATAAGCCGTACATGTTGGCTTGCAAATTCAGTCAATATCAGGCTTTTATCATGGACGGTGTAAAGCTGCTAGGGACGTGCGCGCTAATAATTTTGTTATCGACGACGAGTACAGTTGTCGGGCGTGACCGTATCACGTTTACGCCGATAGAAGATAGCGCAGGCCTCATGTTTGAACGCATGTACGGCTTGCGACATCATACAGACGACAGATTTGTGTTTGTGAAAAAATTCAATTTTGTTTCGGTGCTGCAAGAGCTCAATAATATCAAATCTAAAATTGAATTATATGAAGCGCAAGTTTCAACTTGCACAAACGTCAGACAAATAAAACAGAACAGATCGAGTATCATCAAAGCTCGCATTGAAAATCAGCTGCAGTTTTTGACGCAACTAAACAAAAATCTCATCACATACTCTGTGGAAAGCAGCATTTTAAGCAACGACGTGCTGGACAACATCGATCTGGAATATGACGACAGCGGTGAGTTTGACGTTTACGACGAATACGAACAGCCTTCGCATTGGAGCAACATGACTGTATCCGACGCGCAAGCTTTGCTCCGAAACCCGCCCAAAGACAGAGTAATGTTTTTGGACACGGTTACCACCAGCGACGTGAGCAGCAAATACGAAGAATACATAAACTGCATTGTGAGCAACCGTACCGTTGAAAACGAGTGCATGTTTTTAGCCAACATGATGAACGTGCTCAACGACAAATTGGACGACGCAGCAGCTTTGGCCAAGATGCTGGAGCGAATAGTAAAACAAACGCGAAAGAACAAACTCAACATCTCCAACACGGTTATAGACGACGACACGCTGCTAACGGAAATGAAAAAATTAACACAAACTTTATACAACCAAAACCGCGTGTGGGTAGTGGATTTTAACAAGGACATGAATAGTTATTTCGATTTGTCGCAAGCGTATAAATTGCATTTATATGTTGATTTAAACACGGTCATTATGTTTATTACCATGCCATTGTTAAAATCCACCGCCGTTTCGTTTAATTTGTATCGCGTCATGACGGTGCCTTTTTGCAGGGGCAAAATGTGTCTGCTTATCATTTCGGGCAATGAATACTTTGGGATTACAGACAGCAAAAACTATTATGTGCCCGTATCTGATAACTTTAGACAAGATTGCCAAGAGTTTACGGGCTACAATGAGTTTTTGTGTCCCGAAACTGAGCCGATTGCCACTATGAACTCGAAAGTGTGCGAGATTGAAATGTTTATGGGTCGATATAGCGACGACGTGGACAACATGTGCGACATTAGGGTGGCCAATTATAATCCCAAAAAAGCTTACGTGAACACTTTAATAGACTACCGAAAATGGTTGTACATTTTTCCAAACACGACCGTGTCCGTCCACTATTATTGTCACGACGCGCTTGTAGAAGTTGATACAAAAGTTTCGCCCGGCGTTGGTGTTATGTTTTCGACTATGGCGCAAACGTGTTCGATTAGAATAACGTATGATGTGACCATAACTGTAGATTCGCGATTTTATGTCAGCCATTCAACTACATACTGGCCTAAAAAGAAATTTAATTTTAACAACTACATCGACCAAATGTTGCTTGAAAAAGCGACCACCAGTTTTATACCGACTGTTGACAATTTTACCCGGCCCGTTTTATTGCAACTTCCTCATAAATTTCACATTAAAGATTACACATCGACGCCCCATCATTTTTTCCATCAGTCTAAAATTTACACCAACAGCGCGGCGCCCGACGAAGACTCGCAAGACGACAGTAATACCACCGTGGTTATTATCGCTATTGTCGCTGCAATGATCCTATTCTGTGGATTATTGTTATTTTTGTTTTGCTGTATAAAAAAACGGTGTCATCAATCAAATAACGTGGTTGTGCAATACAAAAATAACAATGAATTTGTCACAATTTGCAATAATTTAGAAGACAATCGAGCATACATTAATTTACCTAATGAATACGATAGCGATGATATGCCAAAACCATTGTACCCTTTACTTGGCTTTAATGATGATTTGTTAAAAGATGATAAACCTGTGTTGTACCCTATGATTATAGAAAGAATAAAATAAAACATGTATAATTGAAATAAATATATTATTTAATAAAATGTTTTTTATTTATATACTATTTTCTATTACATATTCCAATGCACACAAATGTTTAATGGCTATCAGTTTTAATTTTACTAATTCGTCTAAACAAAAATTATTCACTTGCTGTTTTTCATCCATTTGACATATGGCGTTTATAAATAATTCGCTGTGTTTTATGAACGAATCGTAAACCGCTGCCTGGGCCTTCAGCACGGTCGGCGCATTGTATTTTTGGGTAAAGTACGCAATATTTTTAGTCAAACACAGAGATTTTAAATCTTTTTCATTTATATCCAAGTCGGAACAATCGTATACAAAATCTAGCTTTTCACTTTCGGGCGCGCCCAGATACTGGTTTACGAGTTCGAGCTGCTCCACTTGGCCTTTGATATCGGCCGCTATGCACAACATTTTGTCGATTGCAGTTTCATTGTTTTTAACATAATAATTTTTAACTTTTTTATTTTGCAATTTAATCAAACTATTTAAATTCGCTTGACCTTTCTTACAAAGCGCAGTTAATATGCAAGACATTTTGACTTATAATAAAAAACAAAACTTTTATATATTCATTTATTGTTCAATAATAACAAATATTCCAGGCTTAAAAGCTAACGAATAGGGCTTTTCGGTAATTTTCTTATTATTCATGTCCGTCATCTGCATCTCTTTGCCGTACTTGACGCCGTCAATGGTGCCCATCATGTACATTTTAATCTCCTCCGAAGGTCCGTCTATTTTGTCCATTTCGAACAATCTATCAAAATCTTCAACGCTCATTCTCTGCATATCAAGAGGAACGTTTCTGATCTTTCCGGTGGCGTAAATTGATCCGTTGTTGTCACGGTTGATTATGTAAAACCGACGAATCAACATGTCGCGCTCGCTAGTTTTGTTCTTATCCGGCAAATGAATGCACACGTTTGGTTCCATCTTCAAAGGAAAATCGCTTTGCAAGTGTTTTTGCAAAATGTTGCCAAATATATTGTTGTGTTTGTGAATGTCTCCGTATTGAATGCTAAAAAACTGGCCAAAGTTGCTTTTGGCACGTTTTATGGTTCCAAAGTCGGAAAACCAAAATCCGCAGGGCTTGCCCTGCACTCTTGGACCGATGGTGTACGTAGTCTTGCCGTTGGCCGGCTCCAACACCACGATATTTTTATCGGGCTCGGGATACAACTTGTCTTCCCATTCGTGCAAACTGTTCAAATTAGACAGTCGACAAAATTCGTTTTTCAAAAATCTGCCTTCGAAACAACTACAATTCAGTATTGAAAAGTTGCCTCGTTTCACATTAATCGCCATCTGCTCCTGCCACAACATCTTCGTCAACTCGTGTGGCTCCAATTGAATGGACGACGGCGTAAAATAGCACATTACGCCCGTTTCGTCGTGTTTCACGTTAAAAGCGCCGCTGTTGTACGGCACCAGCTGCTGGTCCTCACCACCTTCCGATCTTTCCCGCTTCGGCTGGTTGTCGTCGCTGCTCGAATATCCATCGCCAATCTTGCGTTTAGTTGCCATGCTACCGACGTGCGCTGTCTGCTGTGGTTCAAGTCTAATTGAAGTGTTTCACAGAATATAAGATATATAATAAATATGGACGACTCTGTTGCCAGCATGTGCGTAGACAACGCGTTTGCGTACACTACTGACGATTTATTGAAAAATATTCCTTTTAGTCATTCCAAATGCGCCCCTTTCAAGCTACAAAATTACACCGTTTTGAAGCGGTTGAGCAACGGGTTTATCGACAAGTATGTGGACGTGTGCTCTATCAGCGAGTTGCAAAAGTTTAATTTTAAGATAGATCGGCTAACCAACTACATATCAAACATTTTCGAGTACGAGTTTGTAGTTTTAGAACACGATTTGTCCACAGTGCACGTCATTAACGCCGAAACAAAAACCAAACTGGGCCATATAAACGTGTCGCTAAACCAAAACGACGCAAACGTGCTCATTTTGACCGTAACTTTAACGAGCTAAAATGAACGAGGACACGCCCCCGTTTTATTTTATCAGCGTGTGTGACAACTTTCGCGACAACACCGCCGAACACGTATTCGACATGTTAATAGAAAGACATAGTTCGTTTGAAAATTATCCCATTGAAAACACGGCGTTTATTAACAGCTTGATCGTTAACGGGTTTAAATACAATCAAGTTGACGATCACGTTGTGTGCGAGTATTGCGAAGCAGAAATAAAAAATTGGTCCGAAGACGAGTGTATTGAATATGCACACGTAACCTTGTCGCCGTATTGCGCGTATGCTAACAAGATCGCCGAGCGTGAATCGTTTGGCGACAACATTACCATCAACGCTGTACTAGTGAAAGAAGGCAAACCCAAGTGTGTGTACAGATGCATGTCCAATTTACAGTCGCGTATGGATACGTTTGTTAACTTTTGGCCTGCCGCATTGCGTGACATGATTACAAACATTGCGGAAGCGGGACTTTTTTACACGGGTCGCGGAGACGAAACTGTGTGTTTCTTTTGCGACTGTTGCGTACGTGATTGGCATACTAATGAAGACACCTGGCAGCGACACGCCGCCGAAAACCCGCAATGTTATTTTGTATTGTCGGTGAAAGGTAAAGAATTTTGTCAAAACTCAATTACTGTCACTCACGTTGATAAACGTGACGACGACAATTTAAACGAAAACGCCGACGACATTGAGGAAAAATATGAATGCAAAGTCTGTCTCGAACGCCAACGCGACGCCGTGCTTATGCCGTGTCGGCATTTTTGCGTTTGCGTTCAGTGTTATTTTGGATTAGATCAAAAGTGTCCGACGTGTCGTCAGGACGTCACCGATTTTATAAAAATATTTGTGGTGTAATAAAATGGTGTTCAACGTGTACTACAACGGCTATTATGTGGAAAAAAAATTCTCCAAGGAGTTTTTAATTCATATTGCGCCTGATTTGAAAAACAGCGTCGACTGGAACGGCAGCACGCGCAAACAGCTGCGCGTTCTAGACAAGCGCGCCTACAGGCAGGTGTTGCACTGCAACGGCAGATACTACTGGCCCGATGGCACAAAGTTTGTCTCTCATCCGTACAACAAATCTATTCGCACGCACAGCGCAACAGTCAAACGGACCGACAGCTCGCATCGATTAAAAAGCCACGTGGTCGACAAACGACCGCGCCGCTCTTTAGATTCTCCTCGCTTGGACGGATATGTTTTGGCATCGTCGCCCATACCACACAGCGACTGGAATGAAGAACTAAAGCTGTACGCCCAGAGCCACGGCTACGACGACTACGACGACAATTTAGAAGATGGCGAAATCGACGAACGTGACTCTTTAAAAAGTTTAAATAATCATCTAGACGACTTGAATGTATTAGAAAAACAATAAAACATGTATTAAAAATAATAATAATAAAACTATATTTTGTAATATATAATGTATTTTATTTAAAAATTGTCTATTCCGTAGTTGAGAAAGTTTTGTCTTGACTTCATAACTCTCTTCTCCATATTCTGCAGCTCGTTTACGTTTTTTGTGACGCTTTTAATTTTCTCAAAATGCTGGCTGTCAATAGTTATTTTTTGCTTTTGTCTATTAATTTCTTCCAATTGAGATTTTAAATCTCGCTGAGATTGAGATGCGTTGTAATTCCTTGAGAACATCTTGAGAAAACATACAGATGAGGTAAAACAGCATCTTTTATCCAAATTAGGAGTTAATTATTATTCATTTGTATCGCGACCATTTGCTCGTACACATCTTCCATAAAATGGTTATTTTTATTGCGATAAGTGTTGGCATTGACATTTTGCAAATGTCGTAGGTTAAAGGGGCAAATGGGCTGCGTGGCCGATAAAAGATTCCAGTTCAACAATCCCTCTTCGCCCCCGTTTAACTTGAAAATGGCGCTACACGTTTCTACGCTATCGTGTTCCTGTTGAGTGGCGCACGGTTCGACCAGTATCATCTTGTGATATGCGGTTTTGACATTCATGTGCAACGGAATAACTTGCGGGTCATCGCATTCGTCGGAATTAAGCTTTAAATGGCGTCCGTATGCTTTCCAAAGTTTTTCGTCGTCGAACCGCGGCACTGCTTGCAAGTCGACGCGGGGAAACGGCGCTCTGTACAAAACGCCTAAATTCAAAAACTGATTGCATTGTTGCAGCTCTGTCCAATCGACGCGATTTTTGTAATTTTGAAACAGCATCAGGTTGAACGCCGCGCTGGCGCGCACGTTTGTAATCACTGTGTAATTGATCAGCTTGTGCCAATACTGGGCATTGAAATTTTCTTCAAACTCATTTCTAAACTCTGGATGCGCAAACATGTGTCTAATGTAGTACGCGGGCGGGGCGTTGAACGCAGTCCATTTGTCAATACACTTCCAGTCTGAATGTAACGTGTTCACCAAACCGGGATATTCGTCAAACACGAGCATGTGATCCGACCACGGTATGCTGTGGGCGATCAATTTTAGTTCTTGCACGCGGCCTTCGCGTAAGCAATACAAAATGAGCGCGTCGCTGATCTTGACACAGTCTTGCATGTACGCGGACAAATTAACGTTTTCCATACAGCTCACATTGTTTATTAGCGCCGTGTTCAAGTGTTTGTATTTGGACACATAATCGTAGTTGATGTACTGTTTAATGGGTTCTTGAAACCATTCTTTTAGTAGTATGTGACTGGCCACTATGCGTTTCCAATTTAATTTGTGTGCGTATTTTTGCTGCACCGACAACGAGAGGTTATTGTAATTTTTGGATATTTCTTCCATGTCCAACAAGTCCCCAAACGCGAGTATAAAATCTTGCGTCAAAAATTTTTGCTCAGACACCAACGACCAGATCAAATGTGATTTAAACCTGTTGGCGATTGTTATCGACAACGGCGAAATTGAAATAATTTTCCAATCCAACTTGTTGCGAAACACGTGAATAAAATCGACGCGTCCGTAACATTCGCGCGATATGCGCTTCCAAAACGTGTCATCTTGCAAATTAAGCAAATAGACACGATTGTTGGGAGATTTGACGGCCAATTCAATTATTTTTATATATTCTTTTTGCTTTAAAGCGCGTTGTAGCACTTGGGTTGGAGCCATGTCGACTGAAGCTCCACGCTGTTTGAAGCAAGGTGACCGTTTTGGTCGGCATGTTCAAACGTCGATTACATGTTTGCTTTGCATCAAAATGGCGTAATTAATTAAGAAACAACATGAAAGCCATCTGCATCATTAGCGGCGATGTTCATGGAAAAATTTATTTTCAACAAGAATCAGCGAATCAACCGCTTAAAATTAGCGGCTATTTGTTAAATTTGCCTCGAGGTTTGCACGGCTTTCACGTGCACGAATATGGCGACACGAGCAACGGTTGCACGTCGGCCGGTGAGCACTTTAATCCCACCAATGAGGACCACGGCGCTCCCGATGCTGAAATTAGGCATGTTGGCGACTTGGGCAACATAAAATCGGCTGGCTACAATTCACTGACCGAAGTAAACATGATGGACAACGTTATGTCTCTATATGGCCCGCATAATATTATCGGAAGAAGTTTGGTCGTGCACACGGACAAAGACGATTTGGGCCTTACCGATCATCCGTTGAGCAAAACAACCGGCAATTCTGGCGGCCGTTTGGGATGCGGAATAATTGCCATATGTAAATGATGTCATCGTTCTAACTCGCTTTACGAGTAGAATTCTACGTGTAAAACATAATCAAGAGATGATGTCATTTGTTTTTCAAAACTGAACTCAAGAAATGATGTCATTTGTTTTTCAAAACTGAACTGGCTTTACGAGTAGAATTCTACTTGTAACGCATGATCAAGGGATGATGTCATTTGTTTTTCAAAACCGAACTCGCTTTACGAGTAGAATTCTACTTGTAAAACATAATCGAAAGATGATGTCATTTGTTTTTTAAAATTGAACTGGCTTTACGAGTAGAATTCTACTTGTAAAACACAATCGAGAGATGATGTCATATTTTGCACACGGCTCTAATTAAACTCGCTTTACGAGTAAAATTCTACTTGTAACGCATGATCAAGGGATGATGTATTGGATGAGTCATTTGTTTTTCAAAACTAAACTCGCTTTACGAGTAGAATTCTACTTGTAACGCACGCCCAAGGGATGATGTCATTTATTTGTGCAAAGCTGATGTCATCTTTTGCACACGATTATAAACACAATCAAATAATGACTCATTTGTTTTTCAAAACTGAACTCGCTTTACGAGTAGAATTCTACTTGTAAAACACAATCAAGCGATGATGTCATTTTAAAAATGATGTCATTTGTTTTTCAAAACTAAACTCGCTTTACGAGTAGAATTCTACGTGTAAAACACAATCAAGGGATGATGTCATTTACTAAAATAAAATAATTATTTAAATAAAAATGTTTTTATTGTAAAATACACATTGATTACACGTGACATTTACGATGGCGAACAATAATTTCACTTTTTATATTAGGACACGACGTGTATATAGGAAAGCTTAAGCGTTTCAATAAAGCCATGGCGTACACGCTAAGCTTGCCCAGCTTGCGGCTCTTTGAAATCTGTAGTTTTCGGGGAGTACCGTCGTTCTTCAGTGCCACATACGTCAACTTGCGATCGTACACTTTATAATACGTGTTGTAGTTATTTTTTTCCAGAAATTCCCTCATAAAGCAATCCTTGGATAAAGTTTTTGATCCGTACAGTTGGCCACACCGGTCCATGCACAGGTACACACACGTGATGGCGTTTTGAATGACGATGCGATTTCTGTCAACGGCAACGCGCTTGAATATGGTGTCGACGTTGTCCGATTCAATGGTTCCGTAAACAGCTCCGTCTGGATTTACTGCCAAAAACTGCCGGTTAATAAACAGCTGGCCGGGAATAGACGTGCCCGTGATGTGTGTCAGCAGAGCTGAGCAGTCAGCCATAGAGGCTAGAGCTACAAGTGCCAGCAAGCGATACATGATGAACTTTAAGTCCCCACAGCAAACTGGCGCTTTTATATAAAAATTTGGGCCATTTTTGGCGATTAGATAATTTTTGAAGATTAGATAATATTGAGATTAGTTAATAATTTGTGTGATTAGATAACTTTTTAGGGTATTGCGCATTATAAATCAAGGTCGAGTTGTATAAACTGCTCTGGCGTGTAAAACTGCAGACTTAAGTTTTTTGCAAACACTCGGTCTGAATCGCTAAAATCTTTCTGACCGGTGGTTAGATTAATTCGGCCAGCCGCGTCGCCCACATAAAAAGATTGTTCCTTGTCAATATGCGTAAACTGTTTGGCCATCTCGCGCCACATTCCCGTGTCGGGCTTTCGATGCTCATCCTTGTTGGGCGACACATAAAACGATATGGGCACGCCAGTAGCTTTTTTAATATTCTCTAATTTATATAATAAATCGCTCGCTTTGATTTTGCCGGAACCTAAATGGGCTTGGTTCGTAAAAACAACTAAATCGTAGCCTAATTCGTACAAACGCTTTAGCTTGTGTGCGCACGGAAGGAGCTGCCAGTCGTCTGGGTTTTTTGGAAATTTGGACCGTGTCTTTGAGCTAATTAGCGTGCCGTCCAAATCAAAAGCCGCAATTTTGGTTCTTTTAGCGCCGTCATGAACCGCGTACGCATACAAATCGGGCTGCTGTAACGTCCACATGGTGAATGCATCTTACTCAAAGTCCATCAATTCGTACGCGTTTGTGTCCAGGTCGGGCGTTGAAAAATTGTAGCTTGCCATTAGATCGGATAGCGATTCAAATTTTGTAAGCGTTTGTAGCGCACGTTTGGCATCTTGTTTAAAATTACACGACGACAGACAGTAAAAATATTCCTCGATAAGCATGACTACACCCATATCACTGTTTAAGTGCTCGACGTAGTTGTTGCATGTTATGTCGCGTGTGCCGCGATACGCGTGATTTCGGTGAAAATCACACCACAACCAGTCGGCGTGCGTGTAACAAAGTCGACAGCGAAACAATTTATCGTTTTCCAAAAAATTTAAATACTCGACAGTTTTGCAGCTTAGATTCCGCGTTTGATTCACCTTAAAATCGTCGTCAGCCTCTATAATCTCGGGCAACAGCTTGCCTTGTTGCCCCATCGTATCGATCACCTCCCCCAAGTGGCCCGGTGTTATATTAAGTCGTTTAAAATCATTTATTGCTTCCTGCACGTCGGCCTGGTAATTTTTGACCACGGGCGTGGAAATCAATTGCCGTTGAAGGGAAATAATTCGTGGTGTGGGTATCGGCCGCCTGTTGCACAATTCCACCAGCGGTGGAGGCAAGGGCGCATTCACAGCAACCGTTGTCATTTATAAGTAATAGTGTAAAAATGCAAATATTCATCAAAACATTGACGGGCAAAACCATTACCGCCGAAACGGAACCCGCAGAGACGGTGGCCGATCTTAAGCAAAAAATTGCCGATAAAGAAGGTGTGCCCGTAGATCAACAAAGACTTATCTTTGCGGGCAAACAACTGGAAGATTCCAAAACTATGGCCGATTACAATATTCAGAAGGAATCTACTCTTCACATGGTGTTACGATTACGAGGAGGGTATTAATAATAACAATAATAAAAACCATTAAATATACATAAAAGTTTTTTATTTAATCTGACATATTTGTATCTTGTGTATTATCGCTAACCATTAAAAGTGCTGGAGCCACAGTGTTGCGGCGAGTCTTTATAGAAGATCGTTGTTTGGCTGGAACTGAGCTTTTCCTTTTCCTGCTGCCGCTAATGGGAGTGGGCACGTACTCTGTAGTAGACGGTGCAACGGGCAACTTGAGCGCTACCGTCTTAAATTTGGCCATACTTTTAGTGATGAAATCGCGCGTTAACACTTCGTCGTAAATGTTACTTAGCAGAGGCGCAACATTGTGATTAAATGTCTCGTTTAACAAGCTGTAAAACTCCGAATAAAGCTTATCGCGCATTTCGCAGCTCTCCTTCAATTCTGCCAAATTTGCGTTGGTAAGCACCACAGTCTGTCTTTTTTTGCTCGCTGGAATTGCTGCGTTCTCGCTTGAAGACGACGATGTCGATCGGTCGGCCATTTTTTTGCCCAGCTTTTCAGTGTGATCAAAAATGAACACAAAATCTGCCAATTCGGGCTTGTTTTTCACCAAATCCCACATGGCCGGGCTACTAGGCCACTCGGGCTGCTTGATCTTAGTGTACCAACTGTTAAACAAAATGTATTTATTGTTGTTAATCACTTTCTTCTTGCGTTTGGACATTTTGCGTTCGTCTTGCATGACAGGCACCACGTTAAGGATATAGTTAATGTTCTTTCTTTCCAAGAAATTTACAATAACGGCCAGCTGGTCCATGTTGGATTTGTTGTAAGAGCTCGATTCCAGTTTATTCAACAGCTTTTCATTTTTGCACACGGCCGCAGTCTCCGGAGATTGTTGCTCCGGCACGTTTACCATGTTTGCTTCTTGTAAACCTTTGAAACAACCCGTTTGTATTCTTGATGATATATTTTTTTAATGCCCAACAACCTGGCAATTCGTTTGTGATGAAGACACACCTTACGCTTCGAACATTTGTCGGTGATTACTGTGAAATGGCCTAAATTAGCTCTTATATATTCTTTTATACGCTCAAACGACACGATGTCCAACATGTGCGCGCAGACGTTTTCTGTGTTCATCGTGTGCTTGAGCGTGTTGATGGCTTCCCTGAACAGCGCTTGTATTTCGCTGCGAGTCAAGCAGTCCGAATCACACCCGCCTAAGTGCGTGCAATTTTTGGGGGGCATCGTTGTCTATCTTTTTCAGAGTGGCGTAGAAAAAGTCCTGCAATTGCCTATTATCAAAACGCGCCTTGACGCTGCGCACAAAATCAAAAAATTCAATGTAATTGCTGTAATCGTACGTGATCAGTTGTTTGTCGTTCATATAATTAAAGTATTTGTTGAGCGGCACGATGGCCAGGCTGCGCGCTATTTCGCAATTGAAGCGTCGCGGTTTTAACATTATACGGTAGTCATTGCCAAACGTGCCCGGCAACAACTTCACGGTGTACGTGTTGGGTTTGGCGTTCACGTTAATCAAGTTGCCGCGCACGACGCCTACGTATATCAAATACTTGTAGGTGACGCCGTCATCTTTCCATTGTAACGTAAATGGCAACTTGTAGATGAACGCGCTGTCAAAAAACCGGCCAGTTTCTTCCACAAACTCGCGCACGGCTGTCTCGTAAACTTTTGCGTCGCAACAATCGCGATGACCTCGTGGTATGGAAATTTTTTCTAAAAAAGTGTCGTTCATGTCGGCGGCGGGCGCGTTCGCGCTCCGGTACGCGCGACGGGCACACAGCAGGACAGCCTTGTCCGGCTCGATTATCATAAACAATCCTGCAGCGTTTCGCATTTTACATATTTGACACTTAAAAAATTGCGCACACGAGCACCATCGTTTGATACCTAATTGCAACTATTTACAATTTATCAGTTTACGTTGAACCCGTTTTAATTTTTTAGATCCGTCCTTGTTCAGTTGCAAGTTGACTAAATGACAAAATTTTTCGGTTCTGCAAAACCGCCCTTGTCTGTTCCACCCGTTGTATTTGAAAAAACTTTTTTTCACGCGGCGACAACTGCTTGTATAATATTGCCCAATGTAAACATGCAAAATTTTGTTACTCTCGTCAAAACAGCGGTTGGCGTTCCATTCCATAATTTTTTTATTATTTATCAACGATGGCCATTGTAAATTGTCGTCATTTATACGCATCATATGATTTAACAAAAGCTTTTCGTATAGCGGAACTTCAATTCCCTTGGAACATTTTTCAAACGATAATTTAATTTGTTTCTCGGTTGGCAGCATTTCATGCTTGATTAACAATCGCCTGACTTTTATAGCCACGTTTATGTCTTTGCACAGCAAATGTGGGTTGTCGACAATGTAATAGTGCAAAGCATTTGTTACGGCAAATGCGTAGTTTGATTTGACGACGCCCTTTTTCTTGACGGGCATTGCGGCTTTTAAAATTACTTGCAAGCATTGTACGAATACCTCTTTGTGTTTAAACAATAATATGGACAAACATCGGCGAAACAATTTGTAATAATTATGAAATCCCAAATTGCAGGTTTTAAACTTCTTTGTTACTTGTTTTATAATAAATAAAATTTGCTGACCCATGTCTGCGCCCACAACTTTAATTAACCATTTGTGCGCATATTGATTGTCTCGTTGTTCCCAACCGGAAAATTGATTGATCTCGAGCCACCGGCATTGGTCGTTTGATACCGTCGTTAACGCCGACGCTCCTGCCTGTTTGATTACGGGTTCTAAAAGACGAAACAGCAGCGTAAATTTGTTTTTGCGTCGGTAGTATTTTGGCAGGCAATAATCAAAAAAATCCGTAAGCAATTCTCTGCATCTATTAATATTCGTTGCGTACGAATCGAGTTTTTCAAAAATTACTTTGTTTGTATGAAAATAACGTTTGGGCTTCTCACAATAATAATCTTCGTTGTAGAACAGAAACGGTTTGCGAGAATTGGCACGTTTGTCCATGATTGGCTCAGTGTAACGATTGATTCAAATCAAAATTGACAACACGTTTGCCGTAATGTGCACCGGTTCGCACACGTTTGCCGCGTATGTAATCCATGTTTATTTCGCTGTCGCAATTGATTACACGATTGTGTTGGGCGGCGCGTTTTATTGAATTTAGGCGACGCGTCGACAACTCCAAAGGATTGTAAAGCGCAGATTTTTCCAGAGTAAACGAGTTTAAGTGGCCACCGTTGAACCATTCCAGAGCCACGATTGTGTACAGCAAAAAGAATATTTCTTTGTCGACGTTTTCAAACGCAAACTTGTTTTTTAGGCAATAGTAGTAAAATTTTAACGAATTGTATAAATAAAACATAAAATTGCCATTTTTAAAGTAAAATTCTACATCCGTGACGAACAAAAGGTTTACTATTTTGTTCTCCAACAAGTGTGCCAATTTTCTTAAGTACACCATTGAATTTTTGTCGTCGTCCATCTCGATCAACAACACGTACGGCGTTTTGGAATTTAAAATTATTCTAAAATTTTCCTGTTGCAACGATTCCACAGCGTCCGACCAATATGACGCTGCCACCTCTAGACAGATGTATTTCTTGGAAAACACGTGTCGTTTGATAACCTCGCTGATGGACGTGATCGATTGTAAATACTTTTCAAACGTCGCGTCTTCCCAACCACGCACCGAAACGGGCGCTGTCGTGTCGGGCTGATGTTTGAAATCCAAACCACTCTGAATTAACTTGGTTGTGATTCGTATGCTCAACTGTTGACCCAACGTGTAGTGATCTTCGTAGGCGCGCTCCCACATCACGTTACACACAAATTTGACGAGATCATCAACGTCTTTCTGTTGCAAAATTCGCCGCAAACGCGCCACATCGCCCTTGTACCACCGATCTCGGCACACAAGCTGTAGCATTTTTAAATCGTGATCGCTCAAGCTATTAATTCTGGTTAGATTTATATAGTCGTCAATATCCTCGGGCGTGGTTTGCGTCATGTCTGTAAAACGTGCAAAATCAAACATTTTTATGTTGTAGTCGAATCTAACAAATCCATCGGCGTTCACTTGCACTTCGCGCTTTACAAAACGAGGTAGCGTGTAATCGAACCCGTTTAAATAGATTGCGTACAAAACCAGCACTTCATCTTCCAGTTTGCACGCTTGCGGCAAAAATTGTGTGGTGTGCTCCAACCGGGTGACAAACATGACTATGGAAAATAACGCGGAATTCAACAGACGACTAGAGTACGTGGGCACGATCGCCACAATGATGAAACGAACATTGAACGTTTTACGACAGCAGGGCTATTGCACGCAACAGGATGCGGATTCTTTGTGCGTGTCAGACGACACGGCGGCCTGGTTATGCGGCCGTTTGCCGACCTGCAATTTTGTATCGTTCCGCGTGCACATCGACCAGTTTGAGCATCCAAATCCGGCGTTGGAATATTTTAAATTTGAAGAAAGTCTGGCGCAACGCCAACACGTGGGCCCGCGTTACACGTACATGAATTACACGCTTTTTAAAAACGTCGTGGCCCTCAAATTGGTCGTGTACACGCGCACGCTACAAGCTAACATGTACGCGGACGGGTTGCCGTATTTTGTGCAAAATTTTTCAGAAACAAGCTACAAACATGTTCGTGTGTATGTTAGAAAACTTGGTGCGATACAAGTAGCGACATTATCAGTTTACGAACAAATTATTGAAGATACAATAAATGAACTCGTCGTCAATCACGTTGATTAGATAATGTCCGTGTTAAATGTGATATCTTAGATTACGAGCGCGCAATAACCATAGTTTAATCGAAGAGAATAGCCGTCGCCACAATGGATAATTACAAATTGCAATTGCAAGAATTTTTTGACCAAGCGCCCGACAACGACGATCCCAACTTTGAACATCAAACGCCCAATCTATTGGCGCATCAGAAAAAAGGCATACAGTGGATGATTAACAGAGAAAAAAACGGCCGGCCCAACGGCGGCGTGCTTGCCGACGACATGGGACTCGGCAAAACGCTCTCTGTGCTAATGTTAATCGCAAAAAACAACTCTCTACAATTGAAAACTCTAATAGTGTGTCCTTTGTCTTTAATCAATCATTGGGTAACCGAAAACAAGAAGCATGATTTAAATTTTAACATTTTAAAGTATTACAAATCTTTGGATGCCGACACGGTTGAGCATTACCACATTGTGGTGACCACGTACGACGTTTTATTGGCACATTTCAAATTGATCAAACAAAATAAACAGTCAAGTCTGTTTTCAACCCGCTGGCATCGAGTTGTTCTAGATGAAGCGCATATTATCAAAAACTGCAAGACGGGCGTGCACAACGCCGCGTGCGCTTTGACCGCAACAAACCGATGGTGCATTACCGGCACACCGATCCACAACAAGCATTGGGACATGTACTCGATGATTAATTTTTTGCAATGTCGTCCTTTTAACAATCCAAGAGTGTGGAAAATGTTAAATAAAAACAACGACTCTACAAATCGCATAAAAAGTATTATTAAAAAAATTGTTTTAAAACGCGACAAATCTGAAATTTCTTCTAACATTCCTAAACACACGGTTGAGTATGTACATGTTAATTTTAATGAAGAAGAAAAAACGTTGTACGATAAATTAAAGTGTGAATCGGAAGAGGCGTATGTGAAGGCTGTGGCAGCGCGTGAAAACGAAAACGCACTAAGCCGATTGCAGCAAATGCAGCACGTGTTATGGCTAATACTGAAATTGAGGCAAATCTGCTGCCACCCGTATTTGGCCATGCACGGTAAAAATATTTTGGAAACAAACGACTGTTTTAAAATGGATTATATGAGCAGCAAGTGCAAACGAGTGCTCGACTTGGTAGACGACATTTTGAACACAAGCAACGACAAGATAATATTGGTTTCGCAATGGGTGGAATATTTAAAAATATTTGAAAACTTTTTTAAACAAAAAAACATTGCTACGTTAATGTACACGGGCCAATTAAAAGTGGAAGACAGGATTTTGGCCGAGACGACATTCAATGATGCTGCCAATACTCAACATCGAATTTTGCTGCTTTCCATTAAGTGCGGCGGCGTCGGGTTAAACTTAATAGGCGGAAACCACATTGTAATGTTGGAGCCTCATTGGAACCCGCAAATTGAATTGCAGGCGCAAGACCGAATCAGTCGTATGGGACAAACAAAAAACACGTACGTGTACAAGATGCTAAATGTGGAAGACAACAGCATCGAAAAATACATTAAACAACGCCAAGACAAAAAGATTGCGTTTGTCAACACGGTCTTTGAAGAGACTCTGCTCAATTACGAAGACATTAAAAAATTTTTCAACTTGTAGCTGGTAAGTCGTCATGAACACCCGATATGCTACTTGCTATGTTTGCGACGAGTTGGTGTACTTGTTTAAGAAAACGTTTAGTAACATGTCCCCTTCGGCCGCTGCGTTTTACCAACGGCGCATGGCCATTGTTAAAAACGGTATCGTGCTGTGCCCACGTTGTTCGTCGGAACTAAAAATTGGCAACGGCGTTTCGATTCCAATTTACCCCCACCGCGCTCAACAACATGCACGACGGTCGCGTTAAGACGCAAGCGCTTCGAGTTTTGGCCCGCTCGCTACCTCCGCTGTACGACTCGACCGTCGATCGACACGGCTGCAAGGTGTTCACGGTGCGGCGCTACAACAGACGCGTAATCGACTTTGCGGGCATTCGCAACAAAACGCTGGAAATCATTAAAACGGATAGAAACTTGCCGCTCAACACAGAATGCAATGTGAAAGTTGTCGACAGTGCATGCATGCGTTGCAGAAAAAGTTTCGCAGTTTACCCCGCCGTTACCTATCTGCATTGCGGACATTCGTGTCTGTGCACCGACTGCGACGAAACGGTAAACGTGGACAACACGTGTCCTAAATGTAAAAGCGGCATTAGATATAAATTAAAATACAAAACTTTGTAACATGTTGCCCTACGAAATGGTGATTGCCGTGTTGGTTTACTTGTCGCCGGCGCAGATTCTAAATTTAAACCTTCCTTTTGCATACCAAAAAAGTGTGCTGTTTGCCAGCAACTCTGCAAAAGTTAACGAACGCATCAGGCGGCGAGCGCGTGACGACAACGACGACGACCCCTATTTTTACTACAAACAGTTCATAAAGATTAATTTTTTAACTAAAAAAATAATAAATGTTTATAATAAAACTGAAAAGTGTATTAGAGCGACGTTTGATGGTCGGTATGTGGTTACACGCGACGTTTTAATGTGCTTTGTAAACAAGAGTTATATGAAGCAATTGCTGCGCGAGGTTGACACTCGCATTACACTACAGCAACTTGTTAAAATGTATAGTCCAGAATTTGGTTTTTATGTAAATAGCAAAATTATGTTTGTGTTAACTGAATCGGTGTTGGCGTCTATTTGTTTAAAACACTCGTTCGGCAAATGCGAGTGGTTGGACAAAAATATAAAAACTGTGTGTTTACAATTAAGAAAAATTTGTATTAATAATAAGCAACATTCGACATGTCTATCGTATTGATTATTGTCATAGTTGTAATATTTTTAATATGTTTTTTGTACCTATCAAATAGCAATAATAAAAATGATGCCAATAAAAACAATGCTTTTATTGATCTCAATCCCTTGCCGCTCAATGCTACAACCGCTACTACTACCACTGCCGTTGCTACCACCACTACCAACAACAACAACAGCATAGTGGCCTTTCGGCAAAACAACATTCAAGAACTACAAAACTTTGAACGATGGTTCAAAAATAATCTCTCATATTCGTTTAGCCAAAAAGCTGAAAAGGTGGTAAATCCCAATAGAAATTGGAACGACAACACGGTATTTGACAATTTGAGTCCGTGGACAAGCGTTCCGGACTTTGGTACCGTGTGCCACACGCTCATAGGGTATTGCGTACGCTACAACAACACCAGCGACACGTTATACCAGAACCCTGAATTGGCTTACAATCTCATTAACGGGCTGCGCATCATTTGCAGCAAACTGCCCGATCCGCCGCCGCACCAACAAGCGCCCTGGGGCCCGGTCGCCGATTGGTACCATTTCACAATCACAATGCCCGAGGTGTTTATGAACATTACCATTGTGCTAAACGAAACGCAGCATTACGACGAAGCTGCGTCCCTCACGCGTTACTGGCTCGGCTTGTATCTGCCCACGGCCGTCAACTCGATGGGCTGGCACCGGACGGCAGGCAACTCAATGCGCATGGGTGTGCCCTACACGTACAGTCAAATCTTGCGCGGATATTCATTGGCGCAAATTAGGCAAGAGCAGGGAATACAAGAAATCCTAAACACGATCGCGTTTCCGTACGTGACTCAAGGCAACGGCTTGCACGTCGATTCGATATACATCGATCACATTGACGTGCGCGCTTACGGCTATTTGATAAATTCATACTTTACGTTTGCCTATTACACGTACTATTTTGGAGACGAGGTAATCAACACGGTGGGTTTGACGAGAGCCATCGAAAACGTGGGCAGTCCCGAGGGAGTTGTGGTGCCAGGCGTCATGTCTCGAAACGGCACGTTGTACTCTAACGTGATAGGCAACTTTATTACGTATCCGTTGGCCGTCCATTCGGCCGATTACTCCAAAGTGTTGACCAAACTTTCAAAAACATATTACGGTTCGGTTGTGGGCGTAACGAATAGGTTGGCTTACTACGAATCCGATCCCACAAACAACATTCAAGCGCCCCTGTGGACCATGGCGCGGCGCATTTGGAATCGGCGCGGCAGAATTATCAACTATAATGCCAACACGGTGTCGTTTGAGTCGGGTATTATTTTGCAAAGTTTGAACGGAATCATGCGCATCCCGTCGGGCACCACGTCCACGCAGTCGTTCAGACCGACCATTGGCCAAACGGCTATAGCCAAAACCGACACGGCCGGCGCCATTTTGGTGTACGCCAAGTTTGCGGAAATGAACAATTTGCAATTTAAATCGTGCACGTTGTTCTACGATCACGGCATGTTCCAGCTATATTACAACATTGGCGTGGAACCAAACTCGCTCAACAACACAAACGGGCGGGTGATTGTGCTAAGCAGAGACACGTCGGTCAACACCAACGATTTGTCATTTGAAGCGCAAAGAATTAACAACAACAACTCGTCGGAAGGCACCACGTTCAACGGTGTGGTCTGTCATCGCGTTCCTATCACAAACATCAACGTGCCTTCTCTGACCGTTCGAAGTCCCAATTCTAGCGTCGAACTAGTCGAGCAGATAATTAGTTTTCAAACAATGTACACGGCCACGGCTTCGGCCTGTTACAAATTAAACGTCGAAGGTCATTCGGATTCCCTGAGAGCTTTTAGAGTTAATTCCGACGAAAACATTTATGTAAACGTGGGCAACGGCGTTAAAGCCCTGTTTAATTATCCCTGGGTAATGGTCAAAGAAAATAACAAAGTGTCTTTCATGTCGGCTAACGAAGACACTACTATACCATTTAGCGTTATAATGAATTCCTTCACCTCTATCGGCGAACCAGCTTTGCAATACTCTCCATCAAATTGCTTTGTGTATGGAAACGGTTTCAAATTGAACAACAGCACGTTTGATTTACAATTTATTTTTGAAATTGTGTAATTATATTTAGGGAGAATGTGATATTCAAAAGACTGACTGTTAACACAAAAGACTGATATTGTTGTTGTTACAAAATAGATAATAAAACAAAAAATAAATTAAATATTATTTATTTATTAAACTGTTTAATTTTAATGCTAACGCGTACAAATCACGCTGTTCCGACGTGGACATGGAATTGCGCAGAAAAGTCTTGATAGTGTCGATTTCTTCGCCGTCATCCACTTCCATATATTTGATTTCTTCCTCGATTTGCATTTCCAAGTTTGCGTATTCTTGCAAATAATAATCTAGTCGTTGGGCGACCTCGCCAATTTTAAATAATACATTATCCGACACCAAATGCCAGCGAGTGACTGTGCGCTCCATCATCCTGGCACTTTTTAATGTGAATATTAAAAGGTTGTTGCATATATATCGTTAAACGTTTATGTTTACTTTCACGTTAGCTCGTTTCATTGATGTAAACATTTAGTTTTATAACAGCGTCGGTAATTTTATTTTTTAAAGTAAACAGACCAAAATCAAAGGTGTCTTCGACAGGTACGATTATTTTCCCATTGACACTGTTTTCGTGCACAGATATAATTTTATCACCGTTTATTATTTTGCCCAAACACACGTACTCGTTTCTTCTCAAGCCAACTATTTCTAAACAATTCACTTTTCTATTATCGTGTACGCAATTAAAAGTAAACGAAGCGCTACAATTGTCGTATTCTATTACAATTCTGCGGCATTTATAAAATTTATTAATGTTGACGCAAATTCCATGCAGCGCATCCATTTCGTACTGCAAATGCGGCGCAATTAAAAAATTTCCTCGTCGTTGTTAACAATCTTGGGCGCTAAAAAGCACGCCAACACGCCCACGTCTTTAATGCAATATTCCAATTTGAACGGCAGTTCCTCGGACATGTATATTGTCACGGTGGGCGCCAAAGGAGCGGCTTTAGCAAAATGACACAAGTAATCGCCCGCAAAAGTGTGCGTTACGGTTTGCTTTGCTTTGAGAACGGAAAAGTTTTCGTTGTCCGCGCTCATCTGCACGTCCGCCGAGCCAATGTCGCCATTTGCTCTAAACTGCAGACCCTTCTTGGAACACGACACAATAATATCGTGGTCGAATTGCGTCATGTCTTTGCACACCTGCGCAAACTCGACGCTCGACATGTGGACGACGCAATCGTAATCGCTATCCGGAATTCCCAAATGTTCCACGTCGATGCACATCAACTTGAGCGTGTACGTGCAGATTCTATTGTCGTTGTTGAACACGAACGCCATCACATCGCCCTGATCTTCCGCTTTCATCAGTACAGAGCTGCGCTCGTTAACGCATTTGACAATTTTACTTAAACTGTTTATGGACACGTTGAGCGGCACGTTGCGGTCACATCTATATTTTTTGAAACCCTCGGCGTGTAGTTGCAACGACACGAGCGCGACATGCGAGGTGTCCATAACCTGCATGCTTACGCCTCGATTATCACAATCAAAAGTAGCGTGCGGCAGCAGATCCTTAAAAGTTTCCACCAGCCTCTTCAAAACTGCGCCGGTTTTAAATTCCGCTTCGAACATTTTTAGCAGTGATTCTAATTGCAGCTGCTCTTTGATACAACTAATTTTACGACGACGATGCGAGCTTTTATTCAACCGAGCGTGCATGTTTGCAATCGTGCAAGCGTTATCAATTTTTCATTATCGTATTGTTGCACATCAACAGGCTGGACACCACGTTGAACTCGCCGCAGTTTTGCGGCAAGTTGGACCCGCCGCGCATCCAATGCAAACTTTCCGACATTCTGTTGCCTACGAACGATTGATTCTTTGTCCATTGATCGAAGCGAGTGCCTTCGACTTTTTCGTGTCCAGTGTGGCTTGTTTTAATAAATTCTTTGAAAATATTGTCGGGTGTATTATTAAATAGCATGTATGGTATGTTGAAGATGGGATAACGCTTGGCGTGCGGGTCGTCATGATTTCCACCGCGCACCACATATTTGCGCTCAATTTTATCAAAATTGGACTGGCGAGACAAAAACGAGACGGGCGACAGGCATATTTGGGCGTGCGTACCATCTTCGGCCATCCACTCGGTCAGGTCTTCGCTGCGGTTAAACACACCTTTCTGACCGTGAATGCCACATATTTTTATTCCTTCCAAATCGTTGGTGGACGTGACTATGACTATTTTAAGCATAACGTTGTCGCCGTTAACCACCATGCTGGCGTCGAGTTTTTCAATTTTTTGATTTTTAATTTGTCTAAAGTAAACGTACACTTTGTAAACGTTAAAATTGCCGTTGGTGCACGTTTCAATTTTGTACCGTCGGCCGTCGTACACCCAATTAATCTTTGCGTTGCTCACCAACACACCGGCCATGTACAGCACAAGTCCGTCGTCTAGCGCAACGTAATTTTTGTCGCTACTATTCGTAAACTTTACTAAACACGACTGCTTGGGGCCGACCACAAGCTTGCCCTTCAATTTGTTCACTTTGTTGTTGTATAAACAAATGGGCAGCGCAATGTGCGGAATGTACGGATCTTCGGCGGTCATGAGTTTATTGTCTCGCACCAACGTCCACAATTTAAACATTTTATTGTTGAGCAAAATGGACTTGTTTACCGCCACAGAGTAGCCATTTGGTAAACCCGATACGCAATTTTCCTCTTTGTACTCAAACACGGGCATGGCATTCTTTAGATTGGTTAGGGACACAATCAATTTGGGTACGGGCGTGGTATGAAATAAATGTATAAAATTACGATAATAATACTGCTCCAACTTGGACATGAGCGATTTGACGTCATCGTTTTCTACGATCGTACACTGAATAATGGGATTATAGTATATAGAATGTTTATAGTGGTATTCGTAGGGTGTCAACAATACGTTAATGTCGGCTTCGTTGTTCACCCGCAACTTTTTTTTGATGCATATCATTCCTTCGTGATGATTAACGTAAAGTATTCTGTCTGTAATCTTCAATTCGATGGGCGCCATGTTTCTTTTCATAGTGTACACGATAAACGACGTGTTTGATTTTAAACATTTTAAATTTGTGGGTCTATCATTAAACGCGATCAGCAACGAGTCGTCTTGAACGTCGTTGAGGTCGTCCACGAACGCGACCAGATTGTGTTTTAGCAAATATTGAAATTTTTGCGCAACCATTTCGTAGTCCACGTTGGGCAAACATGCGTTGCGGCAAAGGAAAAACTTTTTGCCCGCCACGGTCATTTCGCCGTGAAAAAAACTGCCAATAAATTTCACAAAATCCTTTTTTTGCTTCAACATTTTCTGGCGCATGCTGTCGTTGGTGATTCGCGCCACCTCGTTGCCGACGCGATATTTTAACACGGGCAACGAAATTTCAATATTGTTATTGCTGCTGTTGTCCTGTTGATTGGGAAAGACTTTGCGTTGCTTGCTAAAAGTTTTCGATACGCAATATATGAGACGCCCGTTGACTATACAATCGACAATCTTTTTCGACTCTTTGTTGTACAAGACGCTTTGAATTTTACGACGCTTGTTCGCCACCGTGTACGCGTCGTCGTCGGCCGTCTTGTCGAGAACTCGTTGATAGTTTTGCAAAATTGTCGAAGTTAATAACAGTTCTATCAAATAGGCGTGCTTGTATACAATTTTGTTGGCCAAACTGTCTATAGAATAGTTTATGTCGTGATTCATAATAATTTTTATGTGTTCCACGAGTTGTTGCTTGTGAAGCGTGTTGTATTCGAAGAGAAAATCGAGCGGTTTCCATTTGCCGCTGTTGGCCAGATATGTTTCCAGCACAGAATTTAAATCTTCCGTCACTACGTAATCGCTAGCGTACACGTCTCGAGCAAACAGGACGTCGTCTTGTTTGTCGTAAACTAGTTGGATTGCGCGATTGATGTGCTTCTCTTGATCCACGTTGCCGTACAAAAACATGCGTTTGCAATGTTTGGCGTATAGCTTGTCGTAGAAATTGTGCACCAAAACGTTGTTGTTCATCATTATGTTGGGAAAACTCAAAAATCTGCCGTCCAGCATAAAAGTTCCGTTAATATTGTTGTTTGCGTCGACATCGTCCGTTTCTCTAAATTGCTTGTCTAAGCGCGTGCCGAATATAACGGGCACACATTTATGCATTACGCAACTGAGCTGTTCATTAAGAGCGCAACACAAATAAGACTTGCGTTCTTGAATAGCGCAAAAAAGCATACGTTCATTGCTGTTTGTAGCGCAATCAAAAGTATATTTTAATTTGTATTTATTTTCAATTCTATCGTACAACTCGTTGAAATCTTGAACCACGTCCGTCATCGTGAAGCGATTACTGCGCACTAATTATGTCTAAACGTGTTCGTGAACGGTCGGTTGTTTCGGATGAAACGGCCAAACGCATTCGACAAAACGAACACTGTCATGCCAAAAATGAATCTTTTTTGGGGTTTTGCAACTTGGAAGAAATTGATTATTATCAATGTTTAAAAATGCAATACGTTCCGGACCAAAAGTTTGACAACGATTTTATTTTAACAGTGTACAGAATGGCCAACGTGGTGACGAAACAAGTTAGACCGTATAACAGTATCGACGAAAAGCACCATTACAACACGGTGCGTAACGTGTTGATTTTAATAAAAAATGCGCGTTTAGTGCTTAGTAATAGTGTCAAAAAGCAATACTATGACGATGTGTTAAAATTGAAAAAAAATACAGACTTGGAATCGTACGATCCATTGATTACGGTCTTTTTACAAATTGGCGAATCTGTAAATGAAGAAATACAAAAACTCAGAAAAGCTTTGGTCAATATTTTTACTAATAAACCCGACAAGTCGGATATAAACAACCCAGATGTAGTTTCGTATCAATTTATTTTTGGCAGAGTACAAAAATTGTATAACAGGGCAATTAAACAAAAAACTAAAACTATAATTGTAAAACGTCCTACAACTATGAACAGAATTCAAATAGATTGGAAAACTCTTTCCGAAGACGAACAAAAAATGACTAGACAAGAAATTGCCGAAAAAATTGTAAAGCCTTGTTTTGAGCAATTTGGCACTATATTACACATATACGTATGTCCTTTAAAACACAACCGAATTATTGTCGAGTATGCAAACTCAGAGTCGGTACAAAAAGCCATGACTGTAAATGACGACACTCGATTTACAGTTACAGAGTTTTCCGTGGTTCAGTACTACAACGTGGCCAAAACAGAAATGGTGAACCAGCGAATTGACATAATAAGCAAGGACATTGAGGATTTAAGAAACGCTTTAAAATCTTACACATAAATTAAAATATCGAACAAAGGAAAAAAACAATTGTAACAAAAATAATTTACATTAAAATTTACAAGTTTTTTTCTAGTGTCGTACTTTTTTACAATGCGTCTGTTGTCCGTCGAGCATTGCAAACATATTGTGGACGGCGCAAAATAGCAAACAAAAGGCACGTCCGCGCTCTCCCACGCTATTCTAAAACGATGAATCCATATTAATTTTTCATTGTCGCCAAACGTCGCTCCGCTGCCTCCTTCCAATAACAAATACTCAGAAACACAAACATGTACAATTGCTGTCGCGGCGTTAATTGTCGCTGTTTTTCCAAATAGTCTATTATGGGAAACAAACACTTGTCACAACACAAATACTCGTTAATTGTCACAACCGACAAGCACATTTGGCAAAATGCGTCGCAATTTTTGTACGGACGAGATTCTATGCGAAGTTCGTTGTCCATGACGTCTTGGGTCCACTTTTTCAACAAGACACTTTTATATTTGTGATTTGTACAACTTTGGTACGTGTTAGAGTGTTTTTGATAAGCTTTGATAAGTTTAAAACTGTTGGAGTAAGGCCACGTCATTATGTTCTGCACCTTTTGTTTAAAAGACAGAAATTACTATATGTTCAAACTATTTAAAGATTATTGGCCAACGTGCACGACAGAATGCCAGATATGTCTTGAGAAAATTGACGATAACGGGGGCATAGTGGCAATGCCCGACACTGGCATGTTAAACTTGGAAAAGATGTTTCACGAACAATGTATTCAGCGTTGGCGTCGCGAACATACTCGAGATCCCTTTAATCGTGTTATAAAATATTATTTTAACTTTCCCCCAAAAACACTAGAGGAGTGCAACGTGATGCTTCGAGAAACTAAAGGGTCTATAGGCGATCACGAAATTGATCGCGTTTACAAACGCGTTTATCAACGCGTTACACAGGAAGACGCCCTGGACATTGAACTCGATTTTAGGCATTTTTTTAAAATGCAATCATGACGAACGTATGGTTCGCGACGGACGTCAACCTGATCAATTGTGTACTGAAAGATAATTTATTTTTGATAGATAATAATTACATTATTTTAAATGTGTTCGACCAAGAAACCGATCAAGTTAGACCTCTGTGCCTCGGTGAAATTAACGCCCTTCAAACCGATGCGGCCGCCCAAGCCGATGCAATGCTGGATACATCCTCGACGAGCGAATTGCAAAGTAACGCGTCCACGTAACAATTATTCAGATCCCGATAACGAAAACGACATGTTGCACATGACCGTGTTAAACAGCGTGTTTTTGAACGAGCACGCGAAATTGTATTATCGGCACTTGTTGCGCAACGATCAAGCCGAGGCGAGAAAAACAATTCTCAACGCCGACAGCGTGTACGAGTGCATGTTAATTAGACCAATTCGTACGGAACATTTTAGAAGCGTCGACGAGGCTGGCGAACACAACATGAGCGTTTTAAAGATCATCATCGATGCGGTCATCAAGTACATTGGCAAACTGGCCGACGACGAGTACATTTTGATAGCGGACCGCATGTATGTCGATTTAATCTATTCCGAATTTAGGGCCATTATTTTGCCTCAAAGCGCGTACATTATCAAAGGAGATTACGCAGAAAGCGATAGTGAAAGCGGGCAAAGTGTCGACGTTTGTAATGAACTCGAATATCCTTGGAAATTAATTACGGCGAACAATTGTATTGTTTCTACGGACGAGTCACGTCAGTCGCAATACATTTATCGCACTTTTCTTTTGTACAATACAGTCTTGACCGCAATTCTTAAACAAAACAATCCATTCGACGTAATTGCCGAAAATACTTCTATTTCAATTATAGTCAGGAATTTGGGCAGCTGTCCAAACAATAAAGATCGGGTAAAGTGCTGCGATCTTAATTACGGCGGCGTCCCGCCGGGACATGTCATGTGCCCGCCGCGTGAGATCACCAAAAAATTTTTTCATTACGCAAAGTGGGTTCGAAATCCCAACAAGTACAAACGATACAGCGAGTTAATCGCGCGCCAATCAGAAACCGGCGGCGGATCTGCGAGTTTACGCGAAAACGTAAACAACCAGCTACACGCTCGAGATGTGTCTCAATTACATTTATTGGATTGGGAAAACTTTATGGGTGAATTCAGCAGTTATTTTGGTCTGCACGCACACAACGTGTAGCATCGCCAGTATTTAACAGCTGACCTATTTGTTAAACAAGCATTCTTATCTCAATAATTGGTCCGACGTGGTGACAATTGTATCCACAATCATGAAAAAAGTAGCGCTTGGAAAAATTATCGAAAACACAGTAGAAAGCAAATATAAAAGCAACAGTGTGTCGTCGTCATTGTCAACGGGCGCCAGTGCAAAATTGAGTTTAAGCGAATATTACAAAACTTTTGAAGCAAATAAAGTGGGCCAGCACACTACGTACGACGTGGTCGGCAAGCGAGATTACACGAAATTTGACAAATTGGTGAAAAAATATTGACATGCTGCGATCAATCATGCGACGTTTCAAGAGTACAAACAATCTCAGCAAAAAACCCTCCGATTATTATGTAGTGTTATGTCCAAAGTGTTATTTTGTGACGTCGGCCGAAGTGAGCGTGGCTGAATACATAGAAATGCATAAAAATTTTAACACGAAATTCGCCGATCGGTGCCCTAACGATTTTATTGTGACCAACTCTAAAAGTTGGAATAATCATGAAAATTGTTCTGCCCTATTTTACCCTCTGTGTTAATAAAGTTTGTTGTTTGTATTTTGTGGTTTTATTTATTTACGCTAGATATTGGGTTTAAGGTTCTTAGAAATAGAGTTGTATTTTCCCTACCAAAAGGGATTTGAGCTTCATATAAATACAATATTCGCTCGACAAGCGGTTTATTTCACTCGGAGGTATTATATCAGGCAGTCGAACGTGCGCGATGAAACATCCCGTTTACGCTAGATATTTGGAGTTTGATGATGTAGTGTTAGATTTGACTAGTTTAATATTTTTAGAGTTTGATAACGCTCAAAATGAAGAGTACATTATTTTTATGAATGTAAAAAAGGCGTTTTACAAAAACTTTCACATTACTTGTGATCTGTCGCTTGAAACGCTGACCGTGTTGGTGTACGAAAAAGCTCGCCTAATTGTGAAACAAATGGAGTTTGAGCAGCCGCCAAACTTTGTTAATTTTATCAGTTTCAACGCGACCGACAACGACAACTCCATGATAATAGACTTGTGTTCCGACGCGCGCATAATCGTGGCCAAGAAGCTGACGCCCGACGAAACGTATCATCAGCGCGTGTCCGGATTTTTGGATTTTCAAAAACGTAACTGCATACCTCGGCCCCCAATCGAGTCGGACCCAAAAGTGCGAGACGCCTTGGATCGTGAACTAGAAATAAAACTATACAAGTAGAAAAAAATTAATTTATTAATAGTTGTAATAATTATCTTCGTCCTCATCTTCGCTGGTGTCATAATGCGGTGGTGTGTTTGTGTTTTGTTTTAATCGTTTGCGCGTCGACACCACTTCGCCGATAGGAAATTTTTTGGATTTCGCATTAAATGCCCTCTTAGCGACGCGCCGTTTACGACTACTAAACATGTTGACGCGCTCGTCGTCTTCAGTGTCATAATCCGTGCTAGTGTTTTCGTTGTTATTTTCTATGAGACGATCGTTTGATTTAGTTTTCGTAGAATTGTCCGCGTTATCGTCGCTTTCGTCGATGTCGTCCCTAACTATCTCGTAGGCGGCTTTGCGCGGAATCCAAGATTTTGCAATGTATCTATTTTAACGTACTTTTCTTCGAGCGCTTTTCTAGCTTTATGCATAGCAATGTCTTCGTCGCCGCCGTTCATTTTATGATACTTTGTAAACGTCTCGACGAATAACTTTTTGGCGCGAGGAGGCATTTTTTCATTGTATAACATATCGGGAATTTGATACATTGTAATTAGAATTAAGCAAGTTCGTCTTCGGTTGTACTGTATTCGGTTTCTGTATCTGTAGTGGAATCCTCTGTACTAGTAGTAGTGTCGCTATTGTTGGCGTCAGGCCTTGGCTGCCATTTACCGTCTATCAACATGTATTTTTTCCTAACAGCACAACATGCTAGCTTGGTAGCTATCTGTGTCGACTTATATTTTTGTAAACTACGATCGTAGAATTTTTCAAATATCCTCTTACCGTTATAGGGAAGGTTTTGATAATATTTAGGCAACATATCAATAAAAGACAATATAAAAACTTTGTGTTTGTGTTTTATTTATCACATAAAATGGACGTCTGGCAAGAATCACAACCAATATTAGTGTTTTTTTTCTTACATTACGAGATTCAACTTGATACTAAAATTAATTATTAATTAAATTAAATTAAATTTTGAAGCATTTTTTCGCTATCGTTTTCAGACTCAAAATTATCGACGCTATCGCTATGAAAAGCGTAATATTTGTTGGCTTTGAGATATTCTATATTTTGCTCATTTTTAACAATAAACACGCGACTCTTTTCGTCGCGTCTCACCATAACACCGTTTTTACAAATGGAAATGTATTTGTAAAACGGCAACAGAGCGTCGCGAGTTTTTTTAAGTAACAGCTTTTGCTCCGCTGTGGCGGCCACAAATATTTTTACGGGCCCGTCGTAATTAATGTTTAAATTAAAATTTTTAAGTCGACGCTCGCGCGACTTGGTTTGCCATTCTTTAGCGCGCGTCGCGTCACACAGCTTGGCCACAATGTGGTTTTTGTCAAACGAAGATTCTATGACGTGTTTAAAGTTTAGGTCGAGTAAAGCGCAAATCTTTTTTAAATAATAGTTTCTAATTTTTTTATTATTCAGCCTGCTGTCGTGAATACCGTATATCTCAACGCTGTCTGTGAGATTGTCGTATTCTAGCCTTTTTAGTTTTTCGCTCATCGACTTGATATTGTCCGACACATTTTCGTCGATTTGCGTTTTGATCAACGACTTGAGCAGAGACACGTTAATCAACTGTTCAAATTGATCCATATTAACTATATCAACCCGATGCGTATATGGTGCGTAAAATATATTTTTTAACCCTCTTATACTTTGCACTCTGCGTTAATACGCGTTCGTGTACAGACGTAATCATGTTTTCTTTTTTGGATAAAACTCCTACTGAGTTTGACCTCATATTAGACCCTCACAAGTTGCAAAACGTGGCATTTTTTACCAATGAAGAATTTAAAGTTATTTTAAAAAATTTCATCACAGATTTAAAGAAGAACCAAAAATTAAATTATTTCAACAGTTTAATCGACCAATTAATCAACGTGTACACAGACGCGTCGGTGAAAAACACGCAGCCCGACGTGTTGGCTAAAATTATCAAATCAACTTGTGTTATAGTCACAGATTTGCCGTCCAACGTGTTTCTCAAAAAGTTGAAGACCAACAAGTTTACAGACACTATTAATTATTTAATTTTGCCCCACTTTATTTTGTGGGATCACAATTTTGTTATATTTTTAAACAAAGCTTTCAATTCTAAACATGAAAACGATCTGGTTGACATTTCGGGCGCTCTGCAGAAAATCAAACTTACACACGGTGTCATCAAAGATCAGTTGCAGAGCAAAAACGGGTACGCGGTCCAATACTTGTACGCGACGTTTCTCAACACGGCCTCGTTCTACGCCAACGTGCAATGTTTAAATGGTGTCAACGAAATTATGCCGCCGCGGAGCAGCGTAAAGCGCTATTATGGACGTGATGTGGACAACGTGCGTGCATGGACCACGCGTCATCCCAACATTAGCCAGCTGAGTACGCAAGTCTCGGACGTCCACATTAACGAGTCATCTACCGACTGGAATGTAAAAGTGGGTCTGGGAATATTTCCCGGCGCTAACACAGACTGCGACGGTGACAAAAAAATTATTACATTTTTACCCAAACCTAATTCCCTAATCGACTCGGAATGCCTTTTGTACGGCGACCCTCGGTTTAATTTCATTTGCTTTGACAAAAACCGTTTGTCGTTTGTGTCACAACAAATTTATTATTTGTACAAAAATATTGACGCAATGGAGGCGTTGTTTAAATCTACACCATTGGTTTACGCGCTGTGGCAAAAACATAAACATGAGCAGTTTGCACAGAGGCTAGAGATGTTGTTGCGTGATTTTTGCTTAATTGCCAGTTCAAACGCTAGTTATTTACTTTTTAAACAGCTTACACAGCTCATAGCTAACGAAGAAATGGTGTGCGGAGATGAAGAAATATTCAATTTAGGCGGCCAATTTGTAGACATGATTAAAAGCGGTGCTAAAGGCAGTCAAAATCTGATTAAAAGCACGCAACAATACCGACAGACTTTAAATACAGATATTGAAACTGTGTCTTCACGAGCCACCACCAGTTTAAATAGTTACATATCTTCTCACAATAAGGTAAAAGTGTGTGGCGCCGACATATATCATAACACGGTTGTGTTACAGAGCGTGTTTATTAAAAATAACTATGTTTGTTACAAAAACGACGAACGTACAATCATGAATATTTGCGCTTTGCCCTCTGAGTTTCTGTTTCCAGAACATTTGCTCGACATGTTCATTGAATGATAATATAAATAGAGCGCATTTGATTGCATGCAATCAGTGTTTTATTAATTTTAGAGCAACATGTACGATAAATTTATGATCTATCTTCACTTGAATGGGCTGCACGGAGAAGCAAAATACTACAAATATTTAATGTCTCAAATGGATTTTGAAAATCAAGTAGCCGATGAAATCAAGCGGTTTTGTGAAACTCGTCTGAAACCGGCAATCAGTTGCAACACTTTAACTGCGGAAAGTCTCAATACGCTCGTAGACAGCGTAGTCTGCAAAAATGGACTGTTAAATCCTTACGCCAAAGAAGTACAGTTTGCTTTGCAATATCTTTTTGACGATGACGAAATATCCAAACGAGATCAAGATGGCTTTAAACTATTTTTATTACATAATTATGACAGGTGTGAAAATATGGAAGAATATTTTTTAATTAACAATTTTAGCATAGCAGACTACGAATTTGAAGACATGTTTGAAATTGTTCGTATTGATTGTAGAGATCTGTTATTACTTCTTGCTAAATATAATATGTAATTAAAATTTTGTTTGTTTTATTAAAATCCTGGATTAAAAAATGACGAATAATTTGATTTGCGTGCACGCCAACAAGATTCTTCGTCATTATGATCAATGCGTGCATCAAGTTTATGCTTTTGTAATTGGCTTCTGACCACTTTAGCCATTTGAGCGTATCTGCATTCGTCGTCTAGAGTTTCAAACACCAGATCGGCGCAATTATAAAATCCTTCACCCACGGGATCTATGCGCTGCCAACGCACATACATTACAAATTGATTTGACCTGTACGGTATTACTACGGGTATAGAATAGACTAGACTGTTGTCACATAATGAATCGCCCGGATTTGGAATTAAATTTGAATCGTTACCACCTATGTATTCTAATTCGTTCCAAGTTATTGGATTGCGACGATCCCAGTTTGATTTAGTAATAAACACTTCAAAATAACTGGGCTCGTGTATGGCTGTTGGACAAAAATGAACATTCATCTGATAAACCGGTTGATAGCGATTTAAATATAGCGTATTTGGCCTCCAGTTGTTAAAAGGTTCGTCCATTCCGCTTTTATCACCAAACACAGAATTGCGATCGTTTGAACCGGCACCGCAAAGTGTGTGCGGCACAACCCTTTGTTTGATTAGGTCAAAATCGTCATAATTAGGACCGGCCACAGCCGCGTATTCCATATACTGTTGAAACATGTATTGCGCTGTGGAAGCGGCCGCCCCGGATTCTAAATCGAGAGCTCGATATTTATAATAGACTGATTTGTAAGCATTGCGGCACGCGGCGTCGGGAATGTTATCGCCATTGTCGGGCCAATAAAAGTTTCCATCTTTAAAACATTTATATTGACGGGCCGTCGGCACGGACAAATAGCCGTGAGAGCGCACTGCCGGCGCGTGAATCGCAGCAAACAATGCAATTAATAATGCAATCATTATGATTATACTTATAGAACACTAATCGGAATAATAACCGCTGTCGTAATCTTGGTCAAAAACGTTATGTTGAAACATAATAACACCTTACAGTAACATACAATAAAACAACATAGTATCGTATATAATTATAAACTTTATTTTTTCATTTTATACAAACAAAATTTATACGTATTGTTAGCACATTGAGTGTCATTTTCGCTGTCTGAACTATCACAATCATCGTCATCATCATCATCATTGTCATCGTCGTCGTCACGTTTGCGTTTGACACTGCATTTTTTTTGGTTAATTTTCACTAACACTGGTTCTTTTCGATCGTACAATTGATTCTGCATGTACTTTTGCATGATCGCGGTAAAACACTTTGCAATTTTATCCTTTTGTTCGTCGCCAAATATTTCCAGCAACTCGTTCATAAATGTGCACAAAATGCCCATGTGTTTTATCCAGCTGATTCGCATTTTCACTGGATCGAACAAACGCAAGGGGTACGCTTTTTCTGTTACCTTGCCTTCGATGTCTATCAAAAGGTACGGGATACGATCTCCGTTGCCGGGCACAAAATCCGTGCCTTTGTTAACCAAAATTTCTCTACAATGCCTAGCCACCGTAATCACGCGTCTTTTGGGTGACGGACCCTCATTATCGTCAGTTGATTTGCGTTTTTTGCCCGGGTTATCGTTATAGGTCATACTAAAGCTGTAGTCGGTCAACGATTTTGATTTGGCAAACTCATCATAGTATTCATAAAAACTAGTCTGTAAACTTTGCAAACATTTGTCCATGTCCAAATGACGCAATATTTGTTCCACTGCCGTCCTAAACGCGATTCTCATAAAAACGGGCATATCCTTTTTAACTAACCAACCCTTGTATACGATTTTATTCTCACTGTTGAGATAGCAATATTTTTTCTTTTTTAATAGTATTAAAACTTTCATTAAATTTTCAAATGCCATTTTGTAACCGTCCGTGAATGAGTTATTAACGCGTGTCTCAACATGTGTGCATATTTGTTTTAATGTGTCGGTTTCGTTGGATATTTCGTTATAGTTAAATGTGGGCAAAACAAATGTAGAATCTGTGTCGCCGTACACAACTTTAAAAGTGATGCTGCCCAGATTGAATTTTTCTAAAATCTCAGGGTCGTTGCTCAAACCTTCAATCAGAGAAATGGCCAGCCGCAACTGATTGCGACCAACTCTAGTGATGTAGTTTGCAAGCACTTTGTAAAAAATGCCATAATAACCGTATATGCTATTGGCGGTGCGCTTCACGGAATTTTGTTTTTGATCGTACAGATCGTACAAGAATGCCGATTCGCTTTGATTGTCGCGATTCTTTTTAAATTTGCACCTTTCGCTTAACAATTTTAATAGCAATTTAACAACTATTGCACGCGAATTGTGGTTCAAATACACGTTGCCGTCTTCGCATAAAATTAAATTGGACAAACAAGCACAAATGGCTATCATTATAGTCAAGTACAAAGAATTAAAATCGAGAGAAAACGCGTTCTTGTAAATGCCTGCACGAGGTTTTAACACTTTGCCGCCTTTGTACTTGACCGTTTGATTGGCGGGTCCCAAATTGATGGCATCTTTAGGTATGTTTTTTAGAGGTATCAATTTTCTTTTGAGATTAGAAATACCCGCTGCGGCTTTGTCGGCTTTGAATTGGCCCGATATTATTGACAGATCGTTTTTGTTAAAAAAATACGGGTCAGGCTCCTCTTTGCCGGTGCTCTCGTTAATGCGCGTGTTTGTGATGGCTGCGTAAAAGCACGCCACGCTAATCAAATGCGAAATATTACATATCACGTCGTCTGTACACAAACGATGCAATATACATTGCGAATATACAGAATCGGCCATTTTCAATTTGACAAACAATTTTATCGGCAACATGCAATCCTGCACGTTGTACTTGGCAATCACGTCCAGCCGTCGAGTGTTGTACATCTTGACCATTTCGGTCCAAGGCAAATCGATTTTGTTTTCACCCAAATAGTAACTACTGATTGTGTTCAATTGAAAGTTTTCAACTTTATGCTGATTAGAATCGCTGCTGAAAAATTTATACAAATCAATGTGAATGTAATAGTTAAAATAATACGTGTCCACTTTGTTGCCCAACTTGTTTATAAACAGCTTTGTCGTCGGCGCCGCAGCCGGCAAATCGTAACGCTTTAATAGCATTTTGGTTTTATTCAATCGTCCAAGTATATAGGGCAGATCAAATACGTCTCCGTTAAAATCCAAAATCACATCGGGATTTGTAATTTTTATCATGTCAAAAAACGCTGTAATCATGTCGATTTCATTTTGAAACATGACCACATACGTGTCATCGTCATAGGTCTCTGGAATCTGGGTCGGCAGCTTGTGATACATAAAACAAAATTTTGCATACTCGTCGTTTTTGTACACCACAAATCCTATAGACATTATGCAATCAACCGATGCTTTCGACATGTTGTGGCCGTCCGAATGAGTCTCAATGTCATAGCACGACAAAACGGGCATGATGCCGCTGGTTAAAGTCATTTCATCGACCAACTCAAAGTCTTCATTAAAATGTTGCAAATTAAACATGCGCGTCGTCGATCCACCGACATAGTTATTTTGGCAGCGTTGTGTTTTCTTGAATCGCATATAGGCGCCTTCCACAAACGGCGTTTGCATGTGTACGCGATTAACGTTGTGAAGAAACTTGTCCAAACACGCCGCGTTGTCCGATGGCGCTGCTTTGTTTCTTTCGTATTTAATCACGTTTATCTTGTTCAAATAATTTCCTTCCACGCCCGGCGCCACAAACGTGGTGTAGCTGATGCACTTGTTGCGGCAAGACGGAAATATGTGCTTGTCGTAGCATTGTTTGTAAGAATACAAATTTAGTTTTACTTTAAAGTAAAACTGCAGCACTCGTTCTTTGATATTTGTATTACAAAATGCAAACAAGCAACCTTGTTTTTCATCGTAATGCAAACGAATGATACGAAACGTATCGGCTGAAGTAATATTGAATTCTCCTGGTTTTGCATATTCTGCAAAGCGCGTTTTGAGTTCATTGTAAGGATATATTTTCATTTTTAAATATGCAGCGATGGCCCAAATATGGAGGCACAGACGTCAACACGCGCACTGTACACGATTTGTTAAACACCATAAACACCATGAGTGCTCGAATCAAAACTCTGGAGCGGTATGAGCACGCTTTGCGAGAGATTCACAAAGTCGTTGTAATTTTGAAACCGTCCGCGAACACACATAGCTTTGAACCCGACGCTCTGCCGGCGTTGATTATGCAATTTTTATCGGATTTCGCCGGCCGAGATATCAACACGTTGACGCACAACATCAACTACAAGTACGATTACAATTATCCGCCGGCGCCCGTGCCCGCGATGCAACCACCGCCACCGCCTCCTCAACCCCCCGCGCCACCTCAACCACCGTATTACAACAATTATCCGTATTATCCGCCGTATCCGTTTTCGACACCGCCGCCAACACAGCCGCCAGAATCGAACGTCGCGGGCGTCGGCGGCTCGCAAAGTTTGAATCAAATCACGTTGACTAACGAGGAGGAGTCTGAACTGGCGGCTTTATTTAAAAACATGCAAACGAACATGACTTGGGAACTTGTTCAAAATTTCGTTGAAGTGTTAATCAGGATCGTACGCGTGCACGTAGTAAACAACGTGACCATGATTAACGTTATATCGTCTATAACTTCCGTTCGAACATTAATTGATTACAATTTTACAGAATTTATTAGATGCGTATACCAAAAAACAAACATACGTTTTGCAATAGATCAGTATCTGTGCACTAACATAGTTACGTTTATAGATTTTTTTACTAGAGTCTTTTATTTGGTGATGCGAACAAATTTTCAGTTCACCACTTTTGACCAATTGACCCAATACTCTAACGAACTTTACACAAGAATTCAAACGAGCATACTTCAAAGCGCGGCTCCTCTTTCTCCTCCGACCGTGGAAACGGTCAACAGCGATATCGTCATTTCAAATTTGCAAGAACAATTAAAAAGAGAACGCGCTTTGATGCAACAAATCAGCGAGCAACATAGAATTGCAAACGAAAGAGTGGAAACTCTGCAATCGCAATACGACGAGTTGGATTTAAAGTATAAAGAGATATTTGAAGACAAAAGTGAATTCGCACAACAAAAAAGTGAAAACGTGCGAAAAATTAAACAATTAGAGAGATCCAACAAAGAACTCAACGACACCGTACAGAAATTGAGAGATGAAAATGCCGAAAGATTGTCTGAAATACAATTGCAAAAAGGCGATTTGGACGAATATAAAAACATGAATCGCCAGTTGAACGAGGACATTTATAAACTCAAAAGAAGAATAGAATCGACATTTGATAAAGATTACGTCGAAACCTTGAACGATAAAATTGAATCGTTGGAAAAGCAATTGGATGATAAACAAAATTTAAACCGGGAACTAAGAAGCAGCATTTCAAAAATAGACGAAACTACACAGAGGTACAAACTTGACGCCAAAGATATTATGGAACTCAAACAGTCGGTATCGATTAAAGATCAAGAAATTGCCATGAAAAACGCTCAATATTTAGAATTGAGTGCTATATATCAACAAACTGTAAATGAATTAACTGCAACTAAAAATGAATTGTCTCAAGTCGCGACAACCAATCAAAGTTTATTTGCAGAAAATGAAGAATCTAAAGTGCTTTTAGAAGGCACGTTGGCGTTTATAGATAGCTTTTATCAAATAATTATGCAGATTGAAAAACCTGATTACGTGCCGATTTCTAAACCACAGCTTACAGCACAAGAAAGTATATATCAAACGGATTATATCAAAGATTGGTTGCAAAAATTGAGGTCTAAACTGTCAAACGCCGACGTTGCCAATTTGCAATCAGTTTCCGAATTGAGTGATTTAAAAAGTCAAATAATTTCTATTGTACCACGAAATATTGTAAATCGAATTTTAAAAGAAAATTATAAAGTAAAAGTAGAAAATGTCAATGCAGAATTACTGGAAAGTGTTGCTGTCACAAGTGCTGTAAGCGCTTTAGTACAGCAATATGAACGATCAGAAAAGCAAAACGTTAAACTTAGACAAGAATTCGAAATAAAATTAAACGATTTACAAAGATTATTGGAGCAAAATCAGACTGATTTTGAGTCAATATCAGAGTTTATCTCACGAGATCCGGCTTTCAACAGAAATTTAAATGACGAGCGATTCCAAAACTTGAGGCAACAATACGACGAAATGTCTAGTAAATATTCAGCCTTGGAAACGACTAAAATTAAAGAGATGGAGTCTATTGCAGATCAGGCTGTCAAATCTGAAATGAGTAAATTAAACACACAACTAGATGAATTAAACTCTTTATTTGTTAAATATAATCGTAAAGCTCAAGACATATTTGAGTGGAAAACTAGCATGCTTAAAAGGTACGAAACGTTGGCGCGAACAACAGCGGCCAGCGTTCAACCAAACGTCGAATAGAATTACAAAAATTTATATTCATTTTCATCTTCGTCATACTTCAACAGTCCCAACACGTTCATGTTGTGATTCTCGCCGTTCTCGACAGTTACGTAAATAGTTACTTTGATTAAATTATCTTCCAGCAGCATTGAGATTTGATTGAAATCCGCACATAGCTTTTGTAGCGAATCCGCTTCGGTTTTTTTATTTGTGTTGACGTAGAAAACAGATTTGTTCCATTTGCCCAAGTCGGAAGAGGTAGAACAGTCATCCGAATCGGCAATGTTCAACTCGTCGCTTTTAAACTGCACAATAAACTTGTTATCGCCCATGTCATTTTCTTCCAATTCGCTTTTTAACACATTTACATTGTACGAAGCAACGTGTTTGTTCGATCGACTAATGTTGATCTTTGCGTTTGTGCAATTTTGCAAATTTGAATATGCTTCGCTTTCTTTAGCCTCGCACAATTCGATGCGCGTAGAGTTGACCACGTTCCAATTCATGTACACGTTTGATCCATTAAAAATTTGTTGACACTTTATACTGTAAATGGTAAAGATTTGGTTTTCATTGTCTTTTAAATATTTAAACACCTCATTGATGTCGTCAGACCCCTTTATATTGTTCTTGAATAGATTTATTAGTGTTTTCGCATTGACAGAACATTCCACTTGAACCACGTCGGGATCGTCGTTGAGATTTTTGTACACAACCTCAAAAACAACTTTGTACAAACCGCTGTTGATTTTCTTGTAGATAAATTTGTACTTTACAATAATATTGACGCCATCTTCATTTTCAAAATGTTTGTTAGTCAAATAGTCGCTCATGGGGGTTGCAGTTTCAATTTCCATTTCACATTCTTTGTATTCGTTGATCTGAATCATTTGACTAAACTTTGTTTTCACATAATTTAAACTAATGTCATAGCACTTGCCTTCTTCCATGTCTTTGAAAGATTGCGAATCGCCGTAGTATTCTTGAATTTTGTTGTCGGACATTATTCGAAAAGTGTAATGGTATTCATTATCGATACTCAACGTCATTTTGCTCATCAATTTACCACTAATCCTTTTGTAATTTTCTCTAATCTTCTTGGGGCTACTGGCCATAGCCATGCGTTTTATAAGCGGCTCACCGCTACTTTCTCCAGACAAAGATCTTTTGGTCGCCATATTGCTGTTGTCGATATGTGGGAATCTATCCGATGGCAAATACTGAATGGCGACGAAATCGAAGTGTCGCCAGAGCACCGTTCGTTAGCGTGGAGGGAGTTGATTATAAACGTGGCCAGCAACACGCCGCTCGACAACACGTTCAGAACAATGTTTCAAAAAGCCGATTTTGAAAATTTCGACTACAACACGCCGATTGTGTACAATTTAAAAACAAAAACTTTAACAATGTACAACGAGAGAATAAGAGCGGCTCTGAACAGACCCGTCCGATTTAACGATCAAACGGTCAATGTTAATATTGCGTACGTATTTTTGTTCTTTATTTGTATAGTTTTGCTGAGCGTGTTGGCCGTCTTTTTCGACACAAACATTGCGACCGACACGAAGAGTAAAAATGTTGCAGCAAAAATTAAATAAACTCAAAGATGGTTTGAACACGTTCAGCAGCAAGTCGGTGGTTTGCGCTCGCTCAAAATTATTTGACAAACGCCCAACGCGCAGACCTAGATGTTGGCGAAAACTATCAGAGATCGACAAAAAGTTTCACGTTTGCCGACACGTTGACACGTTTTTGGATTTGTGCGGCGGACCGGGCGAGTTTGCCAACTATACCATGTCGTTGAACCCGCTTTGCAAAGCGTATGGCGTCACGTTGACAAACAACTCGGTGTGCGTGTACAAACCGACAGTGCGCAAACGCAAAAATTTCACAACCATTACGGGGCCCGACAAGTCAGGCGACGTGTTTGATAAAAATGTTGTATTTGAGATTAGCATCAAGTGTGGCAACGCGTGCGATCTGGTGTTGGCAGATGGCTCGGTTGACGTTAATGGACGCGAAAACGAACAAGAACGTCTCAACTTTGATTTGATCATGTGCGAGACGCAGCTAATTTTAATTTGCCTGCGTCCCGGCGGCAATTGCGTTTTAAAAGTTTTCGACGCGTTTGAACACGAAACGATCCAAATGCTAAACAAGTTTGTTAACCATTTCGAAAAATGGGTTTTATACAAACCGCCTTCTTCTCGGCCTGCCAATTCCGAACGCTATTTAATTTGTTTCAATAAATTAGTTAGACCGTATTGTAACAATTATGTCAACGAGTTGGAAAAACAGTTTGAAAAATATTATCGCATACAATTAAAAAACTTAAACAAGTTGATAAACTTGTTGAAAATATAACGTGTGTATAAAAAGCCAGCGGCTTCAAATCAGGCATCATTCAACATGGATTCGCTAGCCAATTTGTGCTTGAAAACCCTGCCTTACAAGTTTGAGCCGCCTAAGTTTTTACGAACAAAATATTGCGACGCATGTCGCTACAGATTTTTACCAAAATTTTCTGATGAAAAATTTTGTGGACAATGCATATGCAACATATGCAACAATCCAAAAAATATAGATTGTCCATCATCATATATATCGAAAATTAAACCGAAGAAAGAAAACAAAGAAATATATATTACCAGCAACAAGTTTAATAAAACGTGCAAAAACGAATGTAATCAACAATCAAACCGGAGATGTTTAATTTCCTATTTTACAAATGAAAGTTGTAAAGAGCTCAATTGTTGTTGGTTTAATAAAAACTGTTACATGTGTTTGGAATATAAAAAGAATTTATACAATGTAAATTTGTATACGATTGATGGTCATTGTCCTTCGTTTAAAGCCGTTTGTTTTTCATGTATAAAAAGAATCAAAACGTGCCAAGTTTGCAATCAACCTTTATTGAAAATGTACAAAGAGAAGCAAGAAGAGCGTTTGAAGATGCAGTCGCTGTACGCAACGTTGGCCGATGTAGATTTAAAAATATTAGACATTTACGATGTCGACAATTATTCTAGAAAAATGATATTGTGTGCTCAATGTCATATATTTGCACGCTGTTTTTGTACCAATACCATGCAATGTTTTTGTCCTCGACAGGGTTATAAGTGTGAATGTATATGCCGACGATCTAAATATTTTAAAAATAATGTATTGTGTGTTAAAAGTAAAGCGGCTTGTTTTAATAAAATGAAAATAAAACGTGTTCCAAAATGGAAGCATAGTGTAGATTATACTTTCAAAAGTATATACAAGTTAATAAATGTTTAATTTTAAGGATATTGTTATGGAATAAACTATAAAATGAATTTGATGCAATTTAATTTTTTGATACTTTCCACAGACGGTAGATTCAGAACGATGGCAAACATGTCGCTAGACAATGAGTACAAACTTGAATTGGCCAAAACGGGGCTGTTTTCTCACAATAACCTGATTAAATGTATAGGCTGTCGCACGATTTTGGACAAGATTAACGCCAAGCAAATTAAACGACACACGTATTCGAATTATTGCATATCGTCAACCAACGCGTTGATGTTCAATGAATCGATGAGAAAAAAATCATTTACGAGTTTTAAAAGCTCTCGGCGTCAGTTTGCATCACAATCCGTGGTCGTTGACATGTTGGCTCGTCGCGGCTTCTATTATTTTGGCAAAGCCGGCCATTTGCGTTGTTCCGGATGCCATATAGTTTTTAAATATAAAAGCGTAGACGACGCCCAACGCCGGCACAAACAAAATTGCAAGTTTCTCAACGCAATAGAAGACTATTCCGTCAATGAACAATTTGGCAAACTCGATGTTGCGGAAAAAGAAATACTGGCTGCCGATTTGATTCCTCCGCGGCTAAGCGTTAAACCTTCGGCGCCGCCCGCCGAACCGCTAACTCAACAGGTCTCCGAATGCAAAGTTTGTTTTGATAGAGAAAAATCGGTGTGTTTCATGCCGTGCCGTCACCTGGCTGTGTGCACGGAATGTTCGCGTCGGTGCAAGCGTTGTTGTGTGTGCAACGCAAAAATTATGCAGCGCATCGAAACATTACCTCAGTAAACATTGCAAACGACTACGACATTCTTTAAAAATAAGCTATATATAAATATTGCATTGTATGACAAAAAAATTATTAACCTACTGCAAAGTAAAACTTGTAAAAGGCTTTTCAAAAAAATTTGCGAGTTTATTTTGTCGCTGCGTCGTGTCGCATCTAAGCGACGAAGACGACAGCGACGGTGATCGCTATTATCAGTATAATAACAATTGTAATTTCATATACATAAATATTGTAAAATAAAAGACATATTATTGTACATAATGTTTTATTGTAATTAAATTAATACACCAATTTAAACACATGTTGATGTTGTTGTGAATAATTTTTAAATTTTTACTTTTTTCGTCAAACACTATGGCGTTGCTTTCGATTAGTTTTTTCGTTAGCATTTCATCTAAAAAATCAAACTGTTTGCCCGGCGCGTTTAGGGATTCTATGGTGTAGTCGGGCGTGTCGCTGTTTAGATATTGGTCCACTTCGCGCATTATGTCCAAGACGTTGTTCTGCAAATGAATGAGCTTTGTCACCACGTCCACGGACGTGTTCATGTTTCTTTTTTGAAAACTAAATTGCAACAATTGTACGTGTCCACTATACAATTCGGCTTAATATACTCGTCGGCGCAATCGTATTTGCAATCCAATTTCGTGTTCAACAAATTGGTGATGATATCTTTGAACGTGCACGTTTTCAATTTGTCCTTATCGGCCAACGCAAGTTTCAATTCGCTCTGTAAAGTTTCTAAAATTTTGTCTTTATTGTTGTCAAATTCGTGCGTGTTGCGTTCCAACCACAATTTGAACGGCTCGTCGACAAAAATGCTGCGCAACACCTCGTACAACTGTCTGCCTAACGTGTACACTTGCTCGTATTCTTTCATGCTGACCTCTTTGCTAACGTACATTACTAAAAAATCTACAAGTATTTTCAAACATTTGTAATAGGCGACGTATTTTGATTTAAGTTTTAAACCGTCCACCGTGTATTCGTCCACGTTCGCATCGACCACTTTTCGATTATTATCGCCGCTTGTTGCCGGCGCGTCGGCCTGTTCGGTTTTAACTATATCCGGTTCAATATTTAAAGTTTCAAAAGATTTAATGGCATTCATAAAATCATCTTTTTGCTTTGGCGTGGTCAATGGTAAATCTATCGAGGAGTTGTCGTCCGTGTGCTCTTCGGGCACGCTGTTCAGACGTAACGTAATCTTTTTGGGATCGTCTTCATCGGGTATCAAATCGGCTTTAATTTTATTAGAATTGAGCAACGACATGGTGGTCGCTTGTAAATTTAATAAATTAATTAAAGACTGAAATTGTATATTGCACAAATTTATTTTCATTTTTATTGATCTTACTATTAATACGCTGGCAGTTGGTATGCTTCATCCATTTTTGTGACTAGAAAATTTGCTAAAAAACTGAGCTCGTCCTGTGTTAAAACGTTGTCGTCCACGAATCTATGCAATGTAAATGTTACACTGACATTGTTTAACAATGCATGTATTAAAAAATCAACCTGTCGCCTACTGAGTTTATTAGAAGAGTCGACCGTTTCTACTAGTTTGTAGATTTTGTTATTTTCAATTTCATTGTTTAAAAACATGTTAACTACTCGTTTGAGTTTAAGCGAAAAATCCTTGTCCGGATAGACTTGTTCGCACAGCCAATTGCTAAGAGTGGTTTTGACCACGGACACCTTGGTGGTGAACGTCGTCGATTTGACCAGTTCGGTGAAAAAGTTTTTCATTAAATTGGACATTTTAACAAACACTTATCAATCTATTGAGCTGGTATTTTTGTTTAGAATCGCATCAAGCGCTTGCTCGATCTCCAATTTTTTTCGGACGCTCTTAGCTTTATGACTCGGTATGTCTTCTACGGTAGACTCGGTGTTCTTACTTATAATGGCCGGGCTGACGATAATAAACACGAGAAACAATATGAGCAGATACAAAAAGATGCTGTTTTCCTTTTTGTCATACACTAGGCTAAATATGGCCAGTGCGCCCAACAACAAATATAAATTCATTTTTATTCCCTTACTCTATTCGTTGCGATAGTACAACAACGATTCTCCCGACGAACCGGACGAATTGCGATTATGCTGCGCGTCGTCGTCGTCGTTGTTGTTCTCCTCTTCGCTGCTCGTTTCGTCTAAACCTATATTGTATTTGTTCAAGTAATGTTTGGTGCTTGCGGAGGATTCGTGGTTCATTAATTTGGCCACTTTTTGTAAAGGCACGCCGCTATTGTATAGGTTACTGCTCAAATAATGTCTTATCATGTTGCTGCGCGGCCGTTCCATCTCGACGCCCGACTCTTCAAGGAGTCGCCTGAAATCTTTGAAGGGCGTCGAGGTGTTTTTAGATATTTGCAAAATGGTCGGGTTTCGTGAATAAATCTCGCGTGCCAATTCCAACGGTTTCATTTTGATGTTGTTGAGTGTGTTATTACGACTGCGTTTTCGCTTTAAATTAATCGTGTCGCTGTGCAGTTTTCCTCTTTTAATTAGCACGTTGAGATCGTCCACGCTGAGTTGGCGCGCTTCGTTGATTCGCATACCCGTCCCTAACATGATGCAAAACACTATCGCGCCCCTAATTAGACCGCGGTCGTGAACATAATCGCTGTTGAGCATTTTAATTTTATCATTAATAAAATTTAATATGGTATCTATTACGTTTTTAAGCATTAAATTCTTTTCCTTTTCCCTGATATTTTTGAGCTCCTTGTCGCGCGGCAGCATAACCATGCGGGGAATTTTGTATTCGGGCAAGTTCATCATGTTGGTGTAAAAGTTTATAGTCAACTGTAGTGTTTCTTTGGTGACCGAGCGAAGTTCGAGCATGCGCCTGCACAGTTCTTGGGGATCAATGAGAAGTGTTTGGTTTTCTATCGAGTCAAACTCCTTGTCCAACGAGTACGACATGTCTTCCAGGTGAACATCGTCTACCGAGCAGTACACAATTTTAATGAATCGAGACTTGTAACTTTTTAAAGTGGTGGGCGCAAACGGTTTGGGGAACATGTACTTGCTCCACAGACTGTTGTTTTTCACCTCGTCGGGCGTGCATCGTTGCCGATCGGTGGCCAAATCGAACACGGACTCGAACCGGGGAGCGGATTGAATTTTTATTTTCCAAGAATTAAAATTGTTTTCGTTGCGAACATTAAAACCGTTCATTGTGGTTAATCAAATTTATTAAAAACAAAAGGAGAATCGGTGTCAATACTATCCGAATATTGTTGTTGTTCTCTTAATATTACGAAATAATATATTACATACAGCAGTAAGAATAAAGCTATAAAAGCGACTACACTAATTAAAATTATAATTCCCGCCGACACGTTGCTCGTCGTGTTGTCATAGCCCACCATGTCGTTTATTGGCATTTTGTGAACGGGCTCGCTAAATTGTTGCGGTTCGCTGGCAGTATCGTCGTTGAGCGCCAATTTCAACGGGATGTATTCCACCTTTTCGTGGTTGCCCAACCGATAGTAGGGCACGTCCAAATTCATGTTTACAACTTATTTGCTAACAGGAATTTATGCAACAAAAGTGGTTTGGCTTTGATGAGACGCAATTTGAAATACTTGCTGCATTTACGCTTAAGATTGTATTCCATGCGGGCGGCGGTGTTGTAGTCGTACGCGCTCGCGCTGTGATACACGAGCCGTAAATTGGTTGCGTTGCGCAAACACTTGGCGCCTTGTTTGTTCGAATGCTGTTTTATGCGTCTGTTAAGATTGCTCGTGATGCCCGTGTACAATTTTCCATTGTCTTGCCGCAGAATGTACACGCACCACACCTTGTTGGTGTACAGAGTCGTCGCCATGATTATGCAGTGCGCCCTTTCGTGTTCGGCCGAGTGGCGTTAGGCGCAGCCGCGGCAATAATCGCGTTGGCGTCCTTGTTGTAATTTATTTGTTGAAAAATAAAACGTCTTAGAGTTTCGTTTTGGAACGCCAATTCGGTCAAGCTCTCCTGGCAAGCGCTTTTGGTCAAATGAGCGGCCGGCGAATTGACCGCGTTGGCGGCCGACGTTAAGAAGGTGGCGTTCTGGAACATGCTGGGCTGCTTGCCGGCTCGCGTCGCCAGCTCGGCCATGTAATTGAATATGTTGGCAGACGCAGATAGCGGCGCCAAAAACGCAACGTTCTCTTTTAAACTCATGACTCGCGCCCTGTTTTTTTCGTTCAGCACGTAGTGGTAGTAATCGCCGCCGCCGGCAAACAGATCGTCAATCACGGCGTTGATCAGATCGTTGATCATGTTGATGTGCGGAAAGCGACGCGACTCGACTGCGCTCTGTATGTTTGGCGGCAGAGTGGCGTGCTTGAGCAACAGAGTCATGTAATTGTTGGCCAGCTGCTGATTGAAAGGTAACGGAATGGGAATGTTGCACGTCACCGCTTCCGCCACCATGTACTGGACGGCCAGACTGAGTTGTTTGGCGGCCTCGGCCAAAGCGTCTTTGCCCAACATATCAGCGCCACCGTTGTAAAACTTTTGCGCGTACGCCGGCAGCGAATTTAGCACAAACGATGGCTGAAATATATTTGAATCGCTCGACAGGGACTCGGCCGCGTTGCTCTGTCCCAACTCTTTTTGCAACCGAATCAGGTGGCGTATCATGGTTTCCTCCGATTCAAACCGCTTTACCACGTTTACGCTGATTGGGTTCGTGTCGATGCACATGTCACGAATAGTGTTTATAAAAAGAATCATGAGAGGACTAAGTTCTGACATGTCATTGCACCTGTAATATCTAATAATCTTTTGAACAAAATCCACACATTTGTTGTACCAAATAGATTCACCGGCGTCGAGCGTCGGTTCTTTGCTCTTGTTGTACGGTGCAATCGCTACCGAGTTTGTGCTGTTGCTGCGGCTCGTGTAATCCATCCTGTTGTCGCGCGTGGCGACGGTCGTAGGCACCGTCGCCGGCGGCACGTACCCGGGCGCGTTGTAAGTTTGCGCGCTGGTGAATATGGCCGTTGCCGGATTAGAGGGATACCTCAGCGGCGGAGGGGTGTTGTAATAAAAATTGCCACGTTCATCTGTCATACTTTTTATTTGTACTCTTATGATTACAAAACTCAATATACGGATTACTTATAATATAGTTGTTGTGACAAAAAAGCGATAATAAAATTAACAAAATTATCAACAAGTTAATCATGGAAAATTTTTCAACGTTGAATAACAACAACAAAATGGCGCAGGTCAACAGCACCGTTTGAAAACTGACGCGCCGACACAAAATGCTTTCGCAATTTCTAAAAGCCACATTAAACGAATTTTCACCTTTGATATAATCACGCAGTTCTTTTTTACAACATTCGTCGCACAAAATTAACACCTTTATAATGAGGCCGTCGGTGTGTATCGTTTGAAATGTCCGCGGTTGACTGCCTGGATGAAATTCAAACGAGTACCCAGTGGACACGTGTATCTGTGCAAAATAATGGGCTAATATCGAGGCGCCCGTTTTTTTAACCTTTACTTTTGATATTTTAATAACATTAATGTTGTTATTTGCGTAATCAGAGTTTTTATTGTGGTGATCATCGTACAAATAATGAAGCAACAGTTCACTATCGTATTTAATCTTGTTTAGCGTTGTCAAGTTTTTGTTTCTTAGGCGTTGGAGCGTCTCCGTCGTCGATATTTTCTTCGAAATCGAGTCCAACAACGTCGGCGTTTCCTTCTTGCTCATCGATAGCGGCGGCGGAGGCGGCCTCTCCGTCGTCGTCATTCGCGGTTTCTACAGTGCGTTTGGGCGACGACGTGTGTACAGCAGCGTCCGTCTTACTATTATCGGACCGCCAAATTTTTGTTTGAAATAACATTTGGCCCTTGTTCAACTTTATTTCGGCGCAGTTAAACATTATTGCATTAAGATCATATTCGCCGTTTTGCACCAAATTGCACAAAACACCATAGTTGCCGCACGACACTGTAGAATAGGCGTTTTTGTACAACAATCTGAGTTGCGGCGAGCTAGCCACCTTGATAATATGGGCGCCAACGCCCCGTTTTTTTAAGTAATATTCGTCTTCAATTATAAAATCTAGTACGTTTTCATCTTCACTGTTGATTTGGGCGTTCACGATGATGTCTGGCGTAATGTTGCTCATGCTTGCCATTTTTCTTATAATAGCGTTTACTTTAATGTATTTGGCAATTTATTTTGAATTTGACGAAACGACTTTCACCAAGCGGCTCCAAGTGATGACTGAATATGTGAAGCGCACCAACGCAGACGAACCCACACCCGACGTAATAGGCTACGTGTCGGATATTATGCAAAACACTTATATTGTAACGTGGTTCAACACCGTCGACCTTTCCACCTATCACGAAAGCGTGCATGATGACCGGATTGAAATTTTTGATTTCTTAAATCAAAAATTTCAACCTGTTGATCGAATCGTACACGATCGCGTTAGAGCAAATGATGAAAATCCCAACGAGTTTATTTTGAGCGGCGACAAGGCCGACGTGACCATGAAATGCCCCGCATATTTTAACTTTGATTACGCACAACTAAAATGTGTTCCCGTGCCGCCGTGCGACAACAAGTCTGCCGGTCTTTATCCCATGGACGAGCGTTTGCTGGACACGTTGGTGTTGAACCAACACTTGGACAAAGATTATTCTACCAACGCGCACTTGTATCATCCCACGTTCTATCTTAGGTGTTTTGCAAACGGAGCGCACGCAGTCGAAGAATGTCCAGATAATTACACGTTTGACGCGGAAACCGGCCAGTGTAAAGTTAACGAATTGTGTGAAAACAGGCCAGACGGCTATATACTATCATACTTTCCCTCCAATTTGCTCGTCAACCAGTTTATGCAGTGCGTAAATGGGCGCCACGTGGTGGGCGAATGCCCCGCGAATAAAATATTTGATCGCAACTTAATGTCGTGCGTGGAAGCGCATCCGTGCGCGTTTAACGGCGCCGGACACACGTACATAACGGCCGATATCGGCGACACGCAATATTTCAAATGTTTGAATAATAACGAGTCACAACTGATAACGTGCATCAACCGGATCAGAAACTCTGACAACCAGTACGAGTGTTCCGGCGACTCCAGATGCATAGATTTACCCAACGGTACGGGCCAACATGTATTCAAACACGTTGACGACGATATTTCGTACAACAGTGGCCAATTGGTGTGCGATAATTTTGAAGTTATTTCCGACATCGAATGTGATCAATCAAACGTGTTTGAAAACGCGTTGTTTATGGACAAATTTAGATTAAACATGCAATTCCCAACTGAGGTGTTTGACGGCACCGCGTGCGTGCCAGCCACCGCGGACAATGTCAACTTTTTACGTTCCACGTTTGCCATTGAAAATATTCCAAACCATTATGGCATCGACATGCAAACCTCCATGTTGGGCACGACCGAAATGGTTAAACAGTTGGTTTCCAAAGATTTGTCGTTAAACAACGACGCCATCTTTGCTCAATGGCTTTTGTATGCGAGAGACAAAGACGCCATCGGGCTTAACCCGTTCACCGGCGAGCCTATCGACTGTTTTGGAGACAACTTGTACGATGTGTTTGACGCTAGACGCGCAAACATTTGTAACGATTCGGGAACGAGCGTTTTAAAAACGCTCAATTTTGGCGATGGCGAGTTTTTAAACGTATTGAGCAGCACGCTGACCGGAAAAGATGAGGATTATCGCCAATTTTGTGCTATATCCTACGAAAACGGCCAAAAAATCGTAGAAAACGAACATTTTCAGCGACGTATATTGACAAATATACTACAGTCGGACGTTTGTGCCGACCTATATACTACACTTTACCAAAAATATACTACACTAAACTCTAAATATACTACAACTCCACTTCAATATAACCACACTCTCGTAAAACGGCCCAAAAATATCGAAATATATGGGGCAAATACACGTTTAAAAAACGCTACGATTCCAAAAAACGCTGCAACTATTCCGCCCGTGTTTAATCCCTTTGAAAACCAGCCAAATAACAGGCAAAACGATTCTATTCTACCCCTGTTTAACCCTTTTCAAACGACCGACGCCGTATGGTACAGCGAACCAGGTGGCGACGACGACCATTGGGTAGTGGCGCCGCCAACCGCACCACCTCCACCGCCCGAGCCAGAACCAGAGCCAGAACCCGAGCCAGAACCCGAGCCAGAGTTACCGTCACCGCTAATATTAGACAACAAAGATTTATTTTATTCATGCCACTACTCGGTTCCGTTTTTCAAGCTAACCAGTTGTCATGCGGAAAATGACGTCATTATTGATGCTTTAAACGAGTTACGCAACAACGTTAAAGTGGACGCTGATTGCGAATTGGCCAAAGACCTATCGCACGTTTTGAACGCGTACGCTTATGTGGGCAATGGGATTGGTTGTAGATCCGCGTACGACGGAGATGCGATAGTGGTAAAAAAAGAAGCCGTGCCTAGTCACGTGTACGCCAACCTGAACACGCAATCCAACGACGGCGTCAAATACAACCGTTGGTTGCACGTCAAAAACGGCCAATACATGGCGTGTCCCGAAGAATTGTACGATAACAACGAATTTAAATGTAACATAGAATCGGATAAATTATACTATTTGGATAATTTACAAGAAGATTCCATTGTATAAACATTTTATGTCGAAAACAAATGACATCATTCCGGATCATGATTTACGCGTAGAATTCTACTTGTAAAGCAAGTTAAAATAAGCCGTGTGCAAAAATGACATCAGACAAATGACATCATCTACCTATCATGATCATGTTAATAATCATGTTTTAAAATGACATCAGCTTATGACTAATAATTGATCGTGCGTTACAAGTAGAATTCTACTCGTAAAGCGAGTTTAGTTTTGAAAAACAAATGAGTCATCATTAAACATGTTAATAATCGTGTATAAAGGATGACATCATCCACTAATCGTGCGTTACAAGTAGAATTCTACTCGTAAAGCGAGTTCGGTTTTGAAAAACAAATGACATCATTTCTTGATTGTGTTTTACACGTAGAATTCTACTCGTAAAGTATGTTCAGTTTAAAAAACAAATGACATCATTTTACAGATGACATCATTTCTTGATTATGTTTTACAAGTAGAATTCTACTCGTAAAGCAAGTTTAGTTTTAAAAAACAAATGACATCATCTCTTGATTATGTTTTACAAGTAGAATTCTACTCGTAAAGCGAGTTTAGTTTTGAAAAACAAATGACATCATCTCTTGATTATGTTTTACAAGTAGAATTCTACTCGTAAAGCGAGTTTAGTTTTCAAAAACAAATGACATCATCCCTTGATCATGCGTTACAAGTAGAATTCTACTCGTAAAGCGAGTTGAATTTTGATTACAAATATTTTGTTTATGATAGCAAGTATAAATAACCGCACAAAGTTAAATTTTTTTCATTTACTTGTCACCATGTTTCGAATATACCCTAATAACACAACTGTGCCCGGTTGTTTAGTGGGTGACATTATTCAAGTTCGTTATAAAGATGTATCACATATTCGCTTTTTGTCAGATTATTTATCTTTGATGCCTAACGTTGCGATTGTAAACGAATATGGACCTAACAACCAGTTAGTAATAAAACGCAAAAACAAATCGCTGAAAAGCTTGCAAGATTTGTGTCTGGACAAAATAGCCGTTTCGCTCAAGAAACCTTTTCGTCAGTTAAAATCGTTAAATGCTGTTTGTTTGATGCGAGACATTATATTTTCGCTGGGTTTACCAATTATTTTTAATCCGGCTTTGCTACAAAGAAAAGTGCCGCAGCGCAGCGTGGGATATTTCATGAATTCAAAATTGGAAAGGTTTGCCAATTGTGATCGGGGTCATGTCGTTGAAGAGAAACAATTGCAGAGTAATTTGTATATAGATTATTTTTGTATGATTTGTGGTTTAAATGTTTTTAAAATAAAAGAATAACAATTTACACATTGTTTTATTACATGGATAATGTTGTTTGTTTGACATTAAAGGTTATCATGGTGCAATGATTAATAATAAAACAATATTATGACATTATTTTCCTGTTATTTTACAATATAAAATCACACCAATTGTGCAAAGTTTTATTATTTGTTTGTCGACGGTCGAGGGGTCAGCGGCGTGTGCAACAATAAAAAACATGAAGCTGTTAACAATTTTGATTTTATTTTATTCATTTTTTATGAATTTGCAAGCGCTACCAGATTACCATCAAGCAAATAGGTGTGTGTTGCTGGGAACTCGCATTGGATGGAACGATGACAATAGCCAAGATCCCAACGTATATTGGAAATGGTGTTAAATAAAAGTGAATATATTTTTTATAAAATTTTTTATTTAAAATTCCAAGTAATCCCTGCAAACATTAAACACTGTAGGTATTTTTAAATCTTGCCACATGCGAACAACGCACGGCCTGTCGTCGAACACCGCTATTACATTATATTTTCCTCTGATATAGTTGTTAAACAATTTTAATTTTAATAAATAATCTTTACAAGTATCGTCTGAAGGCCTCATAAACAATTTATATGATTTAATATCAAAATACTTTTCAATCCAGTTTCGAGTGGGCTGTTCACAAATTACGCTTCTCCCGCTCATAAACACGATAATTGCGTCGTGGCAATTTGCCAAATACTTAACGCAAGTAATAACGTCTAAGCGGGCTTCATCTTGAGCAACTCTATTATCAAAATCATAAAACGATCTATTTGTGGGCAAAGCTACTGTACCGTCTAAATCACATAATACAGCGCGGGGAAATTTGTCGCCGACAGGAACGTAATATTCGAAATTATTTACCTTTAGAAACTTTTTATATTGCTTTTTAATAGTTTCTGGATTTAATGGAAATTTATCAGAGCGTTTATAATTGCGTTCAAGAGCCGTTTCCAAAGAAACGTCCATCAAACGCGTTAAAAAATGGTAATTATGCGTTGCGGCCATTTTTTGCCACATGTCCACCGATTGAGTGTTCAAATTAGTGTCGCTGACAACCACGTTGGCACCACATTTTGCGGCTTTTAAAAACTGTTCAATGCACATTTTGGTAATTTGTTCTTCTTTAGTTTGTCTACATTTCCGCGATTGGTTATAGAAAGCGTTCAGTTTTGTATAATCGCCGTTTAAAAACAACTTAACGCGCACGTCGTCTCTGTTGATTTCTGTATAGCCTTTTAAACTTTTGGCATACGTGCTTTTGCCCGAACCCGAAATGCCTATCAACACCAACAATTGTTTTGAAGAAGGCAATTTAATTGTTGGAGCAAGTTTATTATTTAATGCCTGCTTAGTCGATACAAATTTTATAATATTTTTGATCATTTTAATTTTTTCAGGCTCGGTTAATTTTAAAAATTCGCTCTCCACATCGATCGTTTGTGCTTTACGACATCTGTACGCTAAACATTTCCACGGCAAAGTTTGCACCAGTTCGTTGAAACGCTGTTGATTCAAAGTCAAACCCGACACCATAATATTTATTGTAGACTCGTTGGTGAACGTGTTTCTAGCATCAACGTACGGTTTAATGACACTTTTTAAATGCGGGAAAAGAGCTAGAAAGTCATCGTGTTCGCCATTTATAACAAGCTGCGCCAATTTAGTAGGATTTTCAGCACGGCTCTGATTTTTGTGCATGTTCAAATACACGTCGCTTTTAATCTTGCATAGTGGCGCGTTGTTTTTATCGTAAACTACAAATCCTTCTTCCAAATTTTTCAACTGGGCCGCGTGTTCGACACATTCTTGCACAGACGTAAACTCGTAACATTTGGGGTATTTGCAAAACGGCAAATTGGAACAGTAAAAATAATCGCCCGTTTCGTTGTTTCTGCTTGCCAAATACCACAACGTTGGCTGTTCATCGTAAACGGTTACAATTCTGTTGTGTTTGCTTGTTAACTCAAACATGTGAGTCGACGCGCAGTCTAAATATTCGTTACACAACGCTTGAAATTGATTGTGGGCCTCGTCAAGTTGAAGAGCTTGCAAAACTAAACGTTTAAACGTCACGTCTGACACGCAAAGGTTTTCTGCAAAAGCACTTCCTCGGGTGCTGGCATGCCATTCGCCGTTGTACTTGTAGATTTTAATTAAACTTCCGTCGATTTTTTCGTAAAACTTAAAATTCTCCTTCGATTGGAACAGTTTGTGATGAGCATCTTCGCCGCCGATATTTTGTAGCAATTCTTGAAAATTAAAGAAACGATCGAAAGAACGCGACACAACGGCGTACGTGCGGCTGTTAAGAATTAAACCGCGACATTCCACGACCACAGGATGATCTCGATCGCGTTCAAACGATTCGTAATTAAGAACCATCAAATCGTGTTCGGTATAATTTTTAATTTTGACTTTAAACTTGTCACAAAGATTTTTCACTCCGCCGTTTGCAAGTAGACGCGAAACGTGCAACATGATTGCTGTTTAATAATGCATACCAATGCTAAACTGTCTATTATATAAAGTGCAGTGATAACTTTGTTATCAACGCGTTCGATGCCGACATATATAAACGCAATGTAACAGTTTTTGCTAGTACCATCGCATACAACATTATGAATACAAGGGGTTGTGTTAATAATAATAAAATGATATTTATGAATGCTTTGGGCTTGCAACCTCAAAGTAAATTGAAAATTATTGCACATAAAATACTAGAAAAATGTAAACGTGACGCGTACACGCGTTTCAAGGGCGTAAAGGCGATCAAGAATGAACTAAAAACATACAATCTTACGTTGCAACAATACAACGAGGCGCTCAATCAGTGCGCTTTAAACGATAGCCGATGGCGCGACACAAATAATTGGCATCACGATATTGAAGAAGGTGTGAAAATAAACAAGAGACATATATATAGAGTTAATTTTAATTCTAAAACCCAAGAAATTGAAGAATATTATTACATTAAAGTAGAATGTTATGTAAACAGTTAATTAATCTACATTTATTGTAACATTTGTGGTAATAGTGGCGTTGGTTATACATTTATATGATTGTAATGTTGTGTACTCGTTTTGTAATAAATTTTTGTGTTTAATCAATTCAATATTTTTATTTGATAAAACCTTATTTTCGCTACTCAATTTGGCGTTTTTAGACGCAAGTTTTGCGTAATCGTCATTGAGCGATTTTAGCGCCTTTTCAGTTGTAATTCGTTTCAGTTGCAATTCTTTAAAAGATTTATGCATGTTGTTGTAGTCGCTTTTAATTTTGTCTAACTTTTCTTGCATAGAAACGCTTGTTTGTTGTAATTTGTCTAAATCTAATTGTTGTTTAATGTTGAGCTGCGTTTGTTCGGCAATGTCTACCTGTAGTTTTTTTAGTATCGCTTGTGCTTCAGACAGCATAGTGTCGTCGGCATTTGCGTTGTTGTCTTCTGCGTCGTCCAACAGACTTTTTTCAAACAACACACTGGCCAAAGAGGCCGCATCAAAATTAGCGTTTATTTTATTCCATTGTGCGACACTCGACGCGCTGCATTTAATCACATCCACAACGTTTCGGTTTACGCTGTAAACGTTGAAATGCAAACTTTCAACCCTACACAAGGGACATGGTACTTTTTTTCGTTTTCTAATCTTGCGTATACACATTGAGCATAATTGATGTTTGCACGTGTCTAGTTCTAATACGGGTATTATAGTCAATCTGTCTATTGGTTGCAGAAAATAATTTTTAATTTCTGCAACCGAAAAACAAATGTTGCATTGCAATTTAACAAACTCCATTTTTAGACGGCTATTCCTCCACCTGCTTCGCCTGCAACACCAGGCGCAGGACCTGCCACTGCGCCGCCGCCCAGAGTAGCGTTAGGATTTGCTCTTGGTATAAAGTCGTTGCGCAAAAAGTTGTTTTCTGAATTGATTATTTGGTATCCCAAAAACAGCGGAACGTACGTCGGGTATTCTTCGTATCCGCTAAGCGTTCTGTCCAGCTCACGTGTGTCGCCTTCAAATTTCAAAACGTTTCTAATTTGCAAACGATTGGGTTGACTTCTCATAATGTCACTGCTTCTTATCGGGTTGTACAACTCGGGGCCGTCGGGCACAGACGCGACCAGACCCGTTTCGTCAATTATACACGTGGCGCAATTTCTAAACCTCAATTCCTCCGTGTCGATTTGCAAGTACTCGGGCGCTACTGCGCGTCGAATCAAATTTTGCAAAAATCCACTGTAATTGTTAAATAATTGATCGCCAGCACCGCCTCGAAGCGCTCGGGCGTTGGTCACGTCAAAGAAACGCAATTCGTCTCGCGACACCCGCGAACAAAACGTGTTCGGGTTTGTGGTGTCCAGAATGCTTTTTGTAGTTGCGTAAACGCTGTGTATAACGCGTTGCGTGTTGCTTGTGAAACCTTCGGTATATTTTAGATTGTCGCATATAGTGTTAACTGCGTTTTCGTTGTTATATATCAAATGAAAGATTAGCTGTTCGGCTTGCATCATACTGTTTAGATTAAACACGTCTTGGTAATTGGTTGCGCTTGGAATTAAAATTCGCTTGATACCTCTTTCTTTATTTCCAACTAAATGCCTAGCGATCGTCATTTTGAATTGATTGTCGTCTTCGTCGAAAATGGGCAAAACCATTTTTGACATTTTAAAACGTTTTATGAGGTGGTTGTTGCAAATAAACCATCCATCGTCATGATACGCGTCGGGCGAACACGGCGATTTGTATGTTATGCACGCGTCGAACGACACGATGGACGCGAAAATGCAGCGATTAACTCTCATTTGTCGCGGCGCCATACCCACGGGCACTAGCGCCATATTGTTGCCGTTATAAATATGGACTACGGCGATTTTGTGATTGAGAAAGAAATCTCTTATTCAATAAATTTTAGCCAAGATTTGTTGTATAAAATTTTAAATTCTTATATTGTTCCTAATTATTCGCTGGCACAACAATATTTCGATTTGTACGACGAAAACGGCTTTCGCACTCGTATACCTATTCAGAGCGCTTGCAATAACATAATATCAAGCGTGAAAAAGACTAATTCCAAACACAAAAAATTTGTTTATTGGCCTAAAGATACCAACGCGTTGGTGCCGTTGGTGTGGAGAGAAAGCAAAGAAATCAAACTGCCTTACAAGACTCTTTCGCACAACTTGAGTAAAATAATTAAAGTGTACGTTTACCAACACGATAAAATTGAAATCAAATTTGAACATGTATATTTTTCGAAAAGTGACATTGATCTATTTGATTCCACGATGGCGAACAAGATATCCAAACTGCTGACTTTGTTGGAAAATGGGGACGCTTCAGAGACGCTGCAAAACTCGCAAGTGGGCAGCGATGAAATTTTGGCCCGCATACGTCTCGAATATGAATTTGACGACGACGCGCCCGACGACGCGCAGCTAAACGTGATGTGCAACATAATTGCGGACATGGAAGCGTTAACCGACGCGCAAAACATATCACCGTTCGTGCCGTTGACCACGTTGATTGACAAGATGGCCCCTCGAAAATTTGAACGGGAACAAAAAATAGTGTACGGCGACGACGCGTTCGACAACGCGTCCGTAAAAAAATGGGCGCTCAAATTGGACGGTATGCGGGGCAGAGGTCTGTTTATGCGCAATTTTTGCATTATTCAAACCGACGATATGCAATTCTACAAAACCAAAATGGCCAATCTGTTTGCGCTAAACAACATTGTGGCCTTTCAATGCGAGGTTATGGACAAACAAAAGATTTACATTACAGATTTGCTGCAAGTGTTTAAATACAAATACAACAATCGAACACAGTACGAATGCGGCGTGAACGCGTCATACGCTATAGATCCGGTGACGGCCATCGAATGTATAAACTACATGAACAACAACGTGCAAAGCGTCACGTTGACCGACACTTGCCCCGCAATTGAATTGCGGTTTCAGCAATTTTTTGATCCACCGCTACAGCAGAGCAATTACATGACCGTGTCCGTGGACGGGTATGTCGTGCTCGACACCGAGTTGAGATACGTCAAATATAAATGGATGCCAACAACCGAGTTAGAGTATGACGCCGTGAATAAGTCGTTTAACACACTCAATGGGCCATTGAACGGTCTCATGATTTTAACCGACTTGCCGGAGTTACTGCACGAAAACATTTACGAATGTGTAATCACGGACACGACAATAAACGTGTTGAAACATCGTCGCGACCGAATCGTGCCAAATTAAAGCACGTTAAGCGGATACAACGGGCAGTCCGAGCTGTTAAAGTCAATACAACCATCGTTAACAAACGAATACGCATTGTTGTGACAGCTGAGGATATAAAAAGGAATAGAGAAGTAATTGCAATGAAATATCCCGTTACAATTCCACGGCACAGCGTATGTTGCTCGAGTTCTATCAGTTGCACACAACGGCCTAAGAAAATTTATTAATGCTTCATTTGTATCTATATTAGAAGGATAATACATAGGTTCGCCCAAAGGACTGGGAGAAGGCGGCGGCGAAGGTGTAGGTGTAGGAGGAATAGGAGAAGGCGGCGGCGAAGGTGTAGGTGTTGGAGGAATAGGAGAAGGCGGCGGCGAAGGTGTAGGTGTAGGAGGAATAGGAGAAGGTGGAGGTGTAGGTGTAGGTGTTGGAGGTATAGGTGTTGGAGGAGGTGTAGGTGTAGGTGTTGGAGGTATAGGTGTTGGAGGAGGTGTAGGCGAAGGTGGAGAAGGTGTAGGAGTAGGTGGAGGTGTAGGTAACGGTACAATTGGTGGAGATGTAGGTGGTGGTACAATTGGTGGATTTGGATACAATTCCTGAATGTCGTCTAATATTTTTAAAGTTAATAAAATTATTATAAATAAATTTAATATTATTATTATTATTATTATCACAATAATGTACCACATGTTGCTTAAATATAAAAATTAAACAAAGAATGTTGTATTATTGCAAATTTAACAATTTTTTGTATTCTCCCCATGTCATGCGTTCGTAATGAGCGGGCGGTTTTTTATTTCTTTGTATCCACTTGTAATCGTTAATGTGGTTGTGAAAAGTCATACTGACGTAGGCCATTAAATTTTTCATGAGCATATTATTTGACACAACTGCAACATCTGCGCCTGCCGTTTCTTGCTGGTACGAATCGACAAACGTAATGTCTGTGCCGTATTTTTCTTTGTCAAGTGCAATTTCTATAAGCTCAATGTGGTAAATGATGAAACCTTTGACGTTCATATAATGATCGCGGCACATGGCGCACTGTAGTATGAAAAATACGTTGTAAAATAGCACCTTCATTGTTTTCAACTGCTGCATGACAAAATCTAAACTGCTTTTGTCTCGCGTATACACCATATCGTCGATGATGAGACTGAGAAAGTGCATGGTGTCCCATATGGTAGTAAACGTGTAAGTAAAACTCTTGGGCTGGCACGAACGCAAATTGAGTTCTGTGGTTTTGTCCATAAATTCTATGCGAAACTGTTGCAAGTCCATGTCGGGGGATGCGTTAATGGCCCATTCGATCAACTGCTGCACCTCGTACTTTTGAATGTCTTTGTATTTCATCAAACACGCAAAATGGTATAAGTAAGTTGCTTGCGAAGACAACAGTTTGGTGAGGTGCGTCGATTTAGAGGCTCGCAAAAGGTCTATGAGACGAAACGAATACAACAGATAGCTGTCTTTGTAACGAGAAAAAAGCGGCGTCAGCGGTATCATGGCGACTAGCAAAACGATCGTGCTGTACTTGTGTCAGGCGCCGGCCACAGCGTCGTTGTACGTTAGCGCAGACACGGACGCCGACGAGCCTATTATTTATTTCGAAAATATTACAGAATGTCTTACGGACGACCAATGCGACAAGTTTACTTATTTTGCTGAACTCAAACAGGAGCAAGCCTTATTTATGAAAAAAGTATACAAACACTTGGTGCTTAAAAACGAGGGTGCTTTTAACAAACACCACGTATTGTTCGATGCAATGATTATGTATAAGACATATGTGCATTTGGTCGACGAGTCTGCGTTCGGAAGCAACGTTATCAACTATTGCGAACAGTTTATCACGGCCATTTTTGAAATTTTTACGCTCAGCAGTAAAATCGTCGTGGCCGTGCCCGTCAATTGGGAAAACGATAATTTAAGTGTACTTTTGAAACATTTGCACAACCTAAATCTCATTGGAATTGAAATTGTAAATTAAAACAAATCATGTGGGGAATCGTGTTACTTATCGTTTTGCTCATACTGTTTTATCTTTATTGGACGAATGCATTAAATTTCAATTCCTTAACCGAGTCGTCGCCCAGTTTAGGGCAGAGCAGCGACTCGGTGGAATTAGACGAGAACAAACAATTAAACGTAAAGCTGAATAACGGCCGGGTGGCCAACTTGCGCATCGCACACGGCGATAATAAATTGAGCCAAGTGTATATTGCCGAAAAACCGCTATCTATAGACGACATAGTCAAAGAGGGCTCCAACAAGGTGGGCACTAACAGCGTTTTTCTGGGCACCGTATACGACTATGGAATCAAATCACCAAACGCGGCCAGCACATCTAGTAATGTAACCATGACGCGCGGCGCCGCAAACTTTGATATCAAGGAATTCAAGTCCATGTTTATCGTATTCAAGGGTGTGACGCCCACTAAAACTGTAGAGGACAATGGCATGTTGCGATTCGAAGTCGACAACATGATTGTGTGTTTGATCGACCCCAACACGGCGCCGCTGTCCGAACGAGAGGTGCGCGAATTGCGCAAATCTAATTGCACTTTGGTGTACACAAGAAACGCGGCAGCTCAGCAAGTTTTATTGGAAAATAACTTTACCGTCATTAATGCTGAACAAACCGCCTATCTCAAAAACTATAAATCATACAGAGAAATGAATTAATAAAACAAAAAGTCTATTTATATAATATATTATTTATTAACATACAAAATTTGGTACACTAGTGTTCAAATCGTTTCTGTTCAACGCCATTGTCATGTTATAAAACACATTTGTAGTTTTATTGTAATTATTTTTAAATTTATTTTTAATTTGCTGTAATAAAACTTGTTCATTAAATACAAAAGACTTTGAACTACTTGCGTTTATATTCTTTTTATAATTGTACTGAACAAACGAGGGGTGCAAAAAGTTTTTGAAATGCTGCACGGCAATACCTATCATCTCCTCCATTTTGTCCTCTCCTATTGTAATAGTGGCACTGCGCACCGTTTTAATGTTTAGAATGTAAATGAGCGCATACAGCGGACTATTGTTGGTGCTCAAGCACATTAGGTTGTGCTTATGCATAGGGTCGTTGCTCAGCAGCGTTTTGTATACTACAAAGCCCGTTTTGGGGTCGCGTCTGTACATTAGTACGTGCGACAAAAACAAACGCACCGGCGTCACAAGCGACTCGTAATACATGCTTTCTATCGGAAACTGTTTGGACTTGATGTGTTCGTACACGGAGCCGGCAAACTTGACGCTGTCTACAAACTTATGGTTCGTGTAAACAATCAAAAATCTGTCTTGTACACCGTCGTCATAATCGTCCACGTACAGCGGCTTGTTGTTAACAATTAACATTTTGTAGTTGGCTTCATACTTTAGCAGCCCTTGGTATTTTCTGCTCTTGGAATCGCTCTTGCTCGAATCGGCATGCTTCTTAAAGTACGACTCGCTGCATTGTTTCAACTCGTTGATAGTGTACAACTGCGAGTTGAGTTTGCTCACTTCCTTGTCGCTCGTTTCCTTGTTGGACTCTCCGCTGTGGTTGTCATCGTCAAACTTGTGCATCAACACCAAATAGTCCAACAGCTCAAAAAACGACGACTTGCCCGAACCCGGTTCGCCGGGCATGTAAATAGCCTTCTTTCCGTAATCTACGGGAATGGCCAAACTAGCGGCGAAATGCATCAACATAATCGCGTTCGCGTGATTAAAATTGGTGAAGCGTTTAAAGTACAAATAGCCTTCGACAATCTTTTTCAAATAATTGTACGAGTACTCCTTCAAGTCCACTTTGGACATGATGATGCGCATGTAGAATCGAGTCAGCCAAGTGGGCAAATCGTCCGTGCTGCGCGCCAATATGATTTTGTCCCACCACACATTGTACTTCTTCAAGATCATTAACGCGTCGGCGTGGTGCGTGTAAAATTTGGAAATGTTATCCGATTCTTCAAACTGAACATCGGGTTCACGTGCAACATCATCGCGCAATTCGGTTAAAAACAAACGTTTATCATTAAACTTGTCCATCAACATGTCGACATATTCGATTTTGTGAATTGTTCGATACAAGTACTGAATAATTTTGTTGTGTTCTTTGGAAAAAAACTCTCCGTGTTGGTTAACAAATTCGCTGTTCGTGCGAATCAACGTGGTCGACACGTACGTTTTGTTAGTAAAAATTAGCATCCAAATCAATTCGCTCAATTCTGCATCGTTACCGAACATGTCCGCCATCAAGCAGACTTTTAGCGCTTTTCTATTGATCTTTATTTTCTTGTAGCATTTGCATTTTGGTCGAGATCCCGATACCGTTGACCGACACGGTTTGCATTTTAGGTTGTGCAACATGTCGGAAACCCTGTTCTTGTTTACGTACAGAGCGAGCGTAATCAGATTTTCATCGTCCAAATTCCACAAATCGCGAAACAGGTTGTTTAACGCGACTCGCATATCGGCTTGGCATGTGTTGCAATTGCCCATGTAGTTAACTATGGCCGTGTTAGTTTTTAGCATTTTTACATCTCGGCACATTTTGGCGATGTGATAAGTTCTATAAATGCTGAGCTCGTCGGCGCTAGTAGATAGCATGTAATTAAACGCGTCCTCGGGCAAATACTTTTCGTCGGTGGGCTTCTTGAATGTCTGCGGCAACGTGGTGCCCAACAAAAATGGACAGCTCGAATGAAAGCTGTTGGTGAACACGTTGTACACACCGTGCGTTGTCAAGTACAAGTATTTCCAATTGTTAAATTTTATGTTGCTCAACTTGTAACAATTGCTTTTGGTCAATTTGAATAGGTCATCCTCTTTCTTTACAATTTGATAATGTTTGCCGTTGAAAACCAAATTGACTCCGGTCACTACGTTTTCCAATTTTCTAAAGAATCCTTTACACACAATGTCAGGCGGCAAGTTTAGCGCCATCACATTCTCGTACGTGTACGCCCACAATTCATCGTGATCCAAAATTTCGTTTTTAGCCGACTGAGTCAAATATATCATGTAGTGTATGCCAAAATAATAGCCCAACGATACGCACAATTTGGTATCGTCAAAGTCAAACCAATGATTGCAGGCCCTATTAAACACTATTTTCTCTTGTTTTTTGTAAGGCTCACATCGCTTCAAAGCTTCATTCAAAGCTTCTTTGTCGCAGGCAAATAATGATTCACACAAAAGTTCCAAAAACAGTTTGATGTCGGTTTCTCTGTACGAGAAATTTTCGTTCTTGGTCAATATCTTCCACAGTACATAGATTAAAAAATCAAAATTTTTAAATTTGCTTTTTTCAAAGTATTGTTGTAGAAGGTTTGGATCGTTGGCTCGTTCGTGGGTCGCCAAAACTTTAACCATGTTCTCGTGAATTGCTATAAGCCCCAAATTGATTTGCGTTTGAATGTAGTCTGCATTTTCGCTGCTCGCCGATATAATGGGTACGATGCGCGGTTTTCTGGAACGCGTGTCGCTCAAGTCCACGTCGTTTTTGTCAAAATTGTTGTTCTCGAACACTCTGAGGCTTTTGAGGTTGACGTTGACGATATGCTTGTACTTGGGCACCGTAATGCATTCCTCCAAATTAATGTCGTCCCTAATGTAATTGAAAAAATTTTTATCCGAATTGACCAGCTCGCCATTAACTTTGCACGTGGCCACAGTGCCGTCGGCCATTTTGAGTATAAACAAGTCTTCGTGAGAATCGTCAAACTTGGTTTTTCCATTTACAAACAGCGTTTGCGGCGGATCGTGATTCGTGCGCAGGCTGAGCTCGACGTTGAGAAAACATTTAGGGTCAAACACAAACAAATCCACAGGGCCTAGTTTTTTGTTGTGTATGATTGGTATCGTGGGTTCGATGACAATTCCAAATTTTATATTTAAAAACAGCTGCCATCCGTTAAAAGAGAAAGCTTGCTTTTTGGGCCAGTTGGGCCAATAATAGTAATCGCCCGCTTGCACGCATTTGTTAATGTATCCAGGGTCGGTGCTCTTGAAAAAATCTTCAAAATTAATATACTTTTGTATGATGTCATAGTGCTTCTTCAAAATGAAAGGTTTTACAAAAATGCAAAAATCGTTACTTTCCAACACCCAGTCGTGGCCGTCTAATGTTTGAGCTGCGTGTTTCTCTGCAGGTTCTTCGGTGTCTTCGCAAGATGCGCCCATGTCGTGTTTCGCGCACGGACCGTTAAAGTTGTTTCTAATTGTGTTTAAGAACTGTTGAAAGTTGTTGACGTACTCAAACAATCTACGTGTTCCTGTTCGCGTGTTTCTAATGATTAAATGATTTGCATCTTGCAAGTTGTTAATCTCGTACGTTTTGTCTTGAGGCACGTTTTTCAAAAAAAATTGTAAAATGTTGTCAATCATGTTGGCTATCGTGTTTGTACTTTTCGTGTTAATTTATTTAATAATTTCGATCAAAAATCACCATCCATTCTTACATAGAATAGAAACGCTAATACAAGATTTCAACAACACATTGTTGTTTGGCGCGTATGTACAGATTTACGATTTAAGCACGCCCGCCCGCACCGAACGATTGTTTATTATTGCGCCCGAAAATGTGGTGTTGTATAATTTTAACAAAACGCTCTATTATTACTTGGACTCGGCGAACGTGTTTTGTCCCAACGAGTTTAGCGTGACCACGTTCACGCAATCCACTATTAAAACGATCAACGAGACGGGAATATATGCCACCGCATGCACGCCGGTCAGCAGCTTGACGCTAATTGAACATTTTGCAACATTAAAAAATAACGTGCCCGATCACACGCTCGTTCTCGATGTGGTCGACCAACAGATTCAGTTTTCAATACTCGACATTATCAATTATTTGATTTACAATGGCTACGTGGATTTGTTGGCCGAATAACGCGTATATAGACGCTTGTACGTTCATCGTAGTAATCATTTTAATACATTTGATTGAACTAAACATACATCTGCAATGGGTGAAAGAGTCACTAAATTTTGCAATGGAAAACGGCGATAAAGAAGACAGCGACAATGAATAGAGTTTATATTTTTATTTAATAAAATATTGTTCGTAATCCATAATGTTTTGTATTATTTCATTGTGATAATGTTCCCAATCTTGCACGGGGGTGGGGCATCGTTTGACTTTGACGTAGAAATCGTACGCGTAGTTATTAGTTGGCAGATCGTCGACAAGTGTGATCGACTTGAAAAAGTTTACATTTTTATCGCTCAAATATTTAATTACAATTTTTGGCGATTTGGGTATATTGTTGTCGGATCGATGATTGTGAATGTCAAAAACAAATTTATTTTCAATGAAACGCTTTTTTAAATTGTAATCTACAATAGCGTTGTGTGAATTTTGAACTAAATCAGAGCGTTCTTCTTGAACGGTGGAACCTTCGCTGATAATGATATCAAAATAGCCTTCCAAATCGACGTCTCGCATCGAGTGTGCTACATGATCTCTACTGCCATACGACCACAAGACTAAAACGCAACCCATCTCGTGCAACTCCTGCAAGCTGTCATACACAAACGGATCTCGAATCTCAACTTGCTCCTCTTCGGTTATGAGAGTGCTGTCCAAATCAAACACGACCACGTGCGGAAATCCCCACGTCAAAGATTCGCTTTTGAGAGAGACCACTTTGTAGTGTGGCAATAGAAACCATTCTTTAAGAAACGAATACATTGGCGGTTTGTTGCTAAGCACGCACATGTGGCCCAACACTGGCGTTTTGAATGCGCGTTTAATATTGTGCCTGATGTCGCGCATGTCGTCGGCGGGCGCTTTGAATATTTGCATACAGTAATTGTAATTGTTTTCTATGATCTTGCACAGCTGCGGGTCGTTGCAAAATTGAAATATTACATATTCAAAAAATTTATACTTTTCAAAGCCAAGGTATTTGAGGTCGGCGTACTCGCTTAAAACGAGAACATGTCGTTTGATGATGGCGTCGTTAAGGCGCAAACAGATCCATTTGCTTTGAAGCGAGGAGGCCATAATGTACAAAAATGGACCAGTTACGCCTTATTTAAACTGTTTAAAGAGTTTCGTATAAACAAAAACTACTCTAAACTAATAGATTTCTTAACAGAAAATTTTCCCAACAACGTCAAAAACAAAACGTTCAACTTTTCGTCTACCGGCCATCTGTTTCACTCGTTGCACGCGTACGTGCCCAGCGTCAGTGATTTGGTGAAAGAGCGCAAACAAATTCGATTGCAGACAGAATATTTGGCAAAGCTGTTCAACAACACAATAAACGATTTCAAACTGTACACTGAGCTGTACGAGTTTATCGAACGGACCGAAGGCGTCGATTGCTGTTGTCCGTGCCAGCTATTGCACAAGAGTCTACTCAACACCAAAAATTACGTGGAAAACTTAAATTGCAAACTGTTTGACATAAAGCCGCCCAAATTTAAAAAGGAACCTTTTGACAACATTCTTTACAAGTATTCCCTAAATTACAAAAGTTTGTTGTTGAAAAAAAAGGAAAAACATACCAGCACTGGGTGTACACGCAAAAAGAAAATCAAACACAGGCAAATATTGAATGATAAAGTTATTTATTTACAAAACAGTAATAAAAATAAACTATTTGAGCTTAGCGGGCTTAGTTTAAAATCTTGCAGACATGATTTTGTAACAGTCGAAAGCCAAACGAGGGCAGGCGACGAAATCGCTTCGTTCATTCGCTACTGTCGGCTGTGTGGAATGTCTGGTTGTTAATAGTAGCGTGTTCTGTAACTTCGGCGACCTGTCGATGAACGGCTCCTGGATCTTCTGTATGTGCGGGGTCTACCCGGGCGGCGTCTGTAACCCGAGCTTCTGCGCCTGCGTGTCGAACCATATGTGGTACCGGTTGAAGAACGGCGACGGCGACGATAAACCATGTTTAAATTGTGTAATTTATGTAGCTGTAATTTTTACCTTATTAATATTTTTTACGCTTTGCATTCGACGACTGAACTCCCAAATATATGTTTAACTCGTCTTGGTCGTTTGAATTTTTGTTGCTGTGTTTCCTAATATTTTCCATCACCTTAAATATGTTATTGTAATCCTCAATGTTGAACTTGCAATTGGACACGGCATAGTTTTCCATAGTCGTGTAAAACATGGTATTGGCTGCATTGTAATACATCCGACTGAGCGGGTACGGATCTATGTGTTTGAGCAGCCTGTTCAAAAACTCTGCATCGTCGCAAAACGGAATTTCGGTACCGCTGTTGATGTATTGTTGCGGCTGCAACATTTGTATCTTTTCGCCGCGCTCGATCAACAATTCTTCAAGAGTGGTGCGTTTGTCGCGCTGTAAAGCCACGTTTTGTAACAGCACTATTTTCGCATATCTCATAATCGGACTGTTGAAACAGCGTGCAAACGACGACCGCATAATATCGACGGTCGTCAAGTCGATTGTGGTCGAAGGCATCTCCAACAGAGATCGCACGGCGTCCAACAGCGTGTCCGTTTGAACCTGCGTCATTTGCGGTCTGCACGTGTAGTCGTCAAACGTGGTTTCGAGCAGTTTGAACAACGAATGATACTTTTCCGATCGCAGCAAAAATATCATGGTCATGACCACGTCGCTGATTTTGTATTCTGTAGAACTGGTGCTGTTCAACGAATAGTGATGGATTAGTTTGCGAGCAGCATTTCTGTATCGGCGCATGTTGATCAACTCTTCGGAAGGCTGCGCGGGCGCGGCGGCGTTGGCTCGCGCAAACAAATTTATTACGGGACGCGGCGTAGGCTGCGCGGACGCTGGCGCGGCGACGACGTCCGCGTTTCCCGCCGCGTACTGAGACGCTATGGCAGCGTTGTTATTTAAAATTGTGTTTTGCGATTTGCGAGCCACGTGCATCATAAAATTTATCAACACGTCGGTGTTCAACTGCACGCTTTGATGTTCGTCGCAGAGCAAAGGAAATAGCTGGGGCCATATCGCCAATTGCATAGGCTCGTCTATTTTTAACCGCAATTTGTTTATTTCCAAATACAACGCGATAGCGCTCATCGTGACCGACGACGCACACTTACTCTGTAACTATCACTTGGATCGTGTTGTCGTAAACGCTTCCCAAAAAGTCTAACACGTTGACCGTTTCGATTCTATTCAACTTAATTGTGGACGCGTTGGCTTGCATCGGTTCCAACAGACTGCGCGCTCCGACAGATTGAGTAGACAAAATTTTTAAACTTTCCGTCTTATTGGGCGTAATGTCGTTGATTAACAACGACGCAGCCGTTTGAGAGGCCGCAGTGTTGATGGTTTGCAACATGTCGACGGCCGCCATTTGCGTTTGCGCCGAAGGTCTTGCTGGCGGCCTGTTGCGGCGGTTTCTTCGTGCTTGCGACATGTTGTCGTCAGTGTCCATATCGGTATCATTTATTGAAGCAATCATGGTTGAGTTCGATAAGCAGAGATATTTCGTTGTCCAATTGGTACTTGGTAATGATGTGCCTTATAAATGTTTCGGGCACAATCATTTCTGTCATTAGCACGTTACAAATATCTATTTTGATCAATTTCAATTTATGAATTAACAGATTAATGTTTTCGTCCGAGTACTTGCTCATGATGAAACGACAAACGTTGCGGAGTTCCAACTCCGCTACCGGATACGCTTTGTTGGGCAAACTCTCTAAATAGTGTCTCAAATAAAAGCCGATCAATACGGTGGACGCTATTTTGTTAACCTTTTTCATTTTAGTATTGCGGCCCATTTCTATCATGAAGTTTTTAAACGGTAGCAACAGCCTGTCTCCGTTAGCAACAGTGGAGCAGCCGTTGCATTGCGCGCTCAAAATACTCAACACGCGCTCGTGATCTTCTTGGCGCAATCCGACGGTTGCTTTTTTGCATTCTTTGACAAATGGCACGCACATGTCGCGTTTCGTGTACAAAGAATACGCTTTGTCGCAAATCAAGTTATAGAAAAATTGCACAAATATCTGCGTAATCAAGTTGTTTTCGTTAATAATGTCACTTTCGTTTTTGTAATCGGTTCGAAGCAACACGTACAACATCAGAGGCATGCCGAACATGGGTCTTAAAAAAATGTCCCAACCATTTTGCAAGCCCGCGTCGAGGGTGCTCAGCGAGGACGCCAAGTATTTGCATTTGCACTCAAAACATTGAATTTTGTTTGCGGGCTTGCACGACTGACACATGATCGCATCCACGTCGGGTGCCGGCGTCGGATTGTAATATTTTTGCAAGTATTGCATAATGGTCCTAAAATGGGGTACCTGTTTGATAAACTCGTCGCGCAAAAATATCGAAAAAATGTTTTTTACATTGTGTATGTTGTCTGTGTTGTTGGCTTGATTCTCAAAACTACTCTTTATGGAAACAATACATTTGTTAAATTCTGTGAAAAAAGTAAGACCTTTACTGTCCACGATCAAGCTTTGGTTGAAATATTTTGAAAATAAAAAACACAACGAATCGATTTCATCTTGTAACAATTGCGCTTCAAAACACACGTTTTCAAAGCGGTCGTAAATGTTAAACCTTAAACTGTATTGTAATCTGTAAGCGCACATGGTGCATTCGATATAACCTTATAATATGAACGATTCCAATTCTCTGTTGATTACGCGTTTGGCAGCGCAAATACTGTCCAGAAACATGCAAACGGTGGATGTGATTGTTGACGACAAAACGCTCAGTTTGGAAGAAAAAATAGACACGTTGACCAGCATGGTGTTGGCTGTAAATAGCCCGCCGCAATCGCCGCCGCGGGTAACATCCAGCGACCTGGCCGCATCGATCATTAAAAATAACAGCAAAATGGTGGGCAACGATTTTGAAATGCGATACAACGTGTTGCGTATGGCCGTCGTTTTTGTTAAGCATTATCCCAAGTATTACAACGAGACGACCGCCGGTTTAGTTGCCGAAATAGAAAGTAATCTGTTGCAATATCAAAATTATGTAAACCAAGGCAATTATCAGAACATTGAGGGTTACGATAGTTTATTAAATAAGGCGGAAGAGTGTTATGTTAAAATTGATAGACTATTTAAAGAGAGCATTAAAAAAATCATGGACGACACGGAAGCGTTCGAAAGAGAACAGGAAGCGGAGAGATTGAGGGCCGAACAAACTGCCGCAAACGCTCTTCTGGAGAGGCGAGCGCAGACGTCCGCAGACGATGTCGTTAATCGTGCCGACGCCAATATTCCCACGGCATTTAGCGATCCGCTTCCAGGCCCCAGCGCGCCGCGGTACATGTACGAAAGTTCAGAGTCGGACACGTACATGGAAACCGCCCGACGTACCGCCGAACATTACACCGATCAGGACAAAGACTACAACGCGGCGTACACTGCCGACGAGTACAATTCCCTGGTCAAGACGGTTCTTTTGCGTTTAATCGAAAAGGCGCTGGCCACTCTAAAAAATCGGTTGCACATAACAACTATTGATCAATTGAAAAAGTTTAGAGATTATCTGAATAGCGATGCTGATGCTGGAGAATTTCAAATATTTTTAAACCAGGAAGATTGTGTGATACTGAAAAATTTGTCAAATTTAGCGTCAAAGTTTTTCAACGTTCGTTGCGTGGCCGACACGTTAGAGGTAATGTTGGAAGCGCTTCGCAATAATATTGAGTTGGTGCAGCCTGAAAGCGATGCCGTACGGCGAATAGTCATAAAAATGACGCAAGAAATTAAAGATTCGAGCACGCCGCTGTACAACATTGCCATGTACAAAAGCGATTATGACGCCATAAAAAACAAAAACATTAAAACCTTGTTCGACTTGTACAACGACAGGCTGCCAATCAATTTCTTGGACACGTCCGCAACCAGTCCAGTTCGCAAAACTTCCGGCAAGAGATCTGCGGAAGACGACTTGTTGCCGACTCGCAGCAGCAAACGTGCCAATAGACCCGAAATTAATGTAATATCGTCAGAAGACGAGCAGGAAGATGATGACGTTGAAGATGTCGACTACGAAAAAGAAAGTAAACGCAGAAAATTAGAAGACGAAGATTTTCTCAAATTAAAAGCATTAGAATTTAGCAAGGACATTGTCAACGAAAAGCTTCAAAAAATTATTGTGGTCACCGACGGTATGAAACGGCTGTACGAATACTGCAACTGCAAAAATTCTTTAGAGACTTTACCGAGCGCCGCTAACTATGGCAGCTTGCTCAAAAGGCTAAACCTGTACAATCTCGATCATATCGAAATGAATGTAAATTTTTACGAGTTGCTGTTTCCATTGACACTGTACAATGACAATGATAACAGTGACAAAACGCTTTCTCATCAATTGGTAAATTACATATTTTTGGCCAGTAACTATTTTCAAAACTGCGCTAAAAACTTCAACTATATGCGCGAAACTTTTAACGTGTTTGGCCCGTTTAAACAAATCGACTTTATGGTCATGTTTGTTATAAAATTTAACTTTTTATGCGACATGCGTAATTTTGCCAAATTAATCGACGAGCTGGTGCCCAACAAACAGCCCAACATGAGAATTCACAGCGTGTTGGTCATGCGGGATAAAATTGTTAAACTAGCTTTTAGTAATTTACAATTTCAAACCTTTTCAAAGAAAGACAAGTCGCGCAACACAAAACATTTGCAAAGACTAATAATGTTGATGAACGCAAACTACAATGTTATATAATAAAAAATTATAAAATATTTTTAATTTTTATTTATATTCAGTACATTTACACATATTAACATATTGTTTATACAAATTCTTATAATCATTATGATTTAAATTGAATTGTTGTCTAAACAAATTAAACACTTTATTAAACAATAACTTTTCGTTGTAATTTTTTACTTTGCACATGTTATAACAAAAAATTAAAATTTTCATCATGTCTGATTTGTCTATGGCGTCACAGTTGCTTTTAATGTAATCGCAAGTTAACCACTCAAAAGGACCCTTTTCTATTTTTAATTTGTTTAAATCTTTATAATCAGACTTCAGTTTGTAAATTAGATTTCCACATCGAATAATAAATCCTTCCAGCGGGCTTTGGGGAAACATTAAAGACTTGAAATTTAACCTTTCTACAAAATCGTTGTACAAATATTTGTGACACGGAATAGTATTAAACCCCACGTTAGTCAACAACTCTTGCGCCTCCACAAAGGGCACAAACTCCCCGCCGTATAATTGAATTTCGTAAGCGTAGTATTTCAAACTCTCTTTCTGGTCCACGTAGTTAATTACGTTAATGGGTGTCGTTTTTGCGTCGTCTTTCCAACCCATTAATTCGCCGTAGACAATAAAACCGTCATTGAACCGCGCCTGAAGCGATCGCATGCACGTTTCTAAATCTTTTCGAATGCGGTAATAATTCATAAAATTGCCGTCCGGTCTGTAAGTGTTTCTTGACCCGTACGTAATTTTATTTTGGTTGCAAATGATTCTGAAATTACAACCGTCCAACTTTTCTTGAACAATAATTTCTTTGTCGGCCAACGTACCTTTTTTACCTTGATCTAGATGCGACACAGATGGATAAATTTGATACACAATTTTATTCTCATCTTCGGGCATTACGGGTCCGCGTTCATTTAACGCGTACATGACAATGTTGTGGCGAATGTCGGTGCGCTCCGGCGGTTCTGGCACGTGGTGCAGTCTGTCCTGCAATTGTTGCTTCCATTGTTGAAAATATTCGGTCCATTCTTGTTGATACTCGCCGCGTTGCATGAGTTTTACGTACAGTTTTAAAAGTTTGACATTCTTTACAAATAACGTTAGAGTTTCGTCGATTTTGTATCCTCCATTATTTTTGTTTAAATCCAATACATTTAAATCGTTCACTACCAGTTGATTGTTTTTATCCATCGTAATTTTTATCTCATCGCCCACGTTGAACAACATGTTTAAAATTTTGGTGGATTTCGGCGCACGTTTATAATCTAAATAATATTCAACGTACACGTAATTGAACATGAGCTGCAACAATCCTTTGGCATTGTTCAAAATTTTGTATCTCATCAAAGTATAAATAATTTTCACCATCGACACCGTCATCAACTTGGTTACAAACTCGTACAATTGCAAGTTTTCAATACCGTATTTGTCTTTAAAATCTTCACGTTTACTGAACATGCTTAATTCGGGAGATTTTCCAGTCAAAATGCCAATTAATCCCGTGTACAAGTCAACGTATTTGACATCGTTGCCCGATTCATCTTTTGCATGTCGATTTTTCAAAAGCTCTTTATTGTCGATAAATTTTTCAAAGGTCTCTCGATCACATTTAGTGTAAATATGGTAGTCAGTGTCGCTGCTTTCGACCGCGTATCCCTTGGCATGGCTGCCCGTATCAATGCAAATGTACACCATGTTAGAATGTGCTGCTTACTGTGCCTGTATCAAGCCTTATATACCTCAAAATATTTCACATTTTTGCATCATCGTAAAATATACATGCATATAATTGTGTACAAAATATGACTCATTAATCGATCGTGCGTTACAAGTAGAATTCTACTGGTAAAGCAAGTTCGGTTGTGAGCCGTGTGCAAAACATGACATCATAACTAATCATGTTTATAATCATGTGCAAAATATGACATCATCCGACGATTGTGTTTTACAAGTAGAATTCTACTCGTAAAGCGAGTTTAAAAATTTTGTGACGTCAATGAAACAACGTGTAATATTTTTTACAATATTTAAGTGAAACATTATGACTTCCAATAATTTTGTGGATGTGGATACGTTTGCAAGACAATTGATTACAGATAAATGTAGTGCTCTAATCAAAGTGCGGATCTGTTGCCGGCAAACATTTTAGAGATTGTAGAGAAGGCCAGAGACAAGTATTTTGAGGGCCAACTCAAAAAAACTATGAATACATTAAAAAATTATTTTTACGAAAAAATATATGGACGATTCGATAGATTATAAAGATTTTAACAGACGCATCCTATTGATAGTTTTTAAATTCGCTTTAAACAAGAGCACAATACTTTCCATCGTACAAAGAGATCATCGAGTGGCCATTAAACGTTTAAACAAAATTAACCCCGATTTAAAGAGTTCTCCGCGCAATGCTTCAGCATTACAATGAATGTTTGGAAAATCTAGACAATCCAGTCACGGACGAACATCATTTGTTGACAAAAGAGTTGCTACAAAAATATTTATCGAAGCGTTTGAATACAGTTACACCAACACTAATGCCATCAGCATGGACAAAACAGATGAATTTGATTTTATTAAACCGGCATTGAAACCTTTGCCAGATGCAAGACCGCCATCGCTTTTGGCCAACGTGATGAACGAACGTAAAAGAAAATTACAAAACACCAACTCAACGGCAAAATGTTTGCTACCAGCACCACCGCCACAATTGCGTAAACTTGAAAAAAAGAATCATTTATTGCCTTTGTTTTCTTTGTAATTATATTGTTGCATTTCTATTTCTAATATCATAGTTTTCTAATAAAGTAGTTTCATATTTTTGTTTTTGTACAGTAATTGTTTCTTGGTTTAACAAGATCACAACCAATAACATAAAGAATAACACAATCATAACAAAAATTAAAAAGCCGCATACTACTAGAACAAATTCTTTAATTAGCGATCGGTTTCTATTTACAAATTGGCCGAGCTGATCGCCTTCAGTCGGCGAGTTGTGGGCTTGGATGATGTCGACGATATTGTTGCCGGCGCGACCGCCTGTCGCTCTCGATATAATGTCGGCCGCCGTCGGTTTCATGATGTGCTTAACTACAAATAATAGTTGTACTTGACGGGCGTCACCGTGATGCCGCTGCTAAAACCTCCGTCCGTTAAGACGCGTTGCGTTACAAAATTAATGTTTGTCCGATTAGCGTAGTCGGAATAATCAAACGTGTTGGGCGGACTAAAATCGGGCATGTTGATGGGCACAATGCCGCTGGAGCTGATAGCAATGCTGTCGTTCTTGCAAAACAGCCGAATTTTTTTGTAGGGCTCTGCTTTATTCGGCGCAGACGACACCATCTGGTCAAAGTTGTTCAATTTTATGATTACGTTGGGTACCAATTGATAGGGGAAAATTATTTTCTGGAACATTTTGACAAAGTCCACAACCGTTTGGCTATAGTCGGGAATGCCGAGCAAAGACTGCGCCTGTTTAATGTATTTGAGACTGGAGCGGTTTACTGTAGCGCAATTGGATGGCACGTCGCCCTTCATAAGCCGGCGCGTTCTCTCCCAATTCAATTTGTTGTACAAATTATCAATCTCCTCGTGCGGCAGATTGATTACATAGCGCGCGGGCTGTTTGCGATATTGAAAGATGCAAAAAATGCGTTTCAACGACAATATCTTCACCATGGTGGACGTTTCCAGATTGAAACATAACAAAAAGTCATTGCTTTCCACCAATTCTTTAAAATGAGACAGCGGAATTTCACAAGCGATCGGTCGCAAATTGCTTTTTATTGGAGGCGGAACGCTTTGACCGTTGCGGTTTTTTAGTAACGCGCTGCACGCAGATTGCATGTCCGTTTCGGGATACGTAAACTCGATGGGACATTTGGGGTTTTCATGGTGAACGATCATAGTGTTGCAATAAAACAAGTTGTTGGTCAGGAGCACGCTAAAAACACGCGTTTCGCCCGCACCGATTTCGGTGATGGGTACCAACGGGTTCCAGTAGACTATGGTGGCGGACGCTGTTTTTTTTGGCGATCGACTGTCTATGTTAACATCATGCTCGTGCCTGTACACTAGCACAGAATTGAATTTTGGAAATTGTTTTTTGTCAATGTACAACCGGTCGTCGTCTGTGGGCACGTACACGATCAAGTTTTCGATTAATTTGTTGCCTACGTCGCTTTGCGGTTCCACCAAATTGTGAGGGAACGCAAAAAAGCGATCGCTAATACAAACTTGAATCTGAAACGGGCACTCCATCGTGATGTATATGTCTTACTTCATTAGACTTTAGATTATTTTAATTTGTGAACTCGTACCGTATTCAATAGGGTGTCGGGCACGTAATTGTAATGGTAAAACAGATCCTGTTGAACACGTGCGTTGTTCACTACGATTGAAATGCAAAAATACATCAAGTACATAAACACTATGATTAGAAAGGTAGCAGACAGAAAATATTTCATCTTTAAATCTTATGCTAGTTGAATAAAATACATAGTACTTTTATACGTTTATTTATATTTGTTTTCTTTGTTATAACCGTAATTGTAAAACTTGTGATCGTGCTCGCCAGGCATAATTTCTTTGCACATCAGCTTGCGAATATATGTGACATCTTCGTACACCGATTTCTTGATGTTACCATCGTGAAGCGTTGTCGGCTTGAGAGGTTTGCGGTCGTTGTTGTAAAAATTTTGCACCGAATAATTATCCATAGTGCAGCACAGGCAATGTCACTGATGCATATGCTTTAATTTTTTATTGCATTCAGTTATTATATGATTTAATAAACGTACACAATAGCACGTTTATCGGTTAAAGATAACTTTCAATATATAAAAGTGTTTGAATTGCGAGACCGTCAACATAACGTTTATCAACGCGATGACTAAACGACAATTTGCTTTGCTGTTTGTGTGGCACCACGACAACCAATTTGTTTGCAACACGGACGAATACCCGTTTTGGCACAACATTGAATACCATGCACGGCGCTATAAATGCATCGTTTTGTACTGTGTGGAAAACGACGGATCGCTACAACTGCCCGTTTGCAAAAACATAAATCTCATAAATTATAAAAAAGCGTATCCTCATTATTATGGAAACTGTGTTGACAGTATAGTGAAACGTGCTGGCAAAAATTGATTATATGAAAGTAACTGCAATGTTAAACCCCCACCTGTTGGACGTCGCGTACAATTATTTGCTGTTGATGGACATGGATTGTGTGGTGCAAAGCGTGCAATGGAAACAATTGTCAACCGACACGTATTGTTTTGAGCCGTTTTACGACTCTCAAATTAAATGGTTGTACGCGCCCAAAAGCGGACAAAGTTTTGATAGTTATCTTGAAAACTATGCAACTCTAATTCGAGTCAAACAAGTGCAGCAACATCGAAAAGAATTAATACTGCATTGTGTGGATTTTCTTACAATGAAAGCAAATGACAATTTTATGGTGTTCAAAAATTATATTAACATGATTATAAAAGTGTATTTGCAATTTTACAATTACAGATTTCCCATCAATTTTGAGGACAACACGATGAAACCTTGTGTAAATTTAACTTTTAGACGTGGCGGCAGTTGGAAAACTCAACTGCAACCCGTATGCAATTATGTTTACAAAAGTAAAAATATGCCAAAATTTATTAAATAAAACAAATTAATTTAAACAAGCGTTTTTATTGACAATACTCACATTTGATATTATTTATAATCAAGAAATGATGTCATTTGTTTTCAAAATTGAACTGGCTTTACGAGTAGAATTTTACTTGTAAAACACAATCAAGAAATGATGTCATTTTTGTACGTGATTATAAACATGTTTAAACATGGTACATTGAACTTAATTTTTGCAAGTTGATAAACATGATTAATGTACGACTCATTTGTTTGTGCAAGTTGATAAACGTGATTAATATATGACTCATATGTTTGTGCAAAAATGATGTCATCGTACAAACTCGCTTTACGAGTAGAATTCTACTTGTAACGCATGATCAAGGGATGATGTCATTTGTTTTTTTAAAATTCAACTCGCTTTACGAGTAGAATTCTACTTGTAAAACACAATCGAGGGATGATGTCATTTGTAGAATGATGTCATTTGTTTTTCAAAACCGAACTCGCTTTACGAGTAGAATTCTACTTGTAACGCAAGATCGGTGGATGATGTCATTTTAAAAATGATGTCATCGTACAAACTCGCTTTACGAGTAGAATTCTACGTGTAAAACACGATTACAGCACTTCGTAGTTGTATCGAAAATTGTTCAATGGCTCTTTGTTAATGTCGTAATTGATTAATATGTCGTACAATTTGGCGGCGTTGTGTTTGCACACGACCGTTTTTAGTTCTTGAAACATTTTTTCGTGTATGTTTAGCATGTTGTATTTCAGAGTGCGATGTGTAATGCTGGTGACGAGCATCAAAATGATAAAATCTAAAGCGGCTAATTTGTAATCCCGTTCATACGCTCTGTAATCGCCAACAACTCTGTGGCCAGATCTTTTTAGATTTTGACAGGCGTTATGGTACGAATTGATAATATTTACTATAGTTTCTCTTGTTATCGGTTTGTCGATTAAACTGTTAACAAACATCACGTTGCCCAAGCGCGACGGTTTAGACACCGACTTGTTTTTTGTCTGTTCAAATTTGTACAAATTAAAAACGCTCATAGACTGGTCGTCAGGCAGTGTGTCGTTATACAAACAAAATGGTAAAACGTTTAATTCGACAAACGACGAGCACATTAAAGTTTGTTGGCTGTTAACGTCCTGGGGATGTAAACTGTTATTCATAACGTAACACACTTCAATGTCGGAATGCTTGTTTTCAAATTTGTCCTTGTCTACAGTTTCAATGGTGATTGAGCGAGGTTTGAGTTTATTTTCTAAATTCATTTGGATATTTTCAATATGGTATACCACCGACACGTTGTGAGCCAGCGATCCTTGATTGGTTTTAATCATATTCAAAATATTCATGATATGGTTGAAAAAAGAGTCTGTCAAAACGTTTGTGTCGTTGTTAAATATCGCTTTCCAGGGTTTACTGTTGCGTGACTCAACGACGGCCGTGTAACATAACAAGCGCGCCAGTTGCATGTGCGACAACTTAATGTTATCAATGTCGGTGATGTTTGGCACCAGATTTTCATTGCCGTCTTCCAGTAGCGTGCTCAGTTCGGTCGAGTAGTTATTCAACGATCGATTGTGCGATTCAAACAAGTTTACTATCGCAGGTTGTACATAGTTTTTTATGTCGTCAAATTGAATTATATCGATCTTGTCCTTGTTCTCCAGCATAAACGACAAATTTTTTAGGTCGAATTTAATATTTGGCGCGTTTTCGTTGGACTTTTTGTAATTTAACAACATCGCCAACAGTTTGTGTAACTCGCCGTTAGCTTGATCTTTGCTAAACAGTTTATTGGTAGCGTAATTCACGTTGTCGTTCAAAAACAGCAACTCGTTGATGATCATTTTTTGTAAAAGCGCGTACTTGCTCATGTTGACAGAATCTCTTACATTTCAGTTGTAAACGCGTCTGTACAAATTGGCCATGCGATTCGGAATGCACACGGGGATCGTGCGAGCCAGTGCCGTTTGGCGAAATAGCATTTTTTCATAGCCGCTCGAACAATCGCACGCGTCCGGCGAAAATTGCACCGTGTTCAAATTCATATTCAACCGGCCGTCGTTGCATAGATAAGGCCTCGGTGTTCCCGTATCGTCCACCAAGTCTCTGTACGTGCTCACGCATGTTTGAGACACGACAAAATCTCCGCCGGCGGAGAAAACGTGAACCAAGCCCAGTGCGGGATCGCATTCTATCAAGTCCGGAGCCTGCGCGTTTACCAAAGCGTCGGAGGCGTTGCAAAAGCCATCCTGGCAGGTCAACTCGTTTGCAGCGCTGGAGATCACGCAGTTGTCTCTACACTGCTGATCCGTCACGCACGGTAACCGGTTCAATGAACAATCTACGCCTCGATTGCGCTGAAACGTAAAATTTAACGGCGGCGCTTCCAACTCGTTAATGTGCATGTATGCATCTTGCAAAATAAATTTTTGAACAAATTTAAACGTGTACATGTACACGATTAGTATAATTACCAGTAGAATAAGTATTTGCCAAAAGTTCAACATGATCGTCTTAACTGAGTGTGAAAAGCGTGGTGTGACGCACGAAATGACTGGTTGCGCAAAAAATAAACCGGGGTCTATATAACTCGGCGTCGACCGCGTTCATTTTTACCGTCATGCATCTGACGGCTAATGTATTGCTCGTTCCTAACGCGCTCAAAAAGCGGGACGTGAAATACATTTATAATACCTATTTGAAAAATTACAGTGTAATTGAAGGTGTGATGTGTTGCAATGGCGATTGTTTGGCCGTGGTGGTGTTGGACCGAAATCAGCTGCAAAACACGGACATGGAAGTGTTGGAGAGTTTAGAATACACTAGTGACAACATTGAACTGTTATGCGAAAAAATATGTGTGATAGTTGATAATTACGACAAGTATTACCAAAAAAATTGTGTATAAATAAAATACCAAATTTTATTATATCATTTTGTTTTATTTAATAATTAAAGAATACAACGCCACATCTATTCCTAGTACAACAAATAATTTGATTATTATTTTTGAGTGCACATTAAAAAATAACAAACAGTGTAAAAATACTACAGAATAATACAATACATAAATATTATAGTAAATAGCTGCAATTTTGATAGCGTAATTTATACTTTGATATTTTTCAACGTACAACGTTAAATGTTGATACGCATTATTCACAAATAACAAAATTTTTCTAATATGCCATTTGTCCGCAATTGTTTTTGCGATATCAAAGCCTTTTTCAAACAATTGAAAAATTGCAAACAAAACCACGTACATGACGTTATACATAGTGTTAAAGTTTTTACATAACAATTCTATAATGAAGAAAATTGCTAAACACGGCATGAGCGCGCACATAATCGCGTTGGCCGCAAATATCTCGTACGTACAAAAATACTCGGACATTCTCCAATAAGTAAAATGCATTTTGCTATTATACTGTTGTTTCTTCTAGTGATTATTGCAATAGTGTACACGTATGTAGACTTGATAGATGTGCACCATGAAGAGGTGCGTTATCCTATTACGGTTTTTGACAACACACGCGCGCCGCTTATTGAACCGCCGTCCGAAATAGTAATCGAAGGCAATGCACACGAATGTCACAAAACTTTGACGCCGTGCTTCACACACGGCGATTGCGATCTGTGCCGCGAAGGATTAGCCAACTGCCAGTTGTTTGACGAAGATACAATAGTCAAGATGCGTGGAGATGACGGCCAAGAACACGAGACGCTTATTCGAGCGGGAGAAGCGTACTGCTTGGCTTTGGATCGAGAACGCGCCCGATCGTGTAACCCCAACACGGGTGTGTGGTTGTTGGCCGAAACTGAAACTGGTTTCGCTCTTTTGTGCAACTGCTTACGGCCCGGACTTGTTACGCAGCTCAACATGTACGAAGACTGCAACGTGCCCGTGGGCTGCGCGCCTCACGGCCGTATCGACAATATCAACAGCGCTTCGATCCGGTGCGTGTGCGACGACGGGTACGTGAGCGACTATAACGCCGACACCGAAACTCCGTATTGCCGTCCGCGCACCGTGCGCGACGTAATGTACGACGAGAGTTTTTTTCCGCGGGCGCCATGCGCAGACGGCCAAGTTCGTCTGGATCATCCGGCGCTCAATGATTTTTACCGCAGACACTTTAGACTCGAAGACATTTGCGTGATCGACCCTTGCTCGGTGGACCCGATTAGCGGGCAACGCACATCGGGACGCTTATTTCACCAACCAACCGTAAATGGTGTGGGAATCAACGGATGCAATTGTCCGGCCGATGACGGGTTACTGCCCGTGTTTAATCGACACACCGCCGACACGGGCATGGTTAGACAAAGCGACCGCACCGTCGCGAACGCTTGCTTGCAGCCGTTTAACGTGCACATGTTATCGTTGCGTCATGTGGATTACAAATTTTTCTGGGGCCGCAGCGACCACACCGAGTTTGCCGACGCGGACATGGTGTTTCAAGCGAATGTCAACCAACTCAGTCACGAACGGTATCGAGCGATTTTGTACTCGTTGCTCGAGTCGCACCCGGACGTAACAGAAATCGTAACAGTCAACATGGGTGTCATGAAAATTTCCGTGTCATACGATACCACATTGAAAAATATACTATTACCATCTTCTGTTTTTAGGCTATTTAGATTTAAAGAAAGTGGCACTGCTCAGCCGGTATGCTTCTTTCCAGGCGTAGGACGGTGCATAACCGTCAATTCCGATTCGTGCATCAGGCGACACGCTGGTGGTCAAGTGTGGACCGCAGAAACGTTCACCAACTCGTGGTGTGTACTGAGTCGTGAAGGTACGCATATAAAAGTTTGGAGTCGCGCGTCACGATATCCACGCGGAGACGCGCCTGCAGCGTTAAGATTGCGCGGCTTCTTTCTGAACAACGATCGCGAACGAAACACAATAAGAGCGGTCACTACAGGCGACATGACCCAAGGGCAACAAATAGACGCATTAACCCAAATACTTGAAACTTACCCCAACTACTCTGTATAACAACATGAGCATTTTAAAAGTTGTAGAAGCGTGCAATTTGGCACACACTTTTTTAAAATTGGGTTATTTATTTAGGGCCAAGACTTGTTTGGATATCGCTTTAGATAATTTGGAACTATTGCGTCGAAAGACTAACATAAAAGAAGTGGCAGTCATGTTAAACAAGAAAACTACAGAGTGTTTGCAATTGAAACGAAAAATAGATAAAAAAATTGCACAACGTGTTTTAATAAAAATTTACACTATCAAATGATGACATCATAACGGGTTCAATATTCTGTGTGCAAAAATAAATGACATCATATTTCAAACTTGTTTTACGCGTAAAATTCTACTGGTAAAACAAGTTTGAGATATGATGTCATCATCACAAATAATAGTATGTAATAAAATAAACATATTTGTGTGTAAATATAATTTATTACAAATAAATTTTACATTGAATCAATCTGTCTTCGTGTTTGTTGTAAGGTCTTCGAATCTTGTGTTTCAGCCCCTCGGGATGGTCAAAATGCGCCGTAGTAATTGTTAATGGATCTTTCAACGATTTTTTGCCCATGGCGAGTGTGACAAACGCGGCCACGACAAACAGCAGGATAATCAGTTTCATGGTGTTCTATATTCGACAATATATGGGTCGCTTCTAAATCACCTTGTCCCCAAAAGCCTCTTTTATAGTTTTTTAGAACACGTTGTGTATTCCAACAGTAATTGTTCCATCTCTTTCAACAGCCATTCAGCATCCGGTCGTTGACTGTAATCATGCTGAATTAATTTACAAACAATTTCGGTCAATTTAGGATGGCCTTGGGATAAACTTGCCGGCATTTGCTGTACATTGTTTCTAAAGTTAGTTAGCGTAGTTTCGCGTTCCAAAGCAGTCTTGAAGGGCATTATCAATTCGAATAAAACAATGCCCAAACTATACATGTCATTTTTGGGGGTGTACACTTTTTTGATTTGTTCTGGTGCAGCGTACAAAGTTATATTTTGAGGGTTGTTTTTGATAAACGTTTTGTATAGACTGCCAAACATGCCGCCCACATACAAATCAAAGTCGGGCCCAGTCATGAAAATATCTTCGGGATTAATATTGTGGTGCACGATATTTACGGAATGAATCGCTTTCACGGCGCTCACCAAATCAACAAACTTGCTAATATAAAAGCCAAAATCCGCCGGAACTTTAATGTTGGTCTTTGCAAAAGTTTGCAAATTGCGTTGTTTCAAATAGTCGCTCAACATGTACTCGTTTAGAGGCGACGCAATATATATGCGGTGCTGCCGCGGATTCAAATAAACCAATTGTTCGGGTTTCATGGTATACAGTTAAGTGTTAACGCGTCACTAAATTCAGACACGAGCGCACGCCCTATATACATACAATTTATCGCACAAGATGCTTAACGCGATCTGTTTATAAACTAAAACGCACTGCAATAAATTTTAGCAAGCATTTGTATTTAATCAATCGAACCGTGCACTGATATAAGAATTAAAAATGGGTTTGTTTGCGTGTTGCACAAAATACACAAGGCTGTCGACCGACACAAAAATGAAGTTTCCCTATGTTGCGTTGTCGTACATCAACGTGACGCTGTGCACCTACACCGCCATGTTGGTGGGATACATGGTAACATTCAATGACTCCAGCGAATTGAAATATTTACAATACTGGTTGCTGTTGTCGTTTTTGATGTCCGTGGTGCTAAACGCTCCGACTCTGTGGACGATGCTCAAAACCACAGAAGCCCATGAAGTAATTTACGAAATGAAGCTGTTCCACGCCATGTACTTTAGTAACGTGCTGTTGAATTATGTGGTGTTTTTGGACAATCAAATGGGTACAAATTTTGTTTTTGTTAACAATTTAATTCACTGTTGTGTACTTTTTATGATATTTGTTGAATTGCTTATCCTGTTGGGCCACACAATGGGCACGTACACGGATTATCAATATGTCAAATCGTGTTATATGGTTATATTGTTTGTTTCAGTTATGAGTGTTACTATTGTTATGGGTTTAGAGTGTTTGAAAACGAAACTAATTGATAACAGTTTGATGTTTAACGCGTTTGTGTGCGCTTTGTACATTGTGATTGCAATAATGTGGTCTTTAAAAAATAATTTGACTAGTTATTACGTTTCAAATTTACAAAGTATTCAAGTTGTTCCGTTTTCATACAACGATCCGCCGCCACCGTTCTCTAACATTGTAATGGATGACATAAAAAATAAAAAATAATTTATAAAAATGTTTTTTATTCTTTCACAATTCTGTAAATTCTAAACAAAAAATATAAATACAAACTTATTATGTTGTCGTCTAAATAAACATCAATTTGTAAATCTGGACACCTATTCATATCATTGATATTACAGTCTACTATACAACAATTAAAACTAACCAAATTATCTTTACAACAATTAAAGCAATTAAAACAATTTAAATAATCTTCATTGTCGTCGTATAAGTTTATTTGCACTGTAGACGGTGTTACACAGCGATCCATTCGACGTTCGTGTTCGATCAACTTTCTCGCCAACTTGTACCATAAAAATTGTTTGGACAAAAAGTTTTCCAACAATGGTAACGGCCAATTCAACGTGACGATGCGCACGTCCTCGGGTATGCATTTGTTAAAAAACACACAGCTCGCTTTACCAAACGAAAGCAAAGGTACTAAATATGGCGCCATTGGCTGATTTGTTATTCCAAGATAATTACAAATAAACTGATCCGTCGTGGGGTGATAACTGGCAGGTGTCAGCTTTAAATAATCTTCAACGTTGTTGTCGCGCAAAAGTCTGCATTTTACACGCGTTGTTAATCCCACGACTTTTGCATGTAAAATCGGATCCAAATACTGCAGAATCGTGTCTATAATTTCTAATGGTAAACGTATGCGTTTTGCTCGTGGGCGCTTTGTAACGCTCGACATCCTAATAACAACTAACACAAAACTAAAATGATACTCAATATATTGCTTTTACAGTTCATCTTTAGGTTTAAACTGTGCGTTTATCGCGTTGAGCAAGTCGCCGTTATCGGCATCAATCTCCCAAGCAAACAGGCCGCCCAATTTATTTCGGTCGACATATTTAACTTTTCCTAACACAGAGTCGACGCTGTCAAACGAAATCAAATCACCTTTACTTTTATCGAAAACGTACGACGCTTGAGCGGCGCTGTCAAACGTGTACACATAATTGTTGAGATCTTTTTGAATTTGACGATAATCTACAACACCGTCCTCCCACGTGCCCGACCCCGGCCCGTTGCCAGTGCCGGAAAAATAGTTGTCATTCGTATAATTTGTTACGCCGGTCCAGCCGCGGCCGTACATGGCGACGCCCACAATTATTTTGTTGGGATCGACGCCTTGTTTCAGTAACGCATCGACAGCGTAGTGTGTAGTGTATAGCTCTTCCGAGTTCCAACTTGGCGCGTAGACTGTTGTTTGGTAGCCCAAATCCGTGTTTGACCAAGCCCCTTTAAAATCGTAACTCATGAGAAATATTTTGCCTAATGACTTTTGCGCTTCGGCGTAGTTTACCACGGCAATCTTGTCGTAACCCGCGCTTATAGCGCTTGTTAATTCGTAAACCCTGCCGGTTTGCGCTTCGAGGTCGTCTAGCATTGCGCGCAGCTCCTCCAACAACAAAATGTATGTTTTGGCGTCACCGTCCGCATCGCCCAACGACGGGTTAGCCCCTTTGCCGCCCGGAAACTCCCAATCGATGTCTACACCGTCAAAGAATTTCCACACTTGCAGAAATTCCTTAACCGAATCTACAAAAACGTTTCTTTTTTCAACATCGTGCATAAAATAAAATGGGTCTGATAGAGTCCAGCCTCCTATTGAAGGAAGAATTTTTAAATGGGGGTTTGCTAATTTTGCCGCCATCAACTGTCCAAAATTGCCTTTATACGGCTCGTTCCAAGCGGACACACCTTTTTGGGGTTTTTGTACGGCGGCCCACGGATCGTGAATGGCAACTTTGAAATCTTCGCGTCCCTTGCACGATCTTTGCAAAGATTCAAAGCTTCCGGGTATCGTTTTGAGGGCGTCGTTTATTCCATCGCCGCCGCAGATGGGTATGAAACCATACAACAAGTGTGATAAATTTGGCAAGGGAACTTTGTCTACGGGAAAGTTGCGCCCGTACACACCCCACTCAACAAAGTACGCAGCGACAATTTTATCCTCTCTCCTGCCAGGTTTGTTGTTTTCCAGCCATGTGTATTCGAGCGGTGCCAGATGGCCGCCGTCGGTGTCTGCGACTTTGACCAACACGGGATCGCTCACGGAACAGCCGTCCTCATTGCAAAGTTTGACACGCATGTTAAATTGCCCGCTCACAAGAACTTTAATGGTAGCCCTTTTACTTTCGGCGTCGCCTTTCCATACCTGCTGCTCGTCAAACAACACGTACGCTATGTCGCCAATGTCGCCGTTCCAGACGTTCCAACTGACTTGAACGTCGACTTGTTCTTTAGGCTTTATTAAATTTTCGTAAGCGGTGGCCTCGTAATTTATTTCTACGAGCGCATAATTGCGATCGGCCCAATCGATCACCGGCGTGCCGGGAATCGCGTTAGAAACGGCGACCAACCACAAAACGTTTAACAATTTGTACAACATTTTAATTTATCTTAATTTTAAGTTGTAATTATTTTATGTAAAAAAATGAACAAAATTTTGTTTTATTTGTTTGTGTACGGCGTTGTAAACAGCGCGGCGTACGACCTTTTGAAAGCGCCTAATTATTTTGAAGAATTTGTTCATCGATTCAACAAAGATTATGGTAGCGAAGTTGAAAAATTGCGAAGATTCAAAATTTTCCAACACAATTTAAATGAAATTATTAATAAAAACCAAAACGATTCGGCCAAATATGAAATAAACAAATTCTCGGATTTGTCCAAAGACGAAACTATCGCAAAATACACAGGTTTGTCTTTGCCTATTCAGACTCAAAATTTTTGCAAAGTAATAGTCCTAGACCAGCCACCGGGCAAAGGGCCCCTTGAATTCGACTGGCGTCGTCTCAACAAAGTCACTAGCGTAAAAAATCAGGGCATGTGTGGCGCCTGCTGGGCGTTTGCCACTCTGGCTAGTTTGGAAAGTCAATTTGCAATCAAACATAACCAGTTGATTAATCTGTCGGAGCAGCAAATGATCGATTGTGATTTTGTCGACGCTGGCTGTAACGGCGGCTTGTTGCACACAGCGTTCGAAGCCATCATTAAAATGGGCGGCGTACAGCTGGAAAGCGACTATCCATACGAAGCAGACAATAACAATTGCCGTATGAACTCCAATAAGTTTCTAGTTCAAGTAAAAGATTGTTATAGATACATTACCGTGTACGAGGAAAAACTTAAAGATTTGTTACGCCTTGTCGGCCCTATTCCTATGGCCATAGACGCTGCCGACATTGTTAACTATAAACAGGGTATTATAAAATATTGTTTCAACAGCGGTCTAAACCATGCGGTTCTTTTAGTGGGTTATGGTGTTGAAAACAACATTCCATATTGGACCTTTAAAAACACTTGGGGCACGGATTGGGGAGAGGACGGATTTTTCAGGGTACAACAAAACATAAACGCCTGTGGTATGAGAAACGAACTTGCGTCTACTGCAGTCATTTATTAATCTCAACACACTCGCTATTTGGAACATAATCATATCGTCTCAGTAGCTCAAGGTAGAGCGTAGCGCTCTGGATCGTATAGATCTTGCTAAGGTTGTGAGTTCAAGTCTCGCCTGAGATATTAAAAAACTTTGTAATTTTAAAAATTTTATTTTATAATATACAATTAAAAACTATACAATTTTTTATTATTACATTAATAATGATACAATTTTTATTATTACATTTAATATTGTCTATTACGGTTTCTAATCATACAGTACAAAAATAAAATCACAATTAATATAATTACAAAGTTAACTACATGACCAAACATGAACGAAGTCAATTTAGCGGCCAATTCGCCTTCAGCCATGGAAGTGATGTCGCTCAGACTGGTGCCGACGCCGCCAAACTTGGTGTTCTCCATGGTGGTTATGAGGTTGCTTTTTTGTTGGGCAATAAACGACCAGCCGCTGGCATCTTTCCAACTGTCGTGATAGGTCGTGTTGCCGATGGTCGGGATCCAAAACTCGACGTCGTCGTCAATTGCTAGTTCCTTGTAGTTGCTAAAATCTATGCATTGCGACGAGTCCGTGTTGGCCACCCAACGCCCTTCTTTGTAGATGCTGTTGTTGTAGCAATTACTGGTGTGTGCCGGCGGATTGGTGCACGGCATCAGCAAAAACGTGTCGTCCGACAAAAATGTTGAAGAAACAGAGTTGTTCATGAGATTGCCAATCAAACGCTCGTCCACCTTGGCCACGGAGACTATCAGGTCGTGCAGCATATTGTTTAGCTTGTTGATGTGCGCATGCATCAGCTCAATGTTCATTTTCAGCAAATCGTTTTCGTACATCAGCTCCTCTTGAATATGCATCAGGTCGCCTTTGGTGGCAGTGTCTCCCTCTGTGTACTTGGCTCTAACGTTGTGGCGCCAAGTGGGCGGCCGCTTCTTGACTCGGTGCTCGACTTTGCGTTTAATGCATCTGTTAAACTTGCAGTTCCACGTGTTTTTAGAAAGATCATATATATCATTGTCAATCAAACAGTGTTCGCGTGTCACCGACTCGGGGTTATTTTTGTCATCTTTAATGAGCAGACACGCAGCTTTTATTTGGCGCGTGGTGAACGTAGACTTTTGTTTGAGAATCATACTCACGCCGTCTCGATGAAGCACAGTGTCCACGGTCACGTTGATGGGGTTGCCCTCAGCGTCCAAAATGTATACCTGGCACTCGTCCGTGTCGTCCTGGCACTCGAGCCTGCTGTACATTTTCGAAGTGGAAATGCCGCATCGCCACGATTTGTTGCACGTGTGGTGCGCAAAGTGATTGTTATTCTGCCGCTTCACCAACTCTTTGCCTTTGACCCACTGGCCGCGGCCCTCGTTGTCGCGAAAACAGTCGTCGCTGTCACTGCCCCAACGGTCGATCAGCTCTTCGCCCACCTCGCACTGCTGCCTGATGCTCCACATAAGCAAATCCTCTTTGCCCACATTCAGCGTTTTCATGGTTTCTTCGACGCGTGTGTTGGGATCCAGCGAGCCGCCGTTGTACGCATACGCCTGGTAGTACCCCTTGTAGCCGATAATCACGTTTTCGTTGTAGTCCGTCTCCACGATGGTGATTTCCACGTCCTTTTGCAGCGTTTCCTTGGGCGGGGTAATGTCCAAGTTTTTAATCTTGTACGGACCCGTCTTCATTTGCGCGTTGCAGTGCTCCGCCGCAAAGGCAGAATGCGCCGCCGCCGCCAAAAGCACATATAAAACAATAGCGCTTACCATCTTGCTTGTGTGTTCCTTATTGAAGCCTTGGTGTGACTGATTTACTAGTAGCATTGAGGCATCTTATATACCCGACCGTTATCTGGCCTACGTGACACAAGGCACGTTGTTAGATTAATAATCTTATCTTTTTATCTTAATTGATAAGATTATTTTTATCTGGCTGTTATAAAAACGGGATCATGAACACGGACGCTCAGTCGACATCGAACACGCGCAACTTCATGTACTCTCCCGACAGCAGTCTGGAGGTGGTCATCATTACCAATTCGGACGGCGATCACGATGGCTATCTGGAACTAACCGCCGCCGCCAAAGTCATGTCACCTTTTCTTAGCAACGGCAGTTCGGCCGTGTGGACCAACGCGGCGCCCTCGCACAAATTGATTAAAAACAATAAAAATTATATTCATGTGTTTGGTTTATTTAAATATCTGTCAAATTACAATTTAAATAATAAAAAGCGTCCTAAAGAGTATTACACCCTTAAATCGATTATTAGCGACTTGCTTATGGGCGCTCAAGGCAAAGTATTTGATCCGCTTTGCGAAGTAAAAACGCAACTGTGTGCGATTCAGGAGAGTCTCAACGAGGCTATTTCGATTTTGAACGTTCATAGCAACGATGCGGCCGCCAACCCGCCTGCGCCAGACATTAACAAGTTGCAAGAACTGATACAAGATTTGCAGTCTGAATACAATAAAAAAATTACCTTTACCACTGATACAATTTTGGAGAATTTAAAAAATATAAAGGATTTAATGTGCCTGAATAAATAATAATAAGGGTTTTGTACGATTTCAACAATGAACTTTTGGGCCACGTTTAGCATTTGTCTGGTGGGTTATTTGGTGTACGCGGGACACTTGAATAACGAGCTACAAGAAATAAAATCAATATTAGTGGTCATGTACGAATCTATGGAAAAGCATTTTTCCAATGTGGTAGACGAAATTGATTCTCTTAAAACGGACACGTTTATGATGTTGAGCAACTTGCAAAATAACACGATTCGAACGTGGGACGCAGTTGTAAAAAATGGCAAAAAAATATCCAATCTCGACGAAAAAATTAACGTGTTATTAACAAAAAACGGGGTAGTTAACAACGTGCTAAACGTTCAATAAACGCTTATCACTAAGTTAATATACTAAAAATCACATAGTCACTACAATATTTCAAAATATGAAGCCGACGAATAACGTTATGTTCGACGACGCGTCGGTCCTTTGGATCGACACGGACTACATTTATCAAAATTTAAAAATGCCTTTGCAGGCGTTTCAACAACTTTTGTTCACCATTCCATCTAAACATAGAAAAATGATCAACGATGCGGGCGGATCGTGTCATAACACGGTCAAATACATGGTGGACATTTACGGAGCGGCCGTTCTGGTTTTGCGAACGCCTTGCTCGTTCGCCGACCAGTTGTTGAGCACATTTATTGCAAACAATTATTTGTGCTACTTTTACCGTCGTCGCCGATCACGATCACGCTCACGATCACGCTCGCGATCACGTTCTCCTCATTGCAGACCTCGTTCGCGCTCTCCTCATTGCAGACCTCGTTCGCGATCTCGGTCCCGGTCTAGATCGCGGTCACGTTCATCGTCTCCCAGGCGAGGGCGTCGACAAATATTCGACGCGCTGGAAAAGATTCGTCATCAAAACGACATGTTGATGAGCAACGTCAACCAAATAAATCTCAACCAAACTAATCAATTTTTAGAATTGTCCAACATGATGACGGGCGTGCGCAATCAAAACGTGCAGCTCCTCGCGGCGTTGGAAACCGCTAAAGATGTTATTTTGACCAGATTAAACACATTGCTTGCCGAGATTACAGACTCGTTACCCGACTTGACGTCCATGTTAGATAAATTAGCTGAACAATTGTTGGACGCCATCAACACGGTGCAGCAAACCTGCGCAACGAGTTGAACAACACCAACTCTATTTTGACCAATTTAGCGTCAAGCGTCACAAACATCAACGGTACGCTCAACAATTTGCTAGCCGCTATCGAAAACTTAGTAGGCGGCGGCGGCGGTGGCAATTTTAACGAAGCCGACAGACAAAAACTGGACCTCGTGTACACTTTGGTTAACGAAATCAAAAATATACTCACGGGAACGCTGACAAAAAAATAAGCATGTCCGACAAAACACCAACAAAAAAGGGTGGCAGCCATGCCATGACGTTGCGAGAGCGCGGCGTAACAAAACCCCCAAAAAAGTCTGAAAAGTTGCAGCAATACAAGAAAGCCATCGCTGCCGAGCAAACGCTGCGCACCACAGCAGATGTTTCTTCTTTGCAGAACCCCGGGGAGAGTGCCGTTTTTCAAGAGTTGGAAAGATTAGAGAATGCAGTTGTAGTATTAGAAAATGAACAAAAACGATTGTATCCCATATTAGATACGCCTCTTGATAATTTTATTGTCGCATTCGTGAATCCGACGTATCCCATGGCCTATTTTGTCAATACCGATTACAAATTAAAACTAGAATGTGCCAGAATCAGAAGCGATTTACTTTACAAAAACAAAAACGAAGTCGCTATCAACAGGCCTAAGATATCGTCTTTTAAATTGCAATTGAACAACGTAATTTTAGACACTATAGAAACTATTGAATACGATTTACAAAATAAAGTTCTCACAATTACTGCACCTGTTCAAGATCAAGAACTAAGAAAATCCATTATTTATTTTAATATTTTAAATAGTGACAGTTGGGAAGTACCAAAGTATATGAAAAAATTGTTTGATGAAATGCAATTGGAACCTCCCGTCATTTTACCATTAGGTCTTTAGATTTGGTAAGGCTAGCACGTCGACATCATGTTTGCGTCGTTGACCTCAGAGCAAAAGCTGTTATTAAAAAAATATAAATTTAACAATTATGTGAAAACGATCGAGTTGAGTCAAGCGCAGTTGGCTCATTGGCGTTCAAACAAAGATATTCAGCCAAAACCTTTGGATCGTGCAGAAATTTTACGTGTCGAAAAGGCCACCAGGGGACAAAGCAAAAATGAGCTGTGGACGCTATTGCGTTTGGATCGCAACACAGCGTCTGCATCGTCCAACTCGTCCGGCAACATGTTACAACGACCAGCGCTTTTGTTTGGAAACGCGCAAGAAAGTCACGTCAAAGAAACCAACGGCATCATGTTAGACCACATGCGCGAAATCATAGAAAGTAAAATTATGAGCGCGGTCGTTGAAACGGTTTTGGATTGCGGCATGTTCTTTAGCCCCTTGGGTTTGCACGCCGCTTCGCCCGATGCGTATTTTTCTCTCGCCGACGGAACGTGGATCCCAGTGGAAATAAAATGTCCGTACAATTACCGAGACACGACCGTGGAGCAGATGCGTGTCGAGTTGGGGAACGGCAATCGCAAGTATCGCGTGAAACACACCGCGCTGTTGGTTAACAAGAAAGGCACGCCCCAGTTCGAAATGGTCAAAACGGATGCGCATTACAAGCAAATGCAACGGCAGATGTATGTGATGAACGCGCCTATGGGCTTTTACGTGGTCAAATTCAAACAAAATTTGGTGGTGGTTTCTGTGCCGCGCGACGAAACGTTCTGCAACAAAGAACTGTCTACGGAAAACAACGCGTACGTGGCGTTTGCCGTGGAAAACTCCAACTGCGCGCGCTACCAATGCGCCGACAAGCGACGGCTTTCATTCAAAACGCACAGCTGCAATCACAACTATAGTGGTCAAGAAATCGATGCTATGGTCGATCGCGGAATATATTTAGATTATGGACATTTAAAATGTGCGTACTGTGATTTTAGCTCAGACAGTCGGGAAACGTGCGATTCTGTTTTAAAACGCGAGCACACCAACTGCAAAAGTTTTAACTTGAAACATAAAAACTTTGACAATCCTACATACTTTGATTATGTTAAAAGATTGCAAAGTTTGCTAAAGAGTCACCACTTTAGAAACGACGCTAAAACACTTGCCTATTTTGGTTACTATTTAACTCATACAGGAACCCTGAAGACCTTTTGCTGCGGATCGCAAAACTCGTCGCCCACCAAACACGATCATTTAAACGACTGTGTATATTATTTGGAAATAAAATAAACCTTTATATTATATATAATTCTTTTATTTATACATTTGTTTATACAATTTTATTTACGACAAATATTGACTCGTTGTTCAGAAAGTTTAATAAGCTTGTCAATTTCTTCGGCTTGCAAAGGGCTGCCAACGCGTTCGTTTTGAATGCGCGTAATCCGGTTTACGGTATTGTTGGCGCGAACAATAAACTCCTCAACTGGCAAATTAACAATTTTGTTTGCGTACTCATTGTGCACTGCGGCCAGGTTTTGTAGAATGTTTTCGGGAAAAATGGCAATTCTATTAAATTTGACATGTTTTTGATTGTATACATAGTTTTGATATTCTTCCAGCGTAGGATATTTGTTTAAACTCTTGACGCATTCAATGTACAATTTGTGCAGTGACAAAATTCTGTTAAAATCCAAACGAGAACATTTCTCAAAAGTTATTTCTTGACCGTTGAAATGTACACTTTGCAATTGTTTCAATAAACTGTCGTAAAAAGTTTTTCCTTCTTCAAGCACAAACGCGGGGCGCATCGTGTTATCTACAACGCTTATGTACTTGTCAAAATCTTCAATTATATGATAGAAATACAAATATCTCTCCGCGTTTATGGACGTGTCGTTTAAAACATGTTCGTCAACAACTCCGTTATGATTTACTTTCAAAAATTTCAAATCTTGCAAAGCGTCCGCGTTGGTCAACTTGTTGATAATAAATTTGTCTTTGCATTCAAACGCTCTGTTTGCAATCCACTCCACAGCGTCCAAAACGGACATGCGTTTAAACATGTTGATACGTTTTAGACAATACGCTCGTTTTTTTACCGCCTCAACGTTCACGTCCGTGTAGTCGCACCATTGCAGGATTTGCAACATGTCCTCGGCAAAATGCGCGAACTGCCGCAGCTTTTCCTTTCCAAAATGTTGATTGTCGTGTTTAAAAAGCAACGTTGAAATTTCCGAGACATACCACAAAGCCGTGGGCAATTTTACTTTGATCAGCGGCTCCATAGCCAGGTTGCTGAACCCGATCATGCATTCCGTGTTGTTAATGCGGTAAATGACATAGCGTTTAAAGTAGTCCTTTACATTATCGTCAATGTATTCTGCGTCGTTTATGTGCTTGTACAGCAAATAGTACATAAGGCCCGCGTTAAACGCGACCTTTTTAGCGTCAAAATACGTGCACGCCAACACGTAATCGTTGTATTCGTCGAATTGCTCGTTGGGCACTATGGCGCCCGTAAAAGGGCGTCTGCTGCGCGGTGACAAACGCGTTCCATGCTGAATCAACTGCTTCAAACTTTCCAAATTATAACAATATTCAATTGAATTTTTAATCTCTTTATTTTGGCTCCATAAAAGAGGAAACTCGAGTCGGCTTTTAAACTTGGTCAAACTGCCCTGAATTGTTTCAAACAAGTTGTAATGTGTTAACAATATGGCCGGCACACCGCTATCGTTGGCTAAAATACAATCGGGGAATCGAATATTTTCTACGTTGCTGTAATCGTACGCTTCGTCGTCGTCGTTGGCAACAACATCGTCGGTTTCGGCGTTAACGCTCGCTAACTTGTTCTGATAGTGTAAATTTTTCATTACATCAAAAGCGTATGACTTGTTGCGATTGTGCAAATAATTTATGGCCGTGCTAATGGTGCTGTCGATAATTTTATCAAAATTGAGAACATCGGCGTTATACAACGTTTTATAAAATTCTGTTGACTTGAACGTGTTTACAAACTCATTTTTATTTTTAATCTGGTCAAAATTCATACTAGAATTGTTAGTTTGTTTGATTTCGCTGAATAGCCGCTGGCGGAGACGCTTCAGCTTGTCCACCTCGTTTAACACGTTGGCGTCCGTCGGCATGGAATTGATAAATTTGAACCGAACAAAAGACAGCAGTTCATCTTTTTTCGATATAAAATTTTCGGTTGTAATGATATCGTAGTTAAATTCTTTGGTTAAATTGACCCATTCGACCATTTCATCGTTGCGATAAATCTTGCAGTCCGAGTTGTTGACAAACGCCGAGGCAACGGACAAATCAATCTGTTCCGTGTTATTATTGATGGCATAAAACACAATGCGTTCGAAACTAAACGGTTTTTCGTTTAGCAAATTTTTGCAAACGTTTGCCTCATTTTTGGAAATTTGGCCGTCGGTCACCATGTACAAAAGTTTCAACTTGCCGTCGAGCAAGTTTATATTCTTGTGAATCCACTTTATGAATTCGCTGGGCCTGGTGTCAGTACCCTCGCCATTGCGGCGCAAATAACGACTCTTGACGTCTCCGATTTCTTTTTGGCGGCAATAAGCACTCCAATGCAAATACAAAACTTTGTCGCAACTACTGATGTTTTCGATTTCATTCTGAAATTGTTCTAAAGTTTGTAACGCGTTCTTGTTAAAGTAATAGTCCGAGTTTGTCGACAAGGAATCGTCGGTGGCGTACACGTAGTAGTTAATCATCTTGTTGATTGATATTTAATTTTGGCGACGGATTTTTATATACACGAGCGGAGCGGTCACGTTCTGTAACATGAGTGATCGTGTGTGTGTTATCTCTGGCAGCGCGATAGTGGTCGCGAAAATTACACGCGCGTCGTAACGTGAACGTTTATATTATAAATATTCAACGTTGCTTGTATTAAGTGAGCATTTGAGCTTTACCATTGCAAAATGTGTGTAATTTTTCCGGTAGAAATCGACGTGTCCCAGACGATTATTCGAGATTGTCAGGTGGACAAACAAACCAGAGAGTTGGTGTACATTAACAAGATTATGAACACGCAATTGACAAAACCCGTTCTCATGATGTTTAACATTTCGGGTCCTATACGAAGCGTTACGCGCAAGAACAACAATTTGCGCGACAGAATAAAATCAAAAGTCGATGAACAATTTGATCAACTAGAACGCGATTACAGCGATCAAATGGATGGATTCCACGATAGCATCAAGTATTTTAAAGATGAACACTATTCGGTAAGTTGCCAAAATGGCAGCGTGTTGAAAAGCAAGTTTGCTAAAATTTTAAAGAGTCATGATTATACCGATAAAAAGTCTATTGAAGCTTACGAGAAATACTGTTTGCCCAAATTGGTCGACGAACGCAACGACTACTACGTGGCGGTATGCGTGTTGAAGCCGGGATTTGAGAACGGCAGCAACCAAGTGCTATCTTTCGAGTACAACCCGATTGGTAACAAAGTTATTGTGCCGTTTGCTCACGAAATTAACGACACGGGACTTTACGAGTACGACGTCGTAGCTTACGTGGACAGTGTGCAGTTTGATGGCGAACAATTTGAAGAGTTTGTGCAGAGTTTAATATTGCCGTCGTCGTTCAAAAATTCGGAAAAGGTTTTATATTACAACGAAGCGTCGAAAAACAAAAGCATGATCTACAAGGCTTTAGAGTTTACTACAGAATCGAGCTGGGGCAAATCCGAAAAGTATAATTGGAAAATTTTTTGTAACGGTTTTATTTATGATAAAAAATCAAAAGTGTTGTATGTTAAATTGCACAATGTAACTAGTGCACTCAACAAAAATGTAATATTAAACACAATTAAATAAATGTTAAAATTTATTGCCTAATATTATTTTGTCATTGCTTGTCATTTATTAATTTGGATGATGTCATTTGTTTTTAAAATTGAACTGGCTTTACGAGTAGAATTCTACGCGTAAAACACAATCAAGTATGAGTCATAATCTGATGTCATGTTTTGTACACGGCTCATAACCGAACTGGCTTTACGAGTAGAATTCTACTTGTAATGCACGATCAGTGGATGATGTCATTTGTTTTTCAAATCGAGATGATGTCATGTTTTGCACACGGCTCATAAACTCGCTTTACGAGTAGAATTCTACGTGTAACGCACGATCGATTGATGAGTCATTTGTTTTGCAATATGATATCATACAATATGACTCATTTGTTTTTCAAAACCGAACTTGATTTACGGGTAGAATTCTACTTGTAAAGCACAATCAAAAAGATGATGTCATTTGTTTTTCAAAACTGAACTCGCTTTACGAGTAGAATTCTACGTGTAAAACACAATCAAGAAATGATGTCATTTGTTATAAAAATAAAAGCTGATGTCATGTTTTGCACATGGCTCATAACTAAACTCGCTTTACGGGTAGAATTCTACGCGTAAAACATGATTGATAATTAAATAATTCATTTGCAAGCTATACGTTAAATCAAACGGACGTTATGGAATTGTATAATATTAAATATGCAATTGATCCAACAAATAAAATTGTAATAGAGCAAGTCGACAATGTGGACGCGTTTGTGCATATTTTAGAACCGGGTCAAGAAGTGTTCGACGAAACGCTAAGCCAGTACCACCAATTTCCTGGCGTCGTTAGTTCGATTATTTTCCCGCAACTCGTGTTAAACACAATAATTAGCGTTTTGAGCGAAGACGGCAGTTTGCTCACGTTGAAACTCGAAAACACTTGTTTTAATTTTCACGTGTGCAATAAACGCTTTGTGTTTGGCAATTTGCCAGCGGCGGTCGTGAATAATGAAACGAAGCAAAAACTGCGCATTGGAGCTCCAATTTTTGCCGGCAAAAAGCTGGTTTCGGTCGTGACGGCGTTTCATCGTGTTGGCGAAAACGAATGGCTGTTACCGGTGACGGGAATTCGAGAGGCGTCCCAGCTGTCGGGACATATGAAGGTGCTGAACGGCGTCCGTGTTGAAAAATGGCGACCCAACATGTCCGTCTACGGGACTGTGCAATTGCCGTACGATAAAATTAAACAGCATGCGCTCGAGCAAGAAAATAAAACGCCAAACGCGTTGGAGTCTTGTGTGCTATTTTACAAAGATTCAGAAATACGCATCACTTACAACAAGGGGGACTATGAAATTATGCATTTGAGGATGCCGGGACCTTTAATTCAACCCAACACAATATATTATAGTTAAATAAGAATTATTATCAAATCATTTGTATATTAATTAAAATACTATACTGTAAATTACATTTTATTTACAATCATGTCAAAGCCTAACGTTTTGACGCAAATTTTAGACGCCGTTACGGAAACTAACACAAAGGTTGACAGTGTTCAAACTCAGTTAAACGGGCTGGAAGAATCATTCCAGCTTTTGGACGGTTTGCCCGCTCAATTGACCGATCTTAACACTAAGATCTCAGAAATTCAATCCATATTGACCGGCGACATTGTTCCGGATCTTCCAGACTCACTAAAGCCTAAGCTGAAAACCCAAGCTTTTGAACTCGATTCAGACGCTCGTCGTGGTAAACGCAGTTCCAAGTAAATGAATCGTTTTTAAAATAACAAATCAATTGTTTTATAATATTCGTACGATTCTTTGATTATGTAATAAAATGTGATCATTAGGAAGATTACGAAAAATATAAAAAATATGAGTTCTGTGTGTATAACAAATGCTGTAAACGCCACAATTGTGTTTGTTGCAAATAAACCCAGTATTATTTGATTAAAATTGTTGTTTTCTTTGTTCATAGACAATAGTGTGTTTTGCCTAAACGTGTACTGCATAAACTCCATGCGAGTGTATAGCGAGCTAGTGGCTAACGCTTGCCCCACCAAAGTAGATTCGTCAAAATCCTCAATTTCATCACCCTCCTCCAAGTTTAACATTTGGCCGTCGGAATTAACTTCTAAAGATGCCACATAATCTAATAAATGAAATAGAGATTCAAACGTGGCGTCATCGTCCGTTTCGACCATTTCCGAAAAGAACTCGGGCATAAACTCTATGATTTCTCTGGACGTGGTGTTGTCGAAACTCTCAAAGTACGCAGTCAGGAACGTGCGCGACATGTCGTCGGGAAACTCGCGCGGAAACATGTTGTTGTAACCGAACGGGTCCCATAGCGCCAAAACCAAATCTGCCAGCGTCAATAGAATGAGCACGATGCCGACAATGGAGCTGGCTTGGATAGCGATTCGAGTTAACGCTTTGGCAGTCACGGTCAGCGTTTTGATGGCGATCACGTTGAGCGAGTGCACTAACGCGGCTTTGTAAGTCTCTCCCAACATGCGCACGGTCACGCGCCGAGTCGTGCTAAGCAACATGTGTTTCATGGCCGGAATGAGAGAAGTGTTAATTTTTTTCAACATGCTTTTAAACCCGGACATTAGCATATCAAAGCCAATGTCCGTAGCAATACCGAAAACGAGCGCGTAATCTTCCAAAAACGATGTTATAATTGACTCCAAGTCTTGGTCGCTGATTGAACGGTCGAGCGCCTCGAAATGTTCGACACGTGCACGTTCGTTACCGCGGTAATTGTATGCGATCGGAGTTTTAGTAAAGCCGGTTTCGGCCGTGTACGTGATCTGGACGGGCGACCCGTTGACGATCATGCCCAAATCGTTTAGTGTTGGATTTTTGTTAAAAAGTTTTTCAAATTCCAAGTCTGTGGCGTTATCGCGCACGCTGCGCCATTGCGCTAGTATTGCGTTGGAGTCCACGTTGGGTCGTGGCGGTAGTATGCTGGAAGGCGCTTTGTAATCAAAATCGCGCAGTTCGCTAAAAATGTTGTTGGCCAGCATTTTGAAAGTGACAAAGATCGTGTCGCCCAGCACGAATCCGATGAGCGATTCCCACCATCTAAACGAACAACCGCCGTTGAATAGCTCTCTGCCGAAACGTCGACAGTAGGCTTCGTTGAATTCGCCTTTAAAGCGTTCGGGAAACAAGGGGTCGGGATCGGGCCGAACGTTAAAAGCCGGCACATCGTCCACGCCCATGATCGTGTGTTCTTCGGTGCGCAAGTATGGGCTGTTAAAGTACATTTTGGACAGCGAGTCCACTAAGATGCATTTGTTGTCGAGCGTGTATCTAAACTCGGCAGACTGAACTTGGGTTTCGGCGCCTTCACGCATGGCCGCCGCCCTGTCCAGGTGGTAGCACGCGGGCTGCGCGTAACCCACGCTAGTCTCGGAGGTCTGCATGTACATGAACGGCGTCGTGTTGGACACGACGCCGGTTTCGTGAAACGGATAGCAGCTCATGCTTACACACCCGCGCTTGCTGAAAGCCAGTTTGACGGCCAGCGCTTTGTCGGCCAATTTCGGCGGCACATAATAATCGTCGTCACTTGACGCGGGACGCAGCGTGTAGTCGATTAGTATATGCGGAAACCTGGTGCGCCATCTCGAAATAAACTCGAGACGATGCATATGTATGGCATACCTACTGGCATTAGTTAAATCGACGGCTGTTAAAACCGCCATGTTATATAGGACTTAAAATAAACAACAATATATAATGAAATATTTATTAGATTATATTATAGCAATACATTTACATTTATTATAACAATACTTTTTATTTAATCTGATTATATTATAACGATACATTTTTATTTAGACATTGTTATTTACAATATTAATTAACTTTTTATACATTTTTAAATCATAATATATAATCATTTCGTTGTGCATTTCAAAGCTTTTGATAGCTTCAAAGTAATACATGAATTTAGAGTATTCAGGAAAATGATAAACGTTGGTAAACCCGCATTTGGTACAATATAACACGGGATTTTTATAATACAGTTTAGTTTTTTTACACAATTTGCAATAGTTGTTAGTTGTAGGTTTCAAAGGAAACGTGATTGCGCCGTCCAATACCTGGGTAAACTTTTTGACTTTAACAGTGGCAAACACGGTTCCTTTGATACCCGAAAATCGGTTGTCTTGCAGAGCGGCCATCATTTCGCTTGGCTCTTGAAGTATAAAACAGTTGACGTCATCCACCACGTCGGGTCTGGTGCACATGCTTCGGTAGCGCTGCAACACTATATTGGTGTATGTTTCCCTGAGAACGAGACCGCCGGTGGTGCTAAGATCGATTGTTTGAATGCGCTCGTTGGGCTCTTTGTGATTTCGAATTATGCGCCGAATTATTTCAAACACTTTGCAGTTGTGATCGTCAATTCTCAATTCTTTAACTTCCGTCGTGTGCTCTAAACTTACAGGGAAAATGTATTGGTAAAAAAACCTCTCTCTGGCTAAATAGCTGAGGTCGACCAAATTGATAGAAGGATATATTTCGTACGAGGTTTTTGGAACGTTGTGATATAGATAGCATTTTTGACAGCAGATGTCTATGCGGTCAGGATCGTCCAACGGCTTTTCGATGTGAACCACAACATACAAAAACCATTCGCGCGTGTTGTCTTTGAATCTATAATTGCAAGTGGTGCATCGCGAATCGCTCATGTGCTCCATAGTCTTCTTGTATTTCACAGGCCTGCTTGCAAATTTGCCCGTCATGCGCATATCTTTGCTGTTTATGTAGCCCATAATGTAATTGGTGGAAAATTTTAGCGTGGCTTTCATGATGTCGCGTTCTAAATCGCTCATGAAATGCATACGTAGATCGCGCTCTTGTTTGAAATCCAGTTTGTCGCTGTACGCGGGCAAACCTTCAAACTTGTTCCCAAACTCGGGCGGCACAAAATATCCATCTTTTCTGTTGACGACTGGTTTTTTACTTACAATGCTGCTGTGCTCCAACGGCTTGGCCGGAGAGGTGCACATAGGCTGTTTAGGCGGAGAGATGCGCGTAGGTGGTTTGATGTTAGATTTTGGCGGCGGACGAACAGGCGACGGCGGCGAGTTGGCGGCAGGCGCTGGCAAAGATTTGGCACGACCCTTGCCCCCGGTCCTTGGCGCGTCAAAAATGTTATTCTCTCGAAAAAAACGGTTCATTGTAACTGTTAGTTAGCACTCAGAAATCAACACGATACTGTGCACGTTCAGCCATCGAGAGGCTTTATATATGGAAACCTTATCTATAGAGATAAGATTGTATATGCGTAGGAGAGCCTGGTCACGTAGGCACTTTGCGCACGGCACTAGGGCTGTGGAGGGGACAGGCTATATAAAGCCCGTTTGCCCAACTCGTAAATCAGTATCAATTGTGCTCCGGCGCACACGCTCGCTTGCGCGCCGGATAGTATAAGTAATTGATAACGGGCAACGCAACATGATAAGAACCAGCAGTCACGTGCTGAACGTCCAGGAAAATATAATGACGTCAAACTGTGCGTCATCGCCATATTCGTGCGAGGCAACGTCCGCTTGCGCAGAAGCTCAGCAGGTAATGATCGATAACTTTGTTTTCTTTCACATGTACAACGCCGACATACAAATTGACGCAAAGCTGCAATGCGGCGTGCGCTCGGCCGCGTTTGCAATGATCGACGATAAACATTTGGAAATGTACAAGCATAGAATAGAGAATAAATTTTTTTATTACTATGATCAATGTGCCGACATTGCCAAACCCGACCGTCTGCCCGATGACGACGGCGCGTGCTGTCACCATTTTATTTTTGATGCCCAACGTATTATTCAATGTATTAAAGAGATTGAAAGCGCGTACGGCGTGCGTGATCGCGGCAATGTAATAGTGTTTTATCCGTACTTGAAACAGTTGCGAGACGCGTTGAAGCTAATTAAAAACTCTTTTGCGTGTTGTTTTAAAATTATAAATTCTATGCAAATGTACGTGAACGAGTTAATATCAAATTGCCTGTTGTTTATTGAAAAGCTGGAAACTATTAATAAAACTGTTAAAGTTATGAATTTGTTTGTAGACAATTTGGTTTTGTACGAATGCAATGTTTGTAAAGAAATATCTACGGATGAAAGATTTTTAAAGCCAAAAGAATGTTGCGAATACGCTATATGCAACGCGTGCTGCGTTAACATGTGGAAGACGGCCACCACGCACGCAAAATGTCCAGCGTGCAGGACATCGTATAAATAAGCACGCAACGCAAAATGAGTGGTGGCGGCAACTTGTTGACTCTGGAAAGAGATCATTTTAAATATTTATTTTTGACCAGCTATTTTGATTTAAAAGATAATGAACATGTTCCTTCAGAGCCTATGGCATTTATTCGCAATTACTTGAATTGCACGTTTGATTTGCTAGACGATGCCGTGCTCATGAACTATTTCAATTACTTGCAAAGCATGCAATTGAAACATTTGGTGGGCAGCACGTCGACAAACATTTTCAAGTTTGTAAAGCCACAATTTAGATTTGTGTGCGATCGCACAACTGTGGACATTTTAGAATTTGACACGCGCATGTACATAAAACCCGGCACGCCCGTGTACGCCACGAACCTGTTCACGTCCAATCCCCGCAAGATGATGGCTTTCCTGTACGCTGAATTTGGCAAGGTGTTTAAAAATAAAATATTCGTAAACATCAACAACTACGGCTGCGTGTTGGCGGGCAGTGCCGGTTTCTTGTTCGACGATGCGTACGTGGATTGGAATGGTGTGCGAATGTGTGCGGCGCCGCGATTAGATAACAACATGCATCCGTTCCGACTGTATCTACTGGGCGAGGACATGGCTAAGCACTTTGTCGATAATAATATACTACCGCCGCACCCTTCTAACGCAAAGACTCGCAAAATCAACAATTCAATGTTTATGCTGAAAAACTTTTACAAAGGTCTGCCGCTGTTCAAATCAAAGTACACGGTGGTGAACAGCACTAAAATCGTGACCCGAAAACCCAACGATATATTTAATGAGATAGATAAAGAATTAAATGGCAACTGTCCGTTTATCAAGTTTATTCAGCGCGACTACATATTCGACGCCCAGTTTCCGCCAGATTTGCTTGATTTGCTAAACGAATACATGACCAAAAGCTCGATCATGAAAATAATTACCAAGTTTGTGATTGAAGAAAACCCCGCTATGAGCGGTGAAATGTCTCGCGAGATTATTCTTGATCGCTACTCAGTAGACAATTATCGCAAGCTGTACATAAAAATGGAAATAACCAACCAGTTTCCTGTCATGTACGATCATGAATCGTCGTACATTTTTGTGAGCAAAGACTTTTTGCAATTGAAAGGCACTATGAACGCGTTCTACGCGCCCAAGCAGCGTATATTAAGTATTTTGGCGGTGAATCGTTTGTTTGGCGCCACGGAAACGATCGACTTTCATCCCAACCTGCTCGTGTACCGGCAGAGTTCGCCGCCGGTCCGTTTGACGGGCGACGTGTATGTTGTTGATAAGAACGAAAAAGTTTTTTTGGTCAAACACGTGTTCTCAAACACGGTGCCTGCATATCTTTTAATAAGAGGTGATTACGAAAGTTCGTCTGACTTGAAATCCCTTCGCGATTTGAATCCGTGGGTTCAGAACACGCTTCTCAAATTATTAATCCCCGACTCGGTACAATAATATGATTTACACTGATCCCACTACTGGCGCTACGACTAGCACAGACGTCGTCCGTCCACAAACTATTTAAACAGGCTAACTCCAAACATGTTCTTGACCATCTTGGCTGTAGTAGTAATTATTGCTTTAATAATTATATTTGTTCAATCTAGCAGTAATGGAAACAGCTCGGGGGGTAATGTACCTCCAAACGCCCTGGGGGGTTTTGTAAATCCTTTAAACGCTACCATGCGAGCTAATCCCTTTATGAACACGCCTCAAAGGCAAATGTTGTAGATAAGTGTATAAAAAATGAAACGTATCAAATGCAACAAAGTTCGAACGGTCACCGAGATTGTAAACAGCGATGAAAAAATCCAAAAGACCTACGAATTGGCTGAATTTGATTTAAAAAATCTAAGCAGTTTAGAAAGCTATGAAACTCTAAAAATTAAATTGGCGCTCAGCAAATACATGGCTATGCTCAGCACCCTGGAAATGACTCAACCGCTGTTGGAAATATTTAGAAACAAAGCAGACACTCGGCAGATTGCCGCCGTGGTGTTTAGCACATTAGCTTTTATACACAATAGATTCCATCCCCTTGTTACTAATTTTACTAACAAAATGGAGTTTGTGGTCACTGAAACCAACGACACAAGCATTCCCGGAGAACCCATTTTGTTTACGGAAAACGAAGGTGTGCTGCTGTGTTCCGTGGACAGACCGTCTATCGTTAAAATGCTAAGCCGCGAGTTTGACACCGAGGCTTTAGTAAACTTTGAAAACGACAACTGCAACGTGCGGATAGCCAAGACGTTTGGCGCCTCTAAGCGCAAAAACACGACGCGCAGCGATGATTACGAGTCAAATAAACAACCCAATTACGATATGGATTTGAGCGATTTTAGCATAACTGAGGTTGAAGCCACTCAATATTTAACTCTGTTGCTGACCGTCGAACATGCCTATTTACATTATTATATTTTTAAAAATTACGGGGTGTTTGAATATTGCAAATCGCTAACGGACCATTCGCTTTTTACCAACAAATTGCGATCGACAATGAGCACAAAAACGTCTAATTTACTGTTAAGCAAATTCAAATTTACCATTGAAGATTTTGACAAAATAAACTCAAATTCTGTAACATCAGGGTTTAATATATATAATTTTAATAAATAATTAAATAATATACAATGTTTTTATTAATTATATTTTTAATATTAATTAAAAGTATTAATATTTAAAAAAATGAATCAAATTCATCTAAAGTGTCACAGCGATAAAATTTGTCCTAAAGGGTATTTTGGCCTCAACGCCGATCCCTATGATTGCACGGCGTATTATCTGTGTCCGCATAAAGTGCAAATGTTTTGCGAATTAAATCACGAATTTGACTTGGACTCCGCCAGCTGCAAGCCTATCGTGTACGATCACACGGGCAGCGGGTGTACGGCTCGCATGTATAGAAACTTGTTACTATGAAGAGCGGGTTTCCAGTTGCACAACACTATTATCGATTTGCAGTTCGGGACATAAATGTTTAAATATATCGATGTCTTTGTGATGCGCGCGACATTTTTGTAGGTTATTGATAAAATGAACGGATACGTTGCCCGACATTATCATTAAATCCTTGGCGTAGAATTTGTCGGGTCCATTGTCCGTGTGCGCTAGCATGCCCGTAACGGACCTCGTACTTTTGGCTTCAAAGGTTTTGCGCACAGACAAAATGTGCCACACTTGCAGCTCTGCATGTGTGCGCGTTACCACAAATCCCAACGGCGCAGTGTACTTGTTGTATGCAAATAAATCTCGATAAAGGCGCGGCGCGCGAATGCAGCTGATCACGTACGCTCCTCGTGTTCCGTTCAAGGACGGTGTTATCGACCTCAGATTAATGTTTATCGGCCGACTGTTTTCGTATCCGCTCACCAAACGCGTTTTTGCATTAACATTGTATGTCGGCGGATGTTCTATATCTAATTTGAATAAATAAACGATAACCGCGTTGGTTTTAGAGGGCATAATAAAAGAAATATTGTTATCGTGTTCGCCATTAGGGCAGTATAAATTGACGTTCATGTTGGATATTGTTTCAGTTGCAAGTTGACACTGGCGGCGACAAGATCGTGAACAACCAAGTGACTATGACGCAAATTAATTTTAACGCGTCGTACACCAGCGCTTCGACGCCGTCCCGAGCGTCGTTCGACAACAGCTATTCAGAGTTTTGTGATAAACAACCCAACGACTATTTAAGTTATTATAACCATCCCACCCCGGATGGAGCCGACACGGTGATATCTGACAGCGAGACTGCGGCAGCTTCAAACTTTTTGGCAAGCGTCAACTCGTTAACTGATAATGATTTAGTGGAATGTTTGCTCAAGACCACTGATAATCTCGAAGAAGCAGTTAGTTCTGCTTATTATTCGGAATCCCTTGAGCAGCCTGTTGTGGAGCAACCATCGCCCAGTTCTGCTTATCATGCGGAATCTTTTGAGCATTCTGCTGGTGTGAACCAACCATCGGCAACTGGAACTAAACGGAAGCTGGACGAATACTTGGACAATTCACAAGGTGTGGTGGGCCAGTTTAACAAAATTAAATTGAGGCCTAAATACAAGAAAAGCACAATTCAAAGCTGTGCAACCCTTGAACAGACAATTAATCACAACACGAACATTTGCACGGTCGCTTCAACTCAAGAAATTACGCATTATTTTACTAATGATTTTGCGCCGTATTTAATGCGTTTCGACGACAACGACTACAATTCCAACAGGTTCTCCGACCATATGTCCGAAACTGGTTATTACATGTTTGTGGTTAAAAAAAGTGAAGTGAAGCCGTTTGAAATTATATTTGCCAAGTACGTGAGCAATGTGGTTTACGAATATACAAACAATTATTACATGGTAGATAATCGCGTGTTTGTGGTAACTTTTGATAAAATTAGGTTTATGATTTCGTACAATTTGGTTAAAGAAACCGGCATAGAAATTCCTCATTCTCAAGATGTGTGCAACGACGAGACGGCTGCACAAAATTGTAAAAAATGCCATTTCGTCGATGTGCACCACACGTTTAAAGCTGCTCTGACTTCATATTTTAATTTAGATATGTATTACGCGCAAACCACATTTGTGACTTTGTTACAATCGTTGGGCGAAAGAAAATGTGGGTTTCTTTTGAGCAAGTTGTACGAAATGTATCAAGATAAAAATTTATTTACTTTGCCTATTATGCTTAGTCGTAAAGAGAGTAATGAAATTGAGACTGCATCTAATAATTTCTTTGTATCGCCGTATGTGAGTCAAATATTAAAGTATTCGGAAAGTGTGCAGTTTCCCGACAATCCCCCAAACAAATATGTGGTGGACAATTTAAATTTAATTGTTAACAAAAAAAGTACGCTCACGTACAAATACAGCAGCGTCGCTAATCTTTTGTTTAATAATTATAAATATCATGACAATATTGCGAGTAATAATAACGCAGAAAATTTAAAAAAGGTTAAGAAGGAGGACGGCAGCATGCACATTGTCGAACAGTATTTGACTCAGAATGTAGATAATGTAAAGGGTCACAATTTTATAGTATTGTCTTTCAAAAACGAGGAGCGATTGACTATAGCTAAGAAAAACAAAGAGTTTTATTGGATTTCTGGCGAAATTAAAGATGTAGACGTTAGTCAAGTAATTCAAAAATATAATAGATTTAAGCATCACATGTTTGTAATCGGTAAAGTGAACCGAAGAGAGAGCACTACATTGCACAATAATTTGTTAAAATTGTTAGCTTTAATATTACAGGGTCTGGTTCCGTTGTCCGACGCTATAACGTTTGCGGAACAAAAACTAAATTGTAAATATAAAAAATTCGAATTTAATTAATTATACATATATTTTGAATTTAATTAATTATACATATATTTTATATTATTTTTGTCTTTTATTATCGAGGGGCCGTTGTTGGTGTGGGGTTTTGCATAGAAATAACAATGGGAGTTGGCGACGTTGCTGCGCCAACACCACCTCCTCCTCCTCCTTTCATCATGTATCTGTAGATAAAATAAAATATTAAACCTAAAAACAAGACCGCGCCTATCAACAAAATGATAGGCATTAACTTGCCGCTGACGCTGTCACTAACGTTGGACGATTTGCCGACTAAACCTTCATCGCCCAGTAACCAATCTAGACCCAAGTCGCCAACTAAATCACCAAACGAGTAAGGTTCGATGCACATGAGTGTTTGGCCCGCAGGAAGATCGCTAATATCTACGTATTGAGGCGAATCTGGGTCGGCGGACGGATCGCTGCCGCGACAAACTGTTTTTTCTACTTCATAGTTGAATCCTTGGCACATGTTGGTTAGTTCGGGCGGATTGTTAGGCAACAAGGGGTCGAATGGGCAAATGGTAACATCCGACTGATTTAGATTGGGGTCTTGACGACAAGTGCGCTGCAATAACAAGCAGGCCTCGGCGATTTCTCCGGCGTCTTTACCTTGCACATAATAACTTCCGCCGGTGTTATTGATGGCGTTGATTATATCTTGTACTAGTGTGGCGGCGCTAAACAAGAAATAGCCGCCGGTGGCCAAGAGTATGCCCGTTCCTCCTACTTTTAAGCTTTGCATGTAACTATGTAGACGGGGGTTTTGCTGCAGTGCGTTTTGAACACCTTCGGGCGTGCGCACGTTGGTTTCCGGGAAGTTTTGTTTGACTGCATTGGATCGCGTCTGCTTGGTGTGGTAATTAAAGTCTGGCACGTTGTCCACGCGCCGCAATTGGCTCAATGAGTTTATTTGAGGGTCTGAAATGCCCTGAAATACTCCGCGTATGTTGGGGACATCATTGTTACGAGTAATTCTGTTTATGTCTGAAGTGCTCACAAACTGGTTGTTAGATAGTTGATAGCCCGGCTGAAATCTGTTGTTTCCAATGTTGCGTACACTGGGCGCGTTGAGCACATTTGTGAAACCGGCGGGAGTGCTTGTTAAAAGACGCGTATTATCAGTAATAAAACTGGCCTGATTAGGATACAATTTATTGACTGCGCGAAGATTTGAAAAAAAACTCATTTTAAAGCAAACTTATTTAATAAATATATCACAGTAAAGGTTTTGCAAAACTGCCGTCGTCAATACAACACGGCAGCGGCGTCATGTTGGTAAAATCTAATCTTCTCCTTGCTTTAGATTCTGGGCGAGAAGGCGCATTTGTTGTGTAAGTTATTTCGACGTCTGCATTATTTGTTGTGTAAGGTATCTCGACGTATGAAGCAACTTTAACATTGTTATAATTTTTTTTAAATATTGATGCGCTCCACGGCGCGCGTTGATACGGATGATATCTCTCCATTGTATGATCGCTAAATTTATATACCGTTTCAATAAATATGTTAAAACCCAACATGTTAATTATAATATTCATAATAGTTTGTTTGTTTTCAATAATTATTTTTACTGTTTTGAAATCTAAAAGAGGTGACGATGACGAATCAGACGACGGGTTCAGTTGCTATAACAAACCAATTGGAGTAAATTTTCCGCATCCTACTAGATGTGACGCTTTCTACATGTGTGTCGGTTTAAATCAAAAATTAGAGTTAATCTGCCCTGAAGGATTTGAATTTGATCCAGATGTTAAAAATTGTGTTCCTATATCAGATTATGGATGTACCGCTAACCAAAACTAAAAATAAAATAAAATTTATATAGATTAATGAAATAAAATTTATATAGATTAATAAAATAAAATTTATTTAATATATTATACTATTTATATTATTTACAACACTTAACGTCTAGACATAACAGTTTGTAACTTAGAAACTAAATCAGAGTTACTGCGCTCAAACTCTGAAAATTTGGCTTGAGACTCGGCCACCTGCTTACGCAATTGTTCTTGCAGATTATTCACAGTCGATTGCAACTCTTCTGATTTCTTGGTAGATTCTTGCAAGTCATAGTTTGCCTTTTGTAAATCTAATTCGGCGACAGCATGCTTGTGTTTAAGCATAATGTAGTCGCTGTTTAACATGGTCATTTTATGTTCAACTTGGCTGGTCTTGGCTCGCAGCTCGGACAGTTCTTTTTGCAATTGCTCCACATAGTTCAAGTCCGTGGTGTGATTGTTGACCGTGTTATTTTCTAAAAGCTCGCGCCAATGCTGTTTGATGGAATCCTGGTTACGAGTGACGTTAATGGGCATAAATTCTACATACCCGTGCTTATTGTACACGCGACAATCTGATGAAGTAGCGCTGCAAAAACATTTGTACACAGAATTGTCCATAATTATCTTGACATAACACTTGAAACACACAGCATGGTTACAATGAATCGAAGTCACAAACGAGGAATTTACGTTTTTAGTGTCTTTAAAAGTAGTAAAACAAATATTACACGAAACCTCTACTTCTTCTTCGGGTTCTGATTGCTGCTGCTGCTGCTGCTGCGGCTGCGGAGACTGCGGCGAGGCAAACAAATCTGGCGACTGTGGTATTACGTAATTCGGCGAATAAGATGGACTATAAGTGGGAGACCTTGGGGCAATCTCATTCATCAGCTGAGCCTCAAGATCTAAACCTCGTTGCAGAGCCCTCTGCGCAGCTGTCTCCGACGCAATGTTATCCTGGTACTGCTGGGCAGTGATGTCGGGAAACCGTTCACGATCCACATTTTCACTATTAATTAGTATGACGTCATCCTCTTGACTTAATAGCGGATCGTCATTGCTAATGTTAACCTGACCGTGCACGTAATACGTGACACCCTGACGATGGTAGGTGCGCGTCAACGGCTCGTTGACGTTCCCGATAATCTGCACGTTTTCTTCGCTGACACGCTGCTCCTGACGCCGCTCCTGACGGCGATGGCTGCGACTGCTTGAAGACGGCTGGCTGCGACTGCTTGAAGACGGCTGGGCTTCGGGAGATGTTGTAAAGTTGATGCGGCGACGGCTGAGAGACAGCCTGTGGCGGCGGCTGCTGCTGGGAGTGGCGGCGTTGATTTGGCGACTCATGGCTGGGCTGGTAGGATACTGTTCACTAGGCTGTGAGGCTTGAACTGTGCTTACGAGTAGAACGGCAGCTGTATTTATACTGTTTATCAGTACTGCACGACTGATAAGACAATAGTGGTGGGGGAACTTGCCAGGCAAAAATGAACTTTTTTGTAATGCAAAAAAGTTGATAGTGTAGTAGTATATTGGGAGCGTATCGTACAGTGTAGACTATTCTAATAAAATAGTCTACGATTTGTAGAGATTGTACTGTATATGGAGTGTCAGGCAAAAGTGAACTTTTTTGCATTGCAAAAAAATTCATTTTAAATTTATCATATCACAGGCTGCAGTTTCTGTTATCTGTCCCCCACTCAGGCGTGCAGCTATAAAAGCAGGCACTCACCAACTCGTAAGCACAGTTCGTTGTGAAGTGAACACGGAGAGCCTGCCAATAAGCAAAATGCCAAGGGACACCAACAATCGCCACCGGTCTACGCCATATGAACGTCCTACGCTTGAAGATCTCCGCAGACAGTTGCAAGACAATTTGGACAGCATAAACCGCCGAGACAGAATGCAAGAAGAACAAGAAGAAAACCTGCGCTATCAAGTGCGTAGAAGGCAGCGTCAAAACCAGCTCCGCTCCATACAAATGGAACAGCAGCGAATGATGGCGGAATTAAACAACGAGCCGGTGATTAATTTTAAATTTGAGTGTAGTGTGTGTTTAGAAACATATTCCCAACAATCTAACGATACTTGTCCTTTTTTGATTCCGACTACGTGCGACCACGGTTTTTGTTTCAAATGCGTCATCAATCTGCAAAGCAACGCGATGAATATTCCGCATTCCACTGTGTGCTGTCCATTGTGCAATACCCAGGTAAAAATGTGGCGTTCCTTAAAGCCTAACGCTGTTGTGACGTGTAAGTTTTACAAGAAAACTCAAGAAAGAGTTCCGCCCGTGCAGCAGTATAAAAACATTATTAAAGTGCTACAAGAACGGAGCGTGATTAGTGTCGAAGACAACGACAATAATTGTGACATAAATATGGAGAATCAGGCAAAGATAGCTGCTTTGGAAGCTGAATTGGAAGAAGAAAAAAATCACAGTGATCAAGTAGCTTCTGAAAACCGACAGCTGATAGAAGAAAATACTCGTCTCAATGAACAGATTCAAGAGTTGCAGCATCAGGTGAGGACATTGGTGCCGCAACGTGGCATTACGGTTAATCAGCAAATTGGCCGTGACGACAGTGCGCCAGCCGAGCTGAACGAGCGTTTTCGCTCACTTGTCTATTCGACTATTTCAGAGCTGTTTATTGAAAATGGCGTTCATAGTATTCAAAATTATGTTTATGCCGGAACTTCTGCTGCTAGTTCATGTGATGTAAATGTTACTGTTAATTTTGGGTTTGAAAATTAATGTGATATGAAATGTATATATAAAAATGATGGAATAAATAATAAACATTTTTATACTTTTTATGTTTTTTTTATTTCATGTGATTAAGAAACTTTTAAGATGGATAGTAGTAATTGTATTAAAATAGATGTAAAATACGATATGCCGTTACATTATCAATGTGACAATAACGCAGATAAAGACGTTGTAAATGCGTATGACACTATCGATGTTGACCCCAACAAAAGATTTATAATTAATCATAATCACGAACAACAACAAGTCAATGAAACAAATAAACAAGTTGTCGATAAAACATTCATAAATGACACAGCAACATACAATTCTTGCATAATAAAAATTTAAATGACATCATATTTGAGAATAACAAATGACATTATCCCTCGATTGTGTTTTACAAGTA